CTAACACAAGTAATTTACTTCGTGCTGTATCTATGTTCTGTGATACAACACAACAGACACTAACTGATAATCCTTATCCATACAATGAACCTAAAGTAGCTCTGTCAAACACTCAGGCTGGTTCACTTGGTGCTGTGTTTCAAAATAGTAATGGAAAACTCCTTGATGTAAAATCAGCGACAACTCCAAACTTATATCCAGCTTGGTATTCTGATGCTTCTTGCACAGTAAGAGTTCGTAAAGCAGGTTGGAACGAAGTAGAAACTCCGTTTACACTTACAGAAGATGGAGCAAGTTTTCCGCTTAATCAAACTAATAGTGCAATACCAGATACAGACCCAGGGGCATTAGGAATCACAGTAACCAACCATGGTGCTTCTCCTGTAACTTGGGAAGGCAAAGAATATTCAATCACGATAACGGTATCCGACAGTTCCACGGCTGCGCAGATCGCTCAGTATATCTCGTGGCATACAGCGCAGGACGCATACTCGCTAGTCACTGGTTATCACAACATGGCACTACCTGCGATGGTCGTAGCGGTCGGAGCTGAGGTGGAAACGTCGAGAGGCACCCTGTTCGGATCAGCAGGAGCATCCTTGAAGGGTGTCCGTGTGGTAGACGGCTCCGACAACGCTATCGCGGGATTCGCACGATTCCAGTCCGATGACGGCACGTACTACACCACGCCGCAGATCGCCACGATCTCCCACGCAACCTTGCTGGCTGGATCGCGGGTGCAGCTGTTCAATGTGACAACGGACACGGAGATCGAGAACGTGGTGTTGGCTGGGGTCGGGTACGAATACAGCTACACTGGAGGGGTCGGTATCAGTGAGGGAGACACCATACGCCTGCGGGCAACGAAGGTTGGGTACCTTGGCTTGGAACTTAACAGTGCCGCAGGTGTGCAGGGTTCATCTTTTGTTGATACTCAGGTGGTAGACACGGTTTACGTGTCCAATGGTATAGACGGAAGCGCGATAACGGAGTTTACGGCATCATACAATGATGTTCAGATAGAACTTGACGACCCTGACGGTATCACGACGGTGCAGCGCATGTATGCATGGTATCATTTCAATCTTACGACAGAACTCGGGATACGCCACTATTTCGGGACATGTGTGGCCGAAGACTTGGTTAATTACAGGATAGTAACGACCGTTATGACTTTGAATCTGGATAATGTGACCGCAAACCCCGTACGCCTAGTGGGAGCGAGAATCTACCGCGACGATGGCGGCGCACTCATCGCCCCGTCGAGCGGGAGCATACAGATAGAACCAGACAAGGTATACGCTATTGAAACAGGAGTGAGTGGGTTGACGCCACAGGAAAGTGCGGAGTTGTTCAAACTTACGCCTATCAAGAAGAATGTGGACTTGATACCCGCTTTACTGTAATTAAAACTACTATGAATTGGCTCCGCTCAATACTGCAATCCATCGGCATCGGTCAGTATGATAGTAGCCATTTGTTAGCAGGAGATTAATATGAGCATAGATTTTGTAGCAACCAACCCAGTATTGGAGTGTTTGCCCCTGATCCAGTTCCAGTAGTTGAAGAACCTGTTGTGGAACCTGATCCTATACCTGAAGAACCAGTTGTAGATCCTATTGAAGAACCTGTTGCATAATTTAAATACAGTGATAGAATTATCATAATTTTTACTAAATAATTAAAAGAAACAGGAGAAATAATATATGACAATTCAAGCAGATTTTAGTGTACCATATCCACCATCCCAAGCAGAAGATGGAAAATTCGTTTATCTTAATCCATCTACATTACCAAACTATCCAGAAACCTACACAAATAGTTATACTGGATCAGCAATACCAACAAGAGGTCGTTATGCTCAATTAGTTTACAGTGTAGGTGGAGATTCTTCTGGAACAATTTTATCAGGTGGTTTACCTAATACTACTTTGGAACAATTGGTAACATTTAATACAAATGCTTCATCTATGATAACATTTGATCCTGCTGTTACCCTTATGGAAGTATCTAATCGTTCAACTGGTTCTATTTATATCTCTTATGCAAATCCAGTAACAAGTTTTAGTAGCCTTACAGCCGCTGGTTTAGAAATTGCCAAAGGTTCGTTTTATAGTATTGAAAGAACTGTTACAAATGTCACCATTGGTTCAGTTGCTGGTGGTAATGTTGTAGTGTTCGGTCATTATAAAGCATAAGGAGTACCATGAAAAAACAATTATTCAAACTATTAGCCGTATTAGCTCTTTCTTTAAACAGTTTTGGTGGTTCTACAATGACACCATCTGTGGTAGATTTACCTATTGTAGTAGAACAAGTTAGCAACCTTACAGTAGAAGTATCTAAAAAAGTAGACACTAATGATCTACAATCTACCACACTAGGATCAGAAGGTATTAGACAAGTTGGAGCATTAGGTGGTTACAATTTGGATAGATTTTTAGCAGATTCCGCTGCACGTGGAGTTACAAGAGATTATCCAGTATTTACCTATACACAAGCAGTTCTACCTAGTTTGGAGTTTGCATGGACTGCTGGTGATGTTTATTCTCCTATACATGGATATTATCATATGGTTGCAGGAAGTAACACACTTACCGACAACAGGGTAAATTATGGATATTGGAGAGTAAACAATCCATATGAAATGCAATGGACAGTAAACACTTTATCTGATATCGAAAATACTATTCCAGTTGTAACTGTTTCATGTGCTCAAGGCAGAATTCTTCATGTTGGTGATACTGTTCCCATGGGTGAAATGCCTTTGAGAATGGATAATGCACACCGTAAAATCTTCCCTTCGTTAATTGTAGATGGATTAAATTTCAGTCCACTTAATTATACAAATTACAATTTAAATGCTATCATACAAACCGCTGGTACTGAAATCCATAATATGATAGAGATTAATACCCATCCTTCTAAAAATTTAACTGAATATAATGTGGCTCTTGGAAAATTCTTAATCCCTATATATAGAACAAATACTGATATGTGGGTAACTGGGTTAGCTAGTAATTTACCTGTAGATCAATGGGATAATGGTAGTAATCTTGTTTCTTGTGTTGAGAGTAACTGGTATCGTGGTTTGCTATTTTCTGCTGCTAATTCAAAACAAATGGCATACATGTATCCACAAGCATCATATACAAATTACGCTGATGCTCTTGCTGGTGCTGATCCAGATATGCCTCCGGGGTTTGCTCCATATATTCCTCGTTGTACTGCTTATATTTTCATGGGTGGTGATACTAATTTAAGAACATCTGCGGATTCATGGATTGATAGAAGATTGATAATCCAAAGAGGTAATGTTTCAACTTCTTCTGGTGGTGGGTCTGGTGCAATTCCCTCATTAACACAAATATTAGCACAGAGTCCAAATTCTGGTGGTTATTTTATAGATGGTCTTACTGGCTTACCTTCTAATGACGATCAAGTTGTTAATAAACTTTACGTTGATTCAAAAATCAATAATATGAATTCAGGTAAGGCATACGTTGACCCTAATGGTAATGATGCCACCGCAGAATTGCATAGTTCTACCTTACCTTTCAAGACAATTCAAGCCGCCATTAATGCCGCTGCGAATGATACCAACAGATACATTGTTCTACTTAGCCCCGGTGTTTATGATTTAAACGGTACAAACATCATAATGAAAGAGAATGTATCACTAGAAGGTGCAGACATACAAGGCTGTATTATTATTGGTGCTATATACTATCCTACTAATTATATGGATATTAGTGGTTCAGAAATAGCGAAGTTGTCTGTATTCTCTCATAATGAACCATCTATTGTTATTAATGCTGGTGCTGACGATGCTTATGCAGGAATACGATCATGCTGGTTGAGAGCAAATTATGATAATACAGTTTCAGAAAAATCTGTTGTATTAATTAAAAGAGGACTGGTAGAAGATTATGGAACGACATATCATGAGTTGAATATTTTAACTACTAATGGTTCGGTTGACCACGTTTCTATCTTTGCACACACAACAGATACAAATAACCAAGGATTGAGCACATTTACTGCATTTGCTCCTTCGTCTATTCTAAATTGTACTGATACTAATGATGAGATCAGTTTGATGCATACCTATGATAATACGGACACTGCCTGTATTAATGAATGTATTGCGGGTAATTTCAATATCATTATAAACCACGGTAATGACATGCATAACAACAAAATTAAACTAGTTTCACATGACAACGCAGTTGGCAGTACGTTGTCAATGGGTAATGCTACAAGATTATACATGGACGAAACAAACAATTGTAATTTATTTATGGCGTTTGCAAAAGATGGAACAGGTGAGAATGTTGCTATAATTAGAAATAATCATGTACGAGTTATAAGTGGTTCATCATCTAACATATGGTTTGGTGCGGCTACTACAACTAACGACAATATTCGCATATACGACACTGAGATAATTCAGAAGAATTTCTTCAACTATTATCCAAAACGTTATACGGCTGAAGGTTCTGATGGTAGTTATTATATCAATACAGCGCATCAAAATGGTGATATAATTTTAGGTGGAGCACTTGATATGTTTACACCTAATAGTTTGAACGATATCACTTATAATTTACCTAGTGTTGGTCATATAAAGATTTATCTTGATAATACTACTGGATTGGAGCAACCTTATTACATAGACTCAACTGGCACAAAATTCAGAATTTGTCGTGATTCAGTTTTCCTTGGGTACAACACCGAAACTAATACTTTGATGCCCGGAGAAGTTGTAAGCATTACTCCCGGTTCTACCAACCATTTACAGAACATCAAACGTGCTACCTGTATTTTGGGTGATCAGTCACTAGTGCTTGGTATTATTAATACTCAAAATGGTGTTCCTGCTGGTGCCAAGGCTCATGTTATGGCAATTGGAACAACAGAGGCAACCCCTATTGATACATCTATGTACATTGCAGGTACACCATTATATCTTAGTGCAACTACAGCGGGTGGGTTTACTAACGTACCTCCACTACCTCCATTTGTTACAAAGCAAATTGGATGGTGTGGTTTCAGTTCTACAAATGGCACGATTATTGTTAATCGTTTTCCTGCTGATGTATTAGGTGATCAAATTCCATCGTACTATGCAACTGCTTCTAACTTAGTTGCAGAGACAAATAGAGCGTATGTTGCTGAGACTAATTTAAGTAACAGAATTAATATAGAGACTAATCGTGCGTATGTAGCTGAGACTAATCTTTCAAACAGAATTAACATAGAAACAAACAGAGCTATAATTGCCGAAGCAGGGTTGACAAATGCAATTATTGACAATTATACCAATCTCAATAATTCAATTAATGCTGAGACAAATCGTGCTTATATTGCTGAGACTAATTTAAGTAACAGAATTAATATAGAGACTAATCGTGCGTATGTAGCTGAGACTAATCTTTCAAACAGAATTAACATAGAAACAAATAGAGCTATAGTAGCTGAAACCAATTTACAAGGTCAAGTGACATCTGCAACAAATAGAATTGCAATTATTGAGTCTAATACTCAATCTTGGAATAATGTTGCAATATCAAGAAAATTCTTTGCGAATGTTGGTGGGGCAATACAGACATTTGGTGGTGGTACAACAGATAAGGTTTTATATACGAATAACACCTTGAATGTTGGTGGAACGTATTCTAATTCGGTGGCAAGATGGATACCCGGTGTTTCAAATGTTATGATAAGAATATCTGGTAATCTTAATGTAGATATGGCTAACAATTCTATAGCATATATTTATGTTTACAAAAATGGCGGTTTAAAATGTACCGTGTTTTCTAAAAGAACAACCAACTTGGGTGAAGAACTAGGACATGGGTATTCATTTGTTGACATAACGACTAACGCCGCTGACTATTATGAAATTTTTGCAAATATAGCTGGTGGTGGTGCTCAGTTAAATGGCAATAATGGTAATTGGTGGTCTGGTCAGATTGTTTATTAACGTCAGGTAGAATTAAAAAAACTATTTTTTAGTCCTATTAAATTGGTGCAAAATTATATAAATATTTAAAAGGGATATATTTATGGAACAAGATTATAAAGGCACCGAAAGACGTAAAAATAATGGAGAACATATCTGTGTAAAGGAAGAAGCTATCGATAGCATTTATGATGATATGAATAATGTAAAAAGTGACATTAATACCATTAAAAATGATAAAATCCATACAAACGAACTTTTGTCAGGTATTACTAAACAATTATCCAGTATCGATAAGCGATTATTTATTGATAATGGTACGTTAAGTATACAAACTCAATTACGTGATGGTGGTGCGAGAATGGCACAGATTGAAATAAATCTTAGAGCTATGGACGCACAAGTGACATTAAACAACAAGACTATGGCAGATAAAATAGATGATGTTAAAAAAGAACCAAAAAAATATGCTGTATATACCGTAGGATTAATTTCATTGTTAGGTGGATTATGTGGATTGATTATTTGGATTAATGCTCATAGTTTTACACCCACACCACAATATATTTATCAACCAGTTCCTATTGGTATGCATCAATCCCCACAATCACAAATACCTGCATTAACTAAAACTGAAAAATAACTTGACATTTCGAATGAATTTGATAAATCATTATAAAGGAAGAAAACTATGAAAAATGTATTAGTAAGTTTAATGTTGGGTTTAGGTATGATTTATATGTCTGGTTGTGCAGTTCTTATGCCAATTTCGTCATATAATGCCAGTAGAGTGAAAGATAACGCAATTCAAGAACAGATTATCGCAAGAAATAATCCAGACCAAATAAGAGCATTGAATGCTGGTGTGTCACCTAGAAGTGTAGTTAGAATTATTCCTACACAAGACTTAAAGGGTGCTTTTGTTGCTGTAGATTTATTAAATCCCGATACTTGGAGTGGATTCAGAACATTTAAAGAAGCACCTGTTTCATCTACTTTTGCCTTTTTAGGTGATGCAGGTTTATGGACAACAATTGTATACGGAGCCGTAAAAGTATTCGATAGCAGTAATAGTAAAGAAGAAACTAATGTTACAGTTAATAATGGTGATGGGACTACTGCTGTAAATGTTAATTCAGATGGAAATAATACAACAGTTAATGCAGGTGGTAGTGGTGGTGGAACAACTGTGTTAAATGTAAATTCGGATAATAACAATACTGATGTAGATAATCCCCCTCCACCTGCAACACCTTAAAGGAAATAAATATGAAATATGCACTTTTGACAGCTTCAAATTATGTAAATACAGCAAATCAACTAGCAGGATGTATTACAGATGTAACACTTATGCGTGAACGTCTAGAAAAAATCGGTGTCGAAATTTTTACCGATCTTAGAGATAGTGATTTAACAACTGGAAATTGGAAAGACGCTTTACGTGGTATTGCGAAAAAAGCCAAAAGTGGTGATGTGATTTTCAGTATGTATTCAGGACACGGTACAACTATGCGTTCTAGTGATAAAATGGGATATGATGAATGTTATTGTCCTGACGATTTTGATGGTAGTGATGCACACGTAATTAGAGATGATTATATGGCAGCAATAATGAACGAACTAGAAGATGGTGTAAAATGGATACAGTGGAGTGATTGTTGTCATGCTGGTGGTTCTTTACGTGATTTATGGTATGCAGGTGAACGTCCTCGTTATATCGTAAATACTGAACTGAAAGAAACTAAATTATTTGGATTTAACACTAATCCGGTAGTTAATCCATTAGTAGTATCTGGTGATAGCTATAAAGGTATTCTATTGGCAGCGTGTCGAAGTAATCAGACAAGTGCTGATGCTTTTATCGATGGTCAACATTGTGGTGCATTTAGTCATTATTTTATGAAAGCTATGGATGAACGTCCTATGGGAACTTATGAAGATTTAATGCTTCGTACCACAGAATTGTTAGGTTTAGGTGGATACGATCAGAAACCTGAACTTGATTGTAAAACTGGTGATGAACACGGTAAATTTAAAGACGATATCTTAACGGCTTAATAAATTTACTAAAGCTGGTGTACAATGGATATTAACAATAAACAAACACAATTTAGACAAAAAACTTATCATCAAGAATTAATTATAAATGGGTTTAGTGATAATATTGGTAAATTGACGCTTAATGGTTCCACGGTTACAACATGGCCTACTAGTGCAACAAGTTTTACAAAATGGGGTAATATCGTTGGTGGTAATATTGACTATCAATTAGATTTGAAAGATAAGTTGGATGGTAAAACTAATTTAACGGATTTTAATATACTTACATCCAATGTTAGTACGTTATCCTCTAATGTTATTACTTTATCCACAGAAGTTAATACAATGTCGGGTAATATTATAACGTTATCTGGTGCCAATTATGTACCTGCTGGTGCTATAATGCCGTTTGCAATGGCTACAGCACCCGTAGGCTGGATATCTTGTGATGGTAGCTCTCTGAGTAGGACTACTTATAACACACTCTTTTTAGCCATAGGAACAACTTGGGGTAATGTTGATATAAACACATTCAATGTTCCAAATCTTAATGGTAAAACATTAGTGCAATATGACGCATCCCAAACTGAGTTTAATGCCATTGCTAAAACAGGTGGTGAAAATACACATACATTAGGTGTAACAGAAATACCATCACATAATCATGGTGGTGCCGCAAGTGGTTCTTTTAGTGGAACGACTGATAGTGGTGGTGCAGGTGGTGATAACGTTTCTTCTAATACTAAAAGAGGAACTTCGGCTGGTAGTTCTTTTAATTCAAGTGAAATTGCAACTACTGGTGATTCCCACACCCATTCCTATAGTGGCTCTGTTTCAGTAGGAATTGCATCCCAAGGTGGAAGTGTGGCACATAACAACCTACAACCTTATGCTGTTATCAAATATTGCATAAAAACTTAATTGTTGACAAATCATACTTTTATGCTAACATATTAGTATGAATAAAGAACAATTAAAATTTGATAAACACGAGGATATGGAAAAATATCTATATGATAAATATCCAATTATATTTCAAGACAGAAGTAAGGATATGAGTGAGAGTTGTATGTTTTGGGGCATTAATTGTGGCGTAGGTTGGTTTGACCTCTTAAACAAGCTTTGTGAAGAGGTTCAAGTTATTGCAGATACCACTGGTATTCAACTAGTTGCAGATCAAGTTAAAGAAAAGTTTGCAACACTCCGTTTCTACTGGCACACTAAACAATTAGACGATGTGGGTATTACTTACAACGAAGAAACTGGTAAAATTTGGTATAATATTATTGAAGATATTGTAAGCAGAGCCGAGGAACGAAGTGCATGTACTTGTGAAGATTGTGGAGAATATGGTAAAATTTGTGGAAGTGGTTGGCTTAAAACCCTTTGCAAGACTTGTGCAGATAAAGACCCACGTTATAAATATATGGAAGATGAAGGAATTTAATGAATACGGAAATTTTTAAAACATGTGAAGTTTGTGGTGAAAATATTTTCATCTATAAAGGTATCGCACATGATGTAGTAGGGCGAGATGATATTAAAGTATGGCATTATGATTGCCGTGTAAATAATACTAAGCATCCTGATGATCTTGCTGTACGTGTATTTAATTGTACTGGCCCATTAGGTGGTCGTTTCGTAATCTCCTATATGACAGAAAAGGCAGTTGAAAATATTGATTTAATTTTCCCTAACAGTTATATGGTCGAAGTTACATCAAGTATTATTCGTACCCCTATACTCAAATTGGAGAAAACTGAATATATTAAGAAATTAGTAGAAGACGTAGCAACTGGTTTAACCCTTGATGATATCGTGACACCTGTTGCAAAGAAAATGAAAATGGACTACACATGAAAGAAAAATGGGAAAAATTAGTTGATTTTTATTACGTTATATACCACAAGATATATAATTTACCCTATGCATTAAAAATGCGTTTCATACGTAAACACCACATCATCAAAACATCTTTGAATCCTTGGTGTGGTCATGATACCGATGATATTCTTTTGTACGGTATGATGGATTGTTTCAAAAAATTCTACGATGAAGAAGTCGTTGATGGGGTTGTTAATTATAATGTTGATGATGAACATAAAGTTATTAGACAATCTATGGAAGAAATTTACCTATGGTGGAAAGATTATCCAAACCGTTTAAAACAAATTGAGGACGCTTTAGATAATTGGTTTGAATTGGAAAGAGCAACAGGTGGATTCGCACTCGATAAACGTAAAACAGTTCAAATGAAGCGCACTAAAGAGTGTCAAGAAGCATGGGAGCGTTTACCATTACTTGAAGAGTTATTGTATATTGAAACACAGGCAGTATTAACAAAATTAGTGAAAATAAGAGGATCATTATGGACATGAATAAAATACCTAAAGACTTAGACACCGCATTAATAATTCTTGAGAGTCTTTTACATAAAGATGATTTGAAACGAATTAAAGAACAAATTGATCAATCAGGCTATCATCAAAATTTAGGTAGAAGTATTCGTAATAATTGGAATCTATGGTCTGTCTCAATTTTATCTACATGGTTCAAAGGGGTTGGTATAAACCATCCAGATGATATGAGTGCAATAATCTTAGATTCCTTACACCGTAAGCTTAATAATAAACCAATTGAATTGATGGAACAAATTAAGGTTTGTCAAGAATATTGGGGTAATACCAAGATTAAATACAGCCATGAATAATGGTTTAAAGATTAAGACTTTTCCCTAATTCTTTAATGTATTCTGTAACCTCTTCTGGTTGTACATTAAAGTCCTTTGAAATAATCCACTCACGTACAGCATTTTTAATGACTCCAATATCCGTTCCTTTAATCTTAGGAAGGATATTCATAATCATTCGACCATCTACGTAACCAGACATACGCTTTTCAAAAGCTTGTTTCTCACCAAACTTACTGGCAATGTCTTCAACTTTATTCATCTTGTCAGCATAGGCATTTGCATCAAATCTATCACCTCTAGCCGCATCATCAGCGTAAGTTGTATCTTTAAGTGTTTCCCAATGAGGACTTTGACGAATATCCAAAATTCGTGACTTCTTCATGTCAGTCATGTGATGTGCTAACATGTGATTCTCAATGGCAAATAAAATAGCGTCACGTTGATCGTTAGTAAACTTTAAACGCTTTACAACCTTATCAAAGACTTCACTACCAACCTTATCGTGTCCATGATATTTGACGTTATGCGTATCAATATCAAAGCTTTGAGAAGCAGGTTTACCAATATCATGAAATAAGATAGCCATGTTTGTAATTGGATTCTTACTAGGGCTTTTTCTGATAGCTTGAATAGTATGTGCAAATACTCCACCTTCGGGGTGACTTTCAGGTGTATGCTCGTACTTGTCCATAATATCAATTTCAGGTAAAATTAATGCTAAAAGTCCAACGTCTTTTAAATGTTCAATATAATTAGCCAAAGCTGTACCAGAAGAGGCAGATTTGAACAATTCATCACGAATACGTTCAGGGGAAACCTTCTTAATAAGGTCTTTTAAATCAATAATAGCCTGTCTAGTCTCAGGATCGAGTTTAAAGCCATATCTAGCCATAAAACGCCCAACCCTCATCATGCGTAGGGCATCCTCAATAAATCGATCCTTGGGGCTACCAACAGCCTTTATGATGCCATTCTTGATGTCTTCAAGTCCACCCTGATAATCCACGATTTCACCAGAAGTAGTCAAACCTAACGAATTAATCGTAATATCTCTACGTTCACTGTCAGCTTCAAAGGATTTAGTTAAATTTACTCCAGAAGGATGTCTAGAATCAGTCGTTCCAGTGTAAACATCCTCTCTGTAATGAGCTACTTCAAAGATTTGACCCTTGTATTGGACAGCTACGATACCAAAATCCTTAGATTTGCCAATATCAGCACTATGAAAGTGTGTGGCAATCTTCTCAATATCAACATTTGTAGCAATATCGATATCTTTAGGGGCTTTTTTGAGAATTAAATCACGAACTGAACCACCTACGACCAAAGCTTCTGCATTAGGTTCAAGGGCTTCAATTTCTTTGCATAATTCCATAGCAGTAGCTAAATCCGGATTAGTGTGAAGGATTCCTTCAAAATTATCCAATTTCTGGCGAATTTCTGCTTCTGTCAAAGAGTTGTAAAGTTTGTTAAAAGTGTTCATATCAATATTTAGCAATAATAGTGGATTTTGTTATACAAGTCAATAAATAGTTATAGCAGTAATCAAAGAAGGCTGGAATCTTCTTTGAAACAAGTGGAGTGAATACTCGCTGTCCTGCTACCAAAGTATTTATAAGGAGTGCTATTATGTCAAATAAAACGTATTATCAAGAAAATAAAGAAGAAATTTTAAGAAAAAGTAAAATATATAGAGAACAAAATAAAGAAGCTATAAGTCTTAGAAATAAATTAAAATATTTAAAAAACAAAGATAAAATTATAGAAAAAGTTAAAGGTTATTATCAAAATAATAGAGATAAAGTTTTAGCTTATCATAAAACATACGATAAAGAGAATCGTAAAAAGATTACTGAATATCAAACCAAATATACGAGAGATAGAAGACAAACCGATATTGATTATAAATTAAGAAGCATTTTGAGTTGTAGGATACGTGATGCTTTAAATGGTAAAAATAAATCTAAAGCAACTAAAGAATTAATCGGATGTGATATTCCTACATTAATGATGCATTTAGAAAAACAATTTAGAGATGATATGACTTGGGACAATCATGGTAAATTTGGTTGGCATATTGATCATATTTTACCATGTGCTTCATTCGATTTAACTGATCCTGAACAGCAAAAGAAATGCTTCCATTATACTAATTTACAACCACTATGGGCAGAAGAAAATTTATCTAAAAGTGATACTATTTTAATAAGCTAATTTTATCCACCATATAATAAGGAGTACGTATTTTATGATTTAAAATACTTTTTGTGTAGTAAAATTCTATTTTAATTTTACCTAGTTTCCATAATCTCTTTAATCTTCGTTGGATAGTTCTTTCAGATACTTTTACCATATCAGCATATTCTATAGCAGTATGATAACCCCTTGGTATTATAGTATTATTTATAGGTGTGACATCAAAGAAGGTATCAATCTCTATTGATTTTAACCTAACCTTCTTTGATGGAGAATTTATATATTCTGATCGGTTCATTAATTGAACAAAGTTGCCTTTGCCTTTTGTGTAGTTAAATTAAGAAAGTGTTTACGCATAATCACAGTTTTATTAGCCAAAATATCGAAAGAAACGAAACCGATAGTTGGTATACCACTACACATTTTTGAACCAAACTTTGATCCGAATCCTTGAAGGGCGGGAGTTGTAATTGCTGTCATATCACCATCATCTAAAAGATTGAAGTAATGTATATGGGATCGAATTAAATAACTTACAGGCTTAGGAATCAATTCTTTTTCTTGCCACAACTTTGCCCAAATCATTTCTTTAGCAATAGGAGCTTGTCTACTTTGAGGTACACTACTACTACCCACATTATGTTTAATATCAAAAATTACTCCATTAATATCTAACCATGCGTGATTTTCAAACTTACCATTAATTTGTTGTGCTAAAATTTCTTCAAAATCTTCCACATTACCAGTATGATAGGGGGTTCCCGCTACAATTATATTTGTGTTTGCATTAGCCCTTTTAATTGCACTTTTCGCAATTTGAACTTGCATATTTCTATCAGTAGTTATTAATTCAGTTCCACCAGAACGCCATCCATCACCATCGATTGCATCACCATTAGAAACAAGAATATCAATTTTCTTATCTCTTTGTAAATTTGTTATTTCTGTTGCATAAAAATCCCAAATTGCTTTTTGGATATTATTAAGTTTATTACGTTTACCTACATCATCTGATACAATTTTACCTTGATAATCTGGATGTGTTAGACCCACTGCGTGACCGCAATGCATGTCACTAACAACCACTAATCGATAATCCTTACGTTTTAGTATATTCATATGTTTTCTTTCTTCTAACTATTTAAACAATCACACTCATTTACACCACATTCTTTACAACTATCCCATAATAAACTTAATGGCATTGCTTTACTAAGAGTATCATGATCCCCGTAGAAATCAAGTAATCTTTTGTATTCTTCATCTGTGCAACCCGGTGTTCCCATTTTTTCAAGATATTTACAAGTTGGGATTAACACATCACACAATACCGTATAGTCATAGTACGGGCAGTTTTTTGTGTAGATTTTACTTTCCTTCATATCTACACGACTTATTGTATAGCAGTAATCACCTTTAGGTATGACTGATTTATCTTTATGCATCTCTATCGTCTTTCCAATTTTTACGACCCTTTTTCATATCGGCTTCACGCATACGGTCTTTGGCAGATTTGATCTTCTTTGTTGGTTTAGGCATATCCTTACGGATTTGTCTGAATAATTCTGTGAATTTTGTTGTCATGTTGTACCTCTATACAATATTTATCTTAAAGAAGATTGTATGAGCGTCATTATCTTTATCAGTAATTTGAACGATACAGAATTCAGTACCTTCCATATCTTTACGCATTTGTTTAGAATGGATACTCCAAGCTCCATTTTTATCACCAAAAAGACCGTCTAAAATCTTTGCAATATCTTCATCGATATAGGCTAACATACCACCCTTTTTATTGAGTACGAAAGCTGTTTTTCCATCTATTCCTCTATGTATAATCATTATTTCTCTCCTTCGAAAATGTTTCCAACTACAGTTAGATTACCTGCGGTTTCAAATACAGGCGAATTTAATGCACCTTCATTATCCATAATCATCCAACAACCAGTAGCAAATATTACTTCACCTGTTTTACCGTTACAAATTCTACCTGATATATGCTCTACAAGATCACCTTCATAGATATCTACACCATTTTTATCAACACTTCCAGTATATTGTTGAACATGTAATGTATCCAAATCTTCAATACGAGTTTGGTTTAATAAATCAAACATTACTGTCTCGCCAATGATATGAAAGCCAGTGGCTAAGAATTCATTCTTCTTTGTTGACCACGCTCTAAATTTTAATTCTCTGTATTTAAATTGATTCATATTAGACCATTTCTTTATAAAATAATGTACAAACCCATTTCAAGGTTCTCAACACTCTGCCACCGTCACCTGCCACACCTGCACCCATTGCTTTTATTTCATCTGAATTTCTATTTAGAAACGCAGTAATTTCTTCATCTGTGAATTTTCTATCTGTAATATAAGGAGCAAAGTGTTTAATAGCATTAAATAGGATATCTGGTGTAATATTCCATACACATAAATTAAGTCTTATTTTTTCACCGTCTTTATTATTTATAAAAGCTTCAATAAGTTGATCTTTAATCTTACATGTACCATCTTCGGTTAAAAGCTTCTCATACCAAGGAAGTTTCATATATTTCGCATGTTCGGCATATCGCTTTTTATCAGCTTCCATACGCTTCTTTTTATGAATCAACCATGATTCGGCTGTAGGAAAATCTTCATAGATAACATATTTATGCTTCTGTTTCTCTTCTTCGGTTACAGTTTCAGCATATTCCTGATAATGTATCCAAGCATCATAAGATTCTTGGACTACAAACAAAGGCGTGTTATGGATATCAAAAATCTCCATGTAAACGATGTCAAAATCTTCTAACGATATCTTATTCATAATTTCTCCATTATTATTGTATATTCAAGTATTTTAAGAATCTCTTCTTTTGTTTCGTTCCCAGATATTGATATATTTATCCCTAACTTCTTTCATCGACATTTCACTTAATGGTTTCATATTTTTAACTCCCAAGGAAAATTTATCCACGTACCCTTCTTAACAGTCCTACAAAAGAAATCAGGCGTACCATCAGCCTCTTGTTTATGATATAACGTTGCGGTAGCAATATTATTCTTAACACCATTTTCTTTCAACACTTTAATAATCTCTGTGATCGTCCTACCTGTATCGTAAATATCATCCACAATCAATATTTTAGCATTCTTGTCAATATCACGCTTTATCGATTTAGGTATAAACACCTTAACAGAATCGTGCTTTTTGTCAACACCTAAATAGCCTTTTGTTTGAATTATGTAGAATAAAGCATCTGGATAATATTGTCCGAGCAAACCAGCAGGAATTAAACCACCTTTAGCAACAGGCATAATAACCTGTGGGGTGTATTCCGCTTTCTTCAACATTTCTACCATCTCTAAAATGGTGGTATGAATGTGTTTGTAGGTGAGATGTTTAATAGTACTCATAAAATTTGTAAAGTACATTCTACAGTTTCTTGTAGGGTTTTACAAGGATTTCTTTGTGTATATAACTGATAAATTGTATCAAGATACTTCGTGTGAATAGCACCATCCGGTCTTCCGTATATTACACTATTATTTTTAATATTCATACCAAATTCGACATTAGTTGTCAATCCGGGTAAAGTTTCCATATTTCTAGGAATCCAAAACATAATAACATTACAATAATCTAAGCCATTAAGTTCCCAAGTAATTTGATCGTCATAATTAAATTTAACAGCCCAATCTGCACGTTCTGGTACATACACTATACCATCGAATCCAAAAGATTCTAGTATTTCTAAAGCTTCTGGTCGCCATCCTTTTACGTCATTACTTCGTGGAGTTGGCCCTGCTAGGAAAATAGCCTTCATATAGGGGTCAATTTTACCACGACCTTGTGCAGGTTTATTATCTGGTGTAAATATTTTCATTATAAATCCCAAGAATTAGGTGTTCGTTGATTAGATTCGTGTATTACCTTTGGAACATCTTTCTTTTTCTTCGATTTTTTAAGATGATCTGGTATAATAGTAGTAATGACACCTTCTTTAATAGGTTCGGTTAAAACTTCAAGAGGGTAGGGATCACTTGCAGAAGGTGTAGACTTTTCTTTATCTTCGTGTAAAAGTTGCAATTCTCGTTTATAATCAATTCCTATGCCAAAATTTTCCATTAATAGTGCTTCGCTAAATTTATTAGTGATTAAAACGGTCTGATAGTACGTAGGTGGAAATCCTTGATATATTTCTGCTACCATACCCCCTAATAAAGTTACTTCTTTGCCAATTTCCTGAATAGCTTGATTTACAAGCCTTTGTACCTCATCTACGGATAATCCTGCTAAAATTTTGTATTCTGGTGTGTTCATATGTAATAATTTACCATATTTTCATAAAATTGCAATCAAATTCGATAAATACTTATAAGAAAACAGGAGAATAATTTTATGGCAATACAAATAACAACAATGGAAGTGATTTCTGGACAATCTTTAAACTATGGTGCTAGTGGGACATATGAAGGATTAGTACGATTCGGTTTAACAGACAGTCTTAGCGTATCATCAGTAACGGCAGTACGAATAGACGAAATGACTATGGGGAATGCAGTGTCCTCTAGCCCAACAGCTTATACATTTACTATATCTGGTGCAGCATTGCCACGCACACTAGTTGTAGATGGTTCTACAACGGAGTATATTGGTTATACAGTAACAGTTAATAATGACTATTTACATGCAAATACAGATAATCTTATATTATCTTCTTATATGACAGCTTATGCAGAAATAAGTGCTGGAACTACCCAAGGTGCAGAAACTTCATCTTATAGAGGTAATTTTATGACATCTAATCCGGGTGTTCTTGTTGTTTTAGGTGATTCAGCAGCCCCCGATCCTGTTACAGGATTAACCGCTACAGCAGGTGATAAACAAGTGGCTTTAACTTGGACAAATCCCGCCGCTGATTGGGTTACAGTAACAGTTGAACAAAGCATTGTGGCTCCTGTGACAGCCGTTGGTATGGGTACAGCCGTTTATACAGCAACTTCACTTTCTATGAGTGCAGTTGATCTTACAGTTGCGGCTTATTCTGATGAAACTTATTACTATGGTGTATATGCTACCGATGATGTTGGTAAGACTTCTTTGGTTGTTGAAGCTAGTGCTCAACCTACGTGGGGTATTTGGACATCCCAACTTGAACATGGACGTTTATACATTCAAGGCGAATTCTAAGAAACCTTGATAGATATTAGAAAAGAGTCAGGATTAACGTTCTGACTCTTTTTCTTTCTTTGTTAAGAACGATTTATTGGATGATAATACAGGTAGAATTTTAGCTTTTCATTGGGGTAATTTACAACCTCTATTTATAGACGAAAATTTATTAAAGGGTGATTCGATACCCCAAAACACCAACTTTAAATACTAAATACTTTTATGCGTATATTAAATCCATATACAAAATTAGAATTGATCCAGGAAATGCCTTGGATTGCAGATACAACTTGTCCACATTGTGGCATAACCTTTGATGCTGATGCACGAGTAGAAACTTGGCCTTATAATACACCTGATCTTAAAAAAATCATCAGAATGTATATGAAAACCTTTCTCTATGGCTTAGACTGTCCCGAATGTACCAAACCAATGATTCATGACGCTAAGAAGCATAAAAGCTATAAGTACGACCCATTAACTTTGAAGAAAATCCCACCAGTTGTACAAAAATTCTTAAAGGACACTAAACCACATTTATCCAGTACTGTCAAGGATCAATACGATAAAAATTTTAACATGAAAGAAATTTATAACTTGAAGGAGAAAATGACCTTCAAAGAATTCTGTAAAGTATACGATAGTTTGCATTAACCCTTATAAAGGGCTATTATGAAAGCTAAGTCACGAGAGGATAAAGAGAAACAGGCTAAGACCCTCATTAAGGCTATCACAATGGCTTTAAAACAACCAAAAGATGATATGCCTGACTTCGTATTCAAGAAGCATTTAAAAGGCATTACAGGCTTTTATGACGAGGAAACGATCACACTAGCAGCATTCTATGATGTAATCCCTACACTCTTACACGAGATGGTGCATTATTTACATAAGGATTGGACTGAAACTAAGGTAATTAAGTCAGAAAAGGTTATTAAGCATTACATTACTATGGAAGAAGTTATAACTATTTTGAAACTTTTTGTGAAGCAGTTATAAATAATTGAAAGGTACGGATCATGAATTTGCCATCACCAGAGATTTATTTTATTAGTGAAAAAGAAGCTTATCTTTTAACTGATTACACTATTGATACAATTATAGGTAAAATTACTATAAAGCGTGGTTTTATTTTTGATGGGGCATCTATCCCTTGGTTTGCTTGGTCTATTATAGGCGAAACACCTTTTAATGGTAAGATATTACCTGCCGCAATTGTACATGACATCCTTTATCGCACCCATTATGTAGGTGTAATGAAGGCTAATGATGTTTGGTACGATCTTTGTAAGCGTAATGATATTGCTTGGGGTAAGCGTCAAGTTATGACACAAGTACTCAATGCCTTTGGGTGGGTTGCTTATAACCGTGTTACACCAAAAGACATTGAGTATTACAAACAATTTTTAGTTGTTAATTATTATCTTAATCTTAGGATGGAAACATCAATTCTACTCTAGCCTGTACAATAGCTTCACCTAATAGGTTTCTACCCCATTTCGTATCATTCAAAATATCTGGATTATCTTCACCCATACCAATACCCCAAATTCTATCTGTAGGAGAAGCTTCGACCAAATGGTAAGGATCAGTCAAGAATAACAATTCTTTCCATCCCTTATTTTGACCAAATTTATCAACATTGATATCTTTGACATAATTAAATGCAACCGTTTCCCATGCCATAGGATCAAAATTCTTAACCATACGACCTAAAGCCTTTTGATCTCTAGGATGATCTGTTGCAAGAATGGCATCATAGATTTCCTGATCTTTAAAGAATTTTGCCTTATGAAGCATCATCGCTTGTTCAGCACAATTCACTTCAAGGTTTAATGCTGTACAATGGAACTTACATTCTGCCCATTGTGAGAAGATTCCCCCGTAGAAGAATATTACATCTAATTCAGGATAAACTGTTGCACCTAATAATTCACTTTTGTATTTCATAATTATATCATCCTTGTATCTACACCAATTGATTTATAAATCGGATTCACTTCTTCACTTTTAAAACAACTTTTACCCACGTTTGTAGCACCTGCCACGATATGGAATTCACCTGTACTACTACCAAATCCACCTGTACCACGACTCGTATCGCTTAATTCATCGACAACCATTATAGGCATATGGATAGTCTTTCTCAAGACAATTTGACCAATCCTATCACCCTTTTTGTAAACAGAATTTGTACCATTTACCATTGGAAACTGGTGAAACCTGAATATCAATTCACCACGATATTCATTATCAATTAATCCAATGGAATTTTTCAACATTAAATCCATTTTAGTAATAGATGAACGTGGAAATAATTCACAATGATAACCAATAGGTAATTCTATAGCCAATCCAGTACGATACTCTCTGTATATGAAAATTTCTCTTACGTTGGCGACTGGATTATCAGCTATATATTCCCTTCTAATCTCTATTTTTTCTACACCATCATCGATAGCAAACACATCATAACCTGCGTCTGAATTTGGATGCGCCTGTACTGGACATTTTGCGTCAGGGTGTAAAAGCTTGATTTTCATAACATTTATATCATTATCCATGTCGAACCTTCATCATTTCTTCTACATCGTTAGCAATCACACTAAAAGAATCTTTACAACTTGGAATCTTAAAGAATGGTACATCATTTGCCATTAAAAGATCATATACAGTACGATCAATACCCTTCGCTTGTTCCTCTGTCTGTAATCGCCCAGAAGGATTGTAAGCCTTTTTACGTTCCAAGAAATAGTTGACATTATTCTGTCTATGAAACACCTCTAATACAAACTTCTTAAAAGTTTCAGTTTCATGTTTACCATAAACCAATGATAATAGCAAGGGTGAATCTGTAATAATCACATCAACCTTTCCCAATAGTCGATGAATAGCGTGTAACTGCTTACCAAAGATATAAATCTGGTTCTCAAGGATGCCTAATGAGCCTTCCCAAACCTTTTCCTTGGCAAATTCAGGAGCCATTTCACAGTTAATGCCACGCAATTTCAACTCACTGAACACACCTGCCATAGTGGTTGATTTACCAGTTCCCGGACCTGCAAATAAATTTACTACAATTGTTTTACTCATTCATAATCCTTTTCTTGTTCTTTTAATCTAATTAACGCTTCTTCAAATCTTTTTAATGCGTCTTGTGTGTGCAACAATTCACGTTGTTTGTACTCTATATCAGAAGATATTATGTTGATCGAATTTTTATTATAATTAATTAAGTCTATGGTTTCTTTAACATTCAATTTATACGCTTCTGCATCAGTATGTAGTCGTTTAGTACAATCTCCCCTATAATTCATCACTGCCCATCGGACTTTATAGGTGAATCCACATTCTTTATAATTAGCTTTATATACCAACTCCAAAAATTCTAGATTTTTTGAAACTTCTAATCTATCTTTTAAATCTACAGATGGTAATTTATATTTGTTACCATAATATTTGGTTTCATCTCTATGTGATGTAATATCTTGTTCAGTAAAATGAAAGTTTCTCCACGAATCAGAACTATAATTCATCATAGGCAACCATTTATCAACCAACTCTTGAGATGCTTCCACTACAATATCAGAAACATCCCAAGATGGATCGATATAATTTTTTACATCAACTTTATTCATATGACTTTACTCAAGAACCAGAAGATTGTCACATAATGCAACCACTGGTCAAATCCAATCGTTACAAAGAACCAATGACGCTGTTCTTTCACCCACAAGTATGAAGTTATACGTGAGGTGATACCATCAATGATACTATGAGTAACAAAGAGGTATAAGTAGAATCCTATAGCTAATGGAAAAGGTAATCCCACGAGAAAAGCCATAAGACTGTATACACTGGTATGTGTAAAAAGCCATTTAAACGACTTACTCTTATTAATTGCCATCTTGTCGGTTTGACACATAAAGTCAAATACAAAATGTAGAAATAATACCCAACTGATTAGTACAAAACTCATATTAACCTTTCGTTTTACGTAACTCTGTTAGAATCTCATCTTTAGACATCTTATACTTTTCACGTAAGAATGTCAACTCGTCACTGTCTGGAAGAACCGAAAGATTACAAATAGGACAACTAGCTCTTGTCACACATTTACCATAATTACGGTCTTCCGTAAATTCAAGATCAAATTTCTTGACACAATCCTCGTGGAAAATATGCCATTGACCTTCACACTGTATTGCACCCGCTTCTTCAAGCCCATCATAATATGTTTCAGATTCACCACAGACTGAACAAATAAATGAAGAACTGCTACTATTACTTACAAAACCGTTTCTAATTTTCATATTTATTCCTTAATTATAAGTCTCACCCGAAAAGATTTCTACCTCATGGGAATAATCACGATTTAAAATATTATGAATTCTGGTAAGTTCAATAATAAGTTTTTCACCTTTTAATGAAGAATCTGATAAATCTAATCCAATACAAAGACTGACACCATCCAAGGACGTTGATACTATATCTAACTTATTCTTTTTAATATAGGCGCATTCTGAAAGCATATCTTGGATATCGCAACTTTCTTCATCAAAATCTTCACCCTCTTCTTCTTTCATTGCAGCAATTTCTTTTGCTATAAGTGCTTTGTATTCCTTTTCGGTCAACTCGACACCAAAGATACAAAAACTACTTGAACTACTATTACTCACAAATCCGTTTCTAATTTTCATAATTTCTCCTTAACCGTTATACCAAGACTCTTCGATTGTAGTGGTCTTTTTGGCATCAAGACCAAGTTTCGTTACAGCTTCATCAATACCATCCTTGAATGCTTTACCAGTTTCATCATTTCCGATAGAACACCATGAGCGTCCAACACATCGAGTATACTCCCCATAATGAACCTCTAATTTTAATCCAAGTTCACCAATCTTCGCTTCAATAGCTTCTGCTTCATCACGATCTTCACCAAGGTACGCACCATAGATGCAGAACGAACTGCTAGAACTGTTACTTACAAATCCTTGTCTAATTTTCATAATTTCCTTTCTTAATGCATACTAATACGCTCATGCTCGACATTTCTAAAAATATTTCCATGCTCCATCAAGGCTCCAATTGAACCATCATTATCTGAATAAGATGTAGTGAATACAAACTTACCCTTGTACGCCTTCAAAAATGCTTTGGCATCTACTTTAGCTAACGCATGGCGATATTTATGCTCCAAGTCCCAATCAGACCTATGAATCTTATCTCTCCATTTGATAAAATCTTTGTAAACTTTATCATTTTTCTGATAAAAGTCAAGTTCTTTTTCGTATTTCTTATAGGCTTTAATTTGGGTATCAGTATAAGGTACGTCCTTATAATTCTTTCCGTCTTTATAAGCATATTCAACACGATTCGGTGCATTCTTTTCAACTTCGTTAGCACGTTTCTGAATCATTTTGGAGTTTTTGTCACATTTGATAACGGATTGTTTGTATAATTCTAATAACTTCTTATCAGTACCCCAAAAATTATTGGATGCACAGTAAAAGGTTCCACCGTCTTTATCAACGACCTTATTATCCATCATGAGACTATTAGCGTTGATCCAATAATGATAACGTGCAGAAAATAAGTCAGCAACCTCTTGAACCGTAGCTCTCTTGAATTTAGTATTGACTAAATCCCTATATACGAGTTCTGAAATTTGATGAGTATCCAATTCACCTAAATACTCTTCTTTGATTATCTCTTTCTTACTATTGAATAACATTTCATAAACTTGTTGACAGTATTCAGGCTTTTTAGGTAATACTACCACAAAGCTACTAGAACTACTGTTACTCACAAATCCGTTTCTAATTTTCATAAATCTCCTTACAAGTCACTCAAAAATGTGCTAAAATAATCATCCATACCACTTCTATACGCCTCATCACGGTCATACGGCTCCGAAATGAAATCTGCATCATCCAAATTATCAATACCTAAGATATCAATTTGTGATCCATAATAATTATATCCACCACCAAGAAAACTAGGCACATCCTTCATAATCTCAGCTTTAGAGTTTTCAAGTTCTGTAAGCTTTTTATTATACTCTTTAAGAGTTTTAACTGAAATGAGTGTTAAACCCATACTTTTAGCACGTTCTACATCACATGCCTGTACGATGAATGAACTACTTGAACTATTACTTACAAATCCACTTCGAATTTTCATACTACTCCTTACACATTATACATAGGGCAATTACGACCATTTTTCAAAAGTACGTCCCTAAAAATTTTTGTCTTCTCATTATGCCAGATATCCTTGAGGAAATCATCAGCCTTCAACACGCTTAAACCAGTTTCCCAAGACAAGCAACCTTTGCAATGTCCCTCACAGAAGCTACAAGGATAGAAATCTCCGTTAGCATCAATGTACGAACTGAATAAACTTGACTCACAAGGTTCCGACACCATTTCCATTTCTTTAAAATTAGGATAATCCTTGATTACACGTAGAAACTTGTTGCAACCACATGAATCAAACCCAATAGTAATCTTATTATCAAACGCAAAGTCTACAAGCACCTTGAATTTATCATCAGTAAGGGTGTTATACGCCTCACCACGACCTTTTTGTTTCAAGTTCAAGAGTACGATGGCATTAAGCTTTTCAAGTCGCTTGTCGGTCAATCGGTCTTTAAGAGTTTCCATAACCATATCATAGGTGTTATCAGACACCAAAATGTGAATATTAATCTGTTCCATACCACGATCCGTTAATTTCTTGACAGAATCATAGCAGAGGTTTTTATTATCATAACGAGAGACAGCAACAGCCCCACAATATTTCTTCAAATTGTCAGCAGTTTCGTCAGTAATATTAGCTACAGTGATATTAGGCACGACACCCTTCTCACGGCAGTAACCCATCATTTTCCAGATATCAGGATTTGAAGAACACTCTGAATCAGCACCAAAGGCTACTTGAAGCAACCAAGGCATCTTATCAAGGATGATCTTGAAATTGGAGAAAGGCATATTGACACCATTCGATGTATTTGACTTGTAACAGAATTTACAAGGGATACGGGGAGTAGGTTTACCCTCTTTATCAATATGTGGCACACCATAACAAATGGTAGTCACTTCGATATCAAGGATTTCAGGCATCGGTGCGAACTGAGGATCGTCTTCTTTCGTTTTACCCCAACGAGCGAAGAATCCGTTTGTCTTGTCAAAAACGTAGTTATAATCTTCGCTTTTGCAAATTCGTAGTTTGTCTGTGTTGTATACTTTCATGTGTAATAGATTACCCTTTTCGTTATTAAATGTCAAACTGTTTTGTAAAGTTTTTCAACTCTTTTATGAATTCCCTTGTAACAAGCCTCTGCTAACGCTACATCATTCTCTTCGACACCTTTGGTAAAGAAGATTCCATCTAAGATTAGGTAGATATCTTTCGGGCCAAATTTAATGTCATTGTTTTTAAGTTCTATCTTATCTTTAATTTCGGAGATAGGATCAGTAGTCCACAATTGCGCTTCTTTGACATCTTCTTTGGTAAAGCGTTTATTTTGAACCGCTTCTTTCAAACGTGTTTCCCAAGTTTTCATTCATAATCTTTCTTATTTTTAAGAAATTGATAGATGAGTTCCCAATCTTCATTAGGTTCGAATCCTGCTTTATCGTCTAAAATAATATCCATGTAAAACTTCTTTGAAAAATCACAAAGTTCTGTAGAAGGACATTCTGGATTTTCGTTCACATAATCAACTCGTACATTACGAAAACTTAATTGTTTAACTATGGCTTTAAAAGGTTCATCATATGAAGAACTCCATAGAATAATTTTATTGGTAGGGTCAGAAGAAATCATCTGTAAACCCTCAACACCTACTTCGTAAAAAAATGCACCATCATTATTAAGCTTGTATGTAGGGGTAACGATAACACCATGAACATCTACACACCAGTAAATAAATTGATGTCCACGTTCTCTTTTTTTCTGCCAAGCAGTAGAAATTGCCTTAGTTATGCTCATAAACGTGTTATCCTTGAAACCTGCACCTCTTGAATATCATAGCCACTTTGAATCATAGCCAAGATATCAATAGCAATCTGTTCTGCTTTATAGATTGTTATCATTTGTGGACTATACATCCAAATTAGATTATTAATCGCCTTCTTTAACTCGGTTGTATCTTCATTCATAAATTAATCTTTCTTAATACAAATGATGTTTTGAATAAACATAGGTCTACCGCCCATATATAAGAAACGTCCAAAAATAAGCATAAGATTCCAAAGTTCAGTCTTAAATAAACGTGTAGTGGGATTGTATCCAGTTGGTATTGTTTGATATGTAGAAATTGGTGCGTGTACTATATTATAATTCATCAATTCTTCTGCACCCTCAGATGTTAAATAAACCATAACCATATCATTAATATTATAACGTGTAAACGGAGGTTCTGGTGCTACAACCTGTTCTGTGACATATTTTCTATATCTAAAATTGCAGAGAGGATTGGCTTTGCAAAATTGTCTTGCTTCCTTTCTAGTAAAGAATACACCGTCAGTAACATTCCATTTATTCTTAAAATATTGTTCTGTAACCCATATGTAATTTTTCATAAAATAAATCCTAACTGTTCTGAAATTGATAGAAAACTGAAATCTTTCAAATCCTTGCTCCAACAAAAATCATACTTACATCCAAAACTTTCAATATCTTTAATACGATCCAATATATTACATTCCTCACTTATGGTATGTGTCTTATATATTGCACCTTTCCCATCTACCTTACTAAAGAACTGTGTTAGCGTCAAGTCATTTGTATCGACCACTAACAAAGTATATCCAACAGTCTTTGCAAAAAGATTATTTGAACCGTTGTAAGGTCTGTATCCCATTTGTGCTAAAGGCTTTTCAATTAGCTTACCAAATGGGCTAGATGTCGGTGATGGCATACGTAAATCCATGTTATTTCACAGTTTTCCAGATAGAAAGGTTTAAATCAACTTCGGTTTGATGTTTACGACAAACCATACACGTTCTTTCATTTGTAATATCGTCTAAATTAAATTCATCATTAAATGTACCCCAATATCCCCAATCATGTTTACCAAAGATACATTTAATTCTATCAAAAAATGATATCTTATACGGCTCACGTTTACAAAATTGCATATCTTCGGTTATATTCATAATATTACCCCAATAACGGCAAGTCACCAATTATAGCACGAATCTTGTCACTATCACCCAAAAAGGCCACACCTACTAAGCAATCTTCAACCACAATCTTTTGTGTTTCAGATACTTTTACATAGATAGTATCTCGCCATTCAGTATAAGGAACTTTAAGTGTATTAGCTTGTGTAATAAAATGACGCAAGACTTCCATATTTGGTACACCGTGTACAAAAATATACGGACTATCTAACCATTCTAAAATTGACTTATCTATCGTAACTTTAACACTAAAATCATTATCTAACTGTGATTTAGTAATATCATTTAATAACAATTTTCTAAACATCTCAAAATGAATGTGTGCCACTTGTGCTTCTGATAATCCTTTAGGAAGGTTTAAATCTGTTCTAACTAAAATACTTTGTCGAATATTTGCCATAATTAACCCTTCTTATTCGGTTTATATTCGGTATAGAAGTCAACAGTTTTCTTGTTGACTCCCTTAACCTTTTTATGCTTTCTGATGTAGTTAAGAATATTGTCCTTTTTCATCACCAAGTTCCAACATTCTTACGAACTTCGTCAAAGGTATATTCTTTAAGGATTTCACCATCACGAAACACTTCAACTAATTCGTCAGGACGAGGATCACTTAATCCAACAGTATGAAAATCACCCTTTTCATCTTTAATGAGTTTCAACTTACCTTTCTTGGAAACCTTACTAACTTCCAAAGGATTTTTAAAGATATCGTACCATACACCCTCACGGCATTGTGCAGAAGATTTAAATGCAAAACGCTGAAAATCCCTGTCGATCTTTTGTAGTAAGCCTCCACCTTGACCAAAAACTTGACTATCAGTAGAGTACATATTATTACTCAAACTGAATAAGATGCTACGGATACCCGCATAATCAATACCGTCACCCCATAGAACACCAAGTTTTGGGTGTAATTCCTTATAACCTTTGTCATTTTTAGTTGTTCCAAAGATATCCGCAACCATATTAAACACATCAATTGTTACAGATGTGGGATCGCCCGAATCTGGGCGTAAAACAAGCTTACCATTACGAGCAAGAATCACATCCTTATACTTACGAACAATTACATTTACAAAGTTCTTATAGTCGTAAGAATCGATAACCACACTCAAGATACCTTCTGGATATGTACCAAGTAATTCAGCAAAAACTTGTTCTTCGCCTTCTTTACCCCTAGCTGTCATGACCGAATGTTCAGTAGCCGGGACTGAATATGCCAATCCGTCTAGTGGTGCATTGTAGTATTCCATTGCCACTTCCATAGCCTTTACGGTATCAGTACCAAGAAAATTTAGCAAATGTCCTGCACCAAGCACACCAGCAGATTCTACAGAGCTAACACCCCTGAATCCAAAATCATGTAAACCAAACTTAATTCCATTACGTGTTCCTGTGCGATCACGATAAAATTCAATCAATTTATATGTCTCATAGGAAAGACTTGCGACAGTCGAAGCTCCCCAAATCTGAGACAATAATGTTTCCAAATGATTCGTCAAAGGCGCACACTTAGGATCAGTATTAACAACCGTCATAAGAACGTTTGAAACTGATACAGGAGTACCTTCTGGTACTGCCTTGATGCTGATAGGTAGCTTCCCATCATACTTCTCAAGTATGTATTCCCACATCTCACGATTAAAATTCTTTTCAGTACCAAAGTGAGCCTTACAAAGTTTTGCGGCACTTTCGATACCCTTACGAGTAACTACCGTACCCTGCAAGTATGCTTTAAGGTAATATTGCAAACCGAAAAACACAGTCTTGTTGTACTTGGCTCCATTACGAGACTCAAAGTATGAGTAAATGTATTCCGTACCTTTGGGATACTGTTGAAAATGCGTAAATTTATAACTATCAGTCAATGTAATAATGTTGTTTTCCATAATTTTATCCTTTCAATGCTTTTTTCAATTCTTCTCTTCGTTTCAAATATAACTTACAACCCTCTAAAAAATCCAACGCTACAGCCACTAGAAACCGAAACGCAAAGAACTGTCCTATCTTCAAAAGAGTTATAACGGTATAATACTGCTTCCGCTATAGCCACTTTAAAGTGGAAAATATATTTCCATACATTCTTTTCAGGACTTTCAAAGCATATTGGCTCTTTTTCAAATAAGTCGTTCATTTTAAGATTTCTTCAAATATTTTTGTAACATATCAAATAATGGCTTATGTTCAGGAATCATATCAGTAGCCGTTAGCTTGTCAATATCAAAGAATTTGACTTCACAGATATCATCATTCGCTTCTGGACGACCAAATAAGATTTTTCCAACAAAAAATAGTGTTTTGACTTTATCTATTTCTCGTCTGTAACGAAAATCGTTGATAATAGTACTACCAAGATATTTCAAATCCCCAATTTCGAGTCCAGTTTCCTCTTGAACCTCTCTACGGGCATCAGTCTCGTAACAGTCTGATTTAGGGTCTGCGAAGCCTCCTACAAAGCGGTAGAGTGTTTCTTTAGCCTTCCTAGCTAATAGAATCTTACTATAATCTTCATTGAAGATAGCGATATCAACACAAGGAAAACAGGTAGGAAAACGATTTCCAGAAGCCCAAATCACCCCTGCTCGGAAATCCGCAGAAGATTTAACCTTCTTTGAAATATTCTTACGAATTTCAGAACCAGAAATATAAGTTTCCTGCATCAATTCTTGTGTACGATACTTACCAGAATAATGTGTAATGAAAGAATCTCTACTTCCGTATAGGACAACGGATTGCGTAGGACTTGCTAAATCTCGGATTTTTTCATCTAAATCTTTAGACCAAACTTCATCAGATGGATTATCTTTAATATACATTACAATAACTTTTGGAAAACTCTCTAAAATCATTTGTTTACGGGATTCAAAGTCTAAAGGGTTATTTGATGTAACCATTAAAGGACTTAATCCAAGAAAGATAATAACTTTCTCATGTTCATTGCAAACACTTTGAATTAAATCTAAATGTGCAGAATGGAGTTCATGCACCTGAAAACGCCCTATCACAATTCCGATATCCTCGGTAGGTTTCTCTACTTTCTTCATAATATTTTCCTTTCGATCTTATTATTTCAGTTAAACATTGCTTATAACTATTATCTATCGCAATGTTTCAATTATTTACTATTTTCGTTACAAAGTCAACAACTATTTATACCAATATATTCTTGTTCCAGACGATTGTTTACATTGTTTACATATGCCCAATTTTGCGGGTGGTTGTGAACCTTCTGTGGTATAACTATCCAAAATACTATCTTTTAAGATATAACCATCAGCACTTTTCTTACACCTTATGCAAAATTGTGGGTCTGGAAGGGTGTCTGCCCATTTTTTCTTATTAGTACAGGATTTTTTACCACGTTTCATAAATCAATTGTTTACTATTTTCGTTACAAAGTCAACTAATATTTTAATTTTCTTTTTTAACAGGATATACCGTTAATGCGTTGTATCTAAGAAGTTTACCTGCGTCAACAATATTCTTGTGAAATATATTAGCATCATCTTCTTTGGTAAAAAACTCTTTACAGTTTCTCCTGTATGCATAATAATCGCCAGTATGTGATATCCATTCCACCGACCAACATTCATAAGTGTCAACCTCTTTTTGAATTTCATCTACCGTAATTAACTTTTTATTAAATTTAAACATATTTCCTTTCTATTTTATCAATGAATTTCAGAATTGTGTTATTACACCAAAGAGTCTAAAGCTTGGCCTACCGTTACTTTCGTTGTGCTGTAGATTTAATCCAACCTTCTCATACACCGTCAACCAAGACTTCTTCATATATCTAATAGTCTATTTATGTTGGACATATTAACGCTTTTGGAACGTGTTAAACGGGATCACCCATTTATGAATATGTAACTATTCCTTTTATTCGACTCACTCTTTAAAGGATGGACACTTCTAATCCTACCTCGTTCTGAAAGTAATACTCTATGCTATTCTAATTTCAAAGTCAACTTATTTCGTATAATCCGCAGGATATTTTTCAGTAGCCTTACCTAATAGATACGCTCTATAGGCCAAAAGTTCTGGAAATGTTCTTGCAGTTGGGCATTGTTCCAACGTGCATTCAAACATATAATTAAACCATTTAGGTATACGGGTAAGATTTGCATTAGGAAATACCTTCTTCTTTTTGGCAACTTTTGTAATAGGTTTCTCTACTAACAAATATCTGCAACTATAACCACAAGTACCCTTATTCAAACGACATTTTGCGTAAGTTTGTATACATTTCATAATTTCACCAATCAATATTTATCACATAATCACCAGCATCTAATAGACCACGTTCCTGTAAATCGTTTGCAATCATTTGAATATTAGGATAGAAGTTGCGATCCCACCACATATCAATCTCCCATTGTTCTGTGTCACTACCCTCTTCTTCGTCTTTCAATGGTGATTTGGGGTCACGATTAAGCCATGCCTTAAAACTTACACCCATTTCTTCGTGATTGACCTCTTCTGGAACAGTATCATTTTCATAATCATCTGCAAACTCTGGTACAGTTATAGGAAAAGTTCCTCGATCTTTACACCCATCTTGTTGTTGGAAGCAATATGGTCGCTTATAAGTATCCTTTACGAGCTTATCCCATTCACTTACATTAATCATATTTACTTTGTTAATTTTCATAGCGTAACCATATACCCCTTCTTATTGAATGTCAATTACCAATAGGCCAAATATACGGTAAATTATTGGGAACCTTCCAATTGAATTGTTTATAGTATTCCGGTGCTTTACGCATTAAATTTGATTTATGTGTGTTATGAAAAGCTTCGTCACCTAACCAAGAAGGATATGTAGTATTTTTGAAATAATTTTTAAATTCTGAAATTTTAGGTATTAATGTATCCTTCATACCACGTTTGATACATTCGTTGGCAATAATTAATGAATATTCGATTAATGTTTCCTCATGTGTTCTCCACGCTTTAACAATAGGATGATTACGCCAACCTTTAGCATTATCACCTAGATGCAATGTTTTTAATATTTGATAACATTCAACCTTCTGTTTATTGAGTCTCCGTTTATCGAGTATTTTAGCACATTCGATAAAATCATTAGATGGTAAAAATGTTTGCATATTAATCCTTTACAAAGCCACCAAAATTAGCTTCATACATTTCAAACTTATCACCATCATGTTCAACAATCCAACTATGTATGGGGATTCTTGATTCGATAGCAGTTACTATATAAGATGGAGTGTTACCATAACCTTTCCAAATAACTACATCACCGACTTCAATATCTTCCCAATCTTTAGTCACAACGCCATCACCTTGACAATATGGACAAGTTTTAATATGGTTATTCATAAATGTTTTAAAGAGGCATCAACCGTCTTCTCCAAAGTGTTATAAATTGGACATGACGCACCAACTCGTTGAGCATCTTCCACCCACATGATATCATTATAATTATGTCGAAATGAATCATCAGGTCTACCGTAGACAAGTTTTCTACGATGTCGAGCCATCCAATAACCCATTTCAAAATTAGTCGTAAGTCCAATTAATTCTCTTGTTCGTGGTATCCAAAACATTATCACATGTGAATTCGAAAGTCCACAATTTTCCCACACTGGTAAATCATAGCGATACTTATCAGATTCAGTCTTATCAATAAATTCAGGAATGATTAAATTGCCATCAAATCCTTTAGACTTGAATAATTCAATAGCTTCAAAACGCCATGAAGTCAAGTGGGTTTGATTTCCTCTAACAGTCACACCCGCTAGAAAAATACTAGGTACATCAAATTTTAATGTATGTATATTAGTTTCGTATCTAATTTCTTTCATTTTTATACACTTTCTCCTGTAATTTTTTCATCGTATAATGATATGTACAAACCTATTTTACAAGATTAAATTGATATGTTGGATATTCAATCTCATAATCATCATTAAGCAAAGAAACACAATTACTAGTAGTTTCTGATACCCGTTCAATATTTTCGTTAATATGTGGAATAATTAACGGAGTATGTGAACACTCATGTATGTGACCATAACAAAAATGTTTAGGTTTAGCTCTAAGTATGTGTTTTCTCAAAGATTTTGAACCGATATGTTCATCTTCTCTGGAATAACTTTTATACGGGCCTTTTAAGATTACATCATTCCAACCATAAGCAGGGCCATGAGATAAAAGTATATCCAAACCTTCTGGAATCTTAGAATAAATATTATCCAAAGCTTCCTCACAAGTCATAAACGCCCAATTACCAAAGGTCGGTGTCCACGGTGTACCATAGATTTTAACACCTTCAAGTTCAACGCCAGAATCGTTTAGAAAATGTACATTATCAGGTAACGACATATAGAAATCACCTGTAGTATTAGTAGTAACCTTTTTAAAGACGAAATCATGGTTCCCCGCAATAAAGACAACATGCTTAACCACTTTATTCTTAATTAACTGGTCAGTCCAAGGTAGGAAATGGTTTTTAAGCCAATACATCTGATTAGTCGGATTATGTGAGCCATTAACAGGACAGATATCACCACTAATAGTCAAAATATCACCAGAAGGAATCTTGAATTCAAGTTCCCCATGTATATCGCTAGTTGCTACTATTTTTACTTCTTTCATATTAACTTTCTAATGGAGTTTACCCCATATATTCATGTGAAAAACAAACACGTACTGAATCTCTTAAAAGTGATTCCTTTGTAGTGCCAAATCCTTTATGTGTTCTTGCTTGACCATCCTTTTTAATATAAGACGGTCTAGCTTTACCATTAGTACTAGTGCCTCTCCACAATTTAGAAGCATTTCGATAATTGCCTAGTACAGGATGCGCTGTTTTAGAGAAATATCTTAACCCTCGATCTTTATATTCCTGTGCAATAGCATCACTAAGCGTCTTACCAATACCTAAACCTTGAAACTCAGGTAACACGACAATTCGGCTTTCTCTCCAATAGCTTTTAATATCTCTACCAGTACCGTGTATCACCCCAACAAAACCAACAGGCTTTTCTCCGATGTAAGCAGTATAACAATGACAGGATGAAGCTAAGTCACCACTTAGATAATGATGCTTTTTGAATAAAATCCAATCTTTGACTGTGGATGGATAAATGTCAAGTTTGATTTTTGGTCGCCAAAGATACCTTCTTTCTCTGAACTCTTGCCTATCAGCGTCATATATAACGTCAGGACATAGCCATTCCTCAACGTCATGGTGGCAAGTTGCTAAAACTAATAACCCATCTTTATACCAATTTTTAATAGAAGCTGATAAGGATTTCGCAGTATCACGATCTACAACAGATGTAAATTCATCAATAAAATTTATTCCAGAGTCAATACACTTTGCACAGTAGGCTCGATGTGCCTCACCATTTGAAAGAGTGCTAAAAGGGCGAAACCACGTTGGAATGGAACGTAACCCAAACGACTTCAATAGTTTTTCACCATTTTCAAGTGTTTTGAAATTCTCAATAACGCTAACTTTATTATCGAAGGCGATAGGTTCGACATCAGGAAACCACTTCTTAATGATAGTAGACTTACCACTACCACTATTACCCACAATTAAAACTAAACCTTTGGTAGGCTTTTCTGGAATCGGTATTACATATTCTTTAAATTCTGTAACATCATAATTGGCTTTTAATGTTTCTATGCTTGTTAAGTTCATCTGAATCTCCTTTATTTCGTATAATCATATCATACTTTTACAGGATGTACAGTAATAAATTTGTGAACGAGAAACTTACCAGAAATTTCCCCCTTCTTAGTAAATTCTTTGTCACCCATTCCTGTCATGTATAAGTGTCGGTGCAATAAACATCGATTTGTCAATAAATTTAAAAGGTTGAATCCTTTACGTGTAACCTTAATCATTCTGGTTTTAATAATCTTACCATTATAATAAGATACATCGTAGAACTCACCTAATTTCAAATCAACTGACTGTAGGTTTCTCATATATCAAATCGATCAATATTAACCGCTACACCAAAATGTAACTTACCATACTTGGTGAAATTCTGATAACGAACTGTTGCCTTTTTGCCAATGTAATGCTTACGATCCTTCAACAACTGAGTGACGTATGCAGTATCACCACGGATACCCGCTTCTGACGTTGAACCATCTTTCAAACGGACTACGATCTTACTAGCCAACCCTGCATCAGAACCAGTACCTTCAAGAAAATCAACAATCACAAACTCTTCATCAATGAAATGCTTATACTTCAAAAGATACTTACTACGCTTATTGTAATACGGAGCATTGGCATAACGAAGAATTGCACCTTCAAATCCTTCACCCGCATACTTATCATGTTCAGCTTCAAACGCTTCATGACTGTTGATTACTACATTCTCTACAAACACAAAATACTTTTCAAGTGTTTTAGAATCAATAGTAGCCTTCAATTCTCGTTTAAGGTCTGAAAAACGCTTTGCAAAACCTTCCTTTGAATCGTCTACAATACCATCGAAAATCCACAATTTACAAAGCTTCTCACTTTCATCAATTTCAGCTTGTGTTGGTTTCTTCTTACGCACAAGACTCATGATCTTCTCAAAGAATTGACCGTGTGAATAAATTTCACCATCAACCACACCTTTAGGATGCTTGGCAAAGAAGGGTTTAAGTGCCTTCTGAATATGTGGACAGCTTAGATAATCTTCACCCTTACGAGTGGTAATAGCTGTAGCTGTATTCACCATTCTTGCACCATCGATCTTACGACTTGCCAAGATGGGGAATACAACACTATCCTTAAATTCAATATACTTTTCAGCAAGTTGTGGCTCAAAATACTTTAGACAGGTATCGATATTTGCAATATCTTCACTATAGCCTGTTTTAAGCTTCTTTTCAATTTTAGCTTCTGCCTCTGCAATAGCCTGTTGTTCATCGGAAGTCTCATTAGCCTTGCCAATGTTCTTACCCTTACACACAGTAGGCGCAGATTTGCTCTTAACACCGTCTATTTGACCATCTACGGTATAATAAGTGTTACCCTCGACTATGATCTGCCATGTCTGAATTGCTGACGTTTTAGTTCTTTTGTAAATAATTGGATATGTTTTATTCATGTTTAATAGACTACATTGTTTAATTGTATTAGTCAATAATTATTTTCCATCATCAGTATAACGATTTTTGGCATCCACCAACTCTTGAATCTTCTCGACAATATGCTCATTACCCTTTGGGAATTTTGATGAAGGAAGACCAACGATCTTACCAATTCTTTCAACTAACCTATACCATTCAACAAAATCTGATATCTCTGCATCAAGTTCTGCCATAATTCTATTATTCATTTCATCAATATCATTTCGTAGTGTGTCAAAATCCATATTAATCCTTTAATTTGAGATAGATTAAACTAGGTTTACGAGACTGTTTCAATTGTTTGCCTAAAGCATATCCCGCAACTCTAGCACTCGCTTGTTCTACAAAATTCTTAGCTACAATGTAATTTAAGTCACCTTTGATAAGCTTTAGAACCTTTGGTTTCCAACTCTTCCTAACACCAAGTGTATGTGAAGCATAATTTTTACGATACATAGCAATAGTGTTGTAAGGTCGATTGATTACCTGTTCAATTTCTTGATTAGTCAAATGCCAAGGGACACTCGACCAAAATTTAACTGCATCTTCATGTGATTTCTTAGCTAGTTTTTCAAAGTTATTCATATTAAGCCTTACCCGATACGTAATCTAACTGGTTTCTCAAAATATTCAATTTCATCATCTTTAAGGATAATGCCAATTCTGCATATACCTGTTTGACACGCAAACGTACCATCTTCATTTTTAGTCAAAATATCATCATCAAATAACAACCAAGTGTCGTTTTTATCTCTAGGACATGGTGCAGGATAGCGACCTTCCTTTTTAACTTTGTAATACTTCTCTATTGTAAAATCATATCCCATAATTTATCCTTTATTTACCGTAGCCAGTAGTATACGCAATTATTGGTGCAAAGTCAAGATATTGTTTCGGAACATTATCAGTCAACCATACCCCATTCTCGGATTTGTAAAACTTAAACCCATTCTTATGCATTACACCCGCATGTACCATAAGAATAATAGGTTCTCCATGTCGTGAACCTACTGAATAAGCTGTTTTAAGATTGTCAGATAAATGAACGTGTTGACGCTCCATTTTCTTCAAACCTTCTTTCATGATACCATTAAGAAAACGTTTAGCTGTTCCATGATATAAAATATCTTCTGGAACACTCTCAGGAAGATTCAAATTAATATTAATCGAATGTCCCTGAGAGGCACGAATCTTTGTACCATCATCACTATAGGCGAAACGCTTCTTATTGTTCTCTTCAACCACCTTATCAAGAAAATTCCTATTAAGGTAAGTGTCAGGCTTATAGTAATTATTGTATCTGCGGATTAATTCATTGACATCAACCCAACCTTCGGAATCCATATTCAATTTCAAAAGTTCTGGTTTATGTCGTAAACTTAAACACAATATTTTACTAACTTTGCGAATGTCCATATTAATCCTTTATTCGATCATTCCATTGTTTAATAGCTTTTGGATCACCATCTAAGGTAAAATGTGACAACACACAACGCTTTGCTTCATTATAGTTTGTCTTATATGTAAAGACAGTATAAGGATTGCGATCACTATGTTCGTACCACACCCCACCCATTTCATCAATTTGAAATGTAAGAATCTCGCCACAAAAGGGACATGGTAATGGTTTAATATCTTCGTTCATTTTAATTTATCCTATGGGTTGGAAATAATTCGGTACTACCCGCTTCTGGTATGTATTTTCTATTATTGTATGTCGAACATCCAGTAATAAATGTAATACAAACTAGACATAGTAGTACCTTCATTATTTATTCCTCTTCCGCTTTCACATTGTAAATAGGCTTGATCTGCTTCAACACCGTAACCGTATCCTGAATGTTCTCCAAGATTTCAGCAATAGGCTTGTAAGCATCAGGTGCTTCGTCCAACGTAGACGCACCCACCGTAGATGAATAAATATCCTTCATCGTATCCTTGAACCCTTCCAAAGACAATTCACGCTTCGCCTGTTTACGAGACATTAAACGACCTGCACCATGAGGCGCAGAATAGTTATAATCTTCGTTACCCTTACCAACACAGATTAACGAACCATCACGCATATTGATAGGAATTAAGCACACTTCACCCGCTTTCGCAGAGATAGCACCTTTACGCAAAATCATAGCATGAACATCAATGTAGTTATGAATCGTTTCAAATTGTTCAGTAGGCTTAATATGCATTGTACGGCACAAGATATCTGCAATAGCCTTACGGTTCTCACTTGCCATCTTCTGAGCAATATGCATATCGTTTAAGTAACAATCAAACAAGTCACCTTCCAAATAGGTCAAAGCTTCGTTAGCCACGGCATTACGTTTCTTCAATTCAGCAGGAATCATGTGTTGTAACCCCTTGGCTTTCAACTCGTTAATGATTTCTTGAGTAGACTTCAAACCCTTCTTGGAATGATAATCAACAGCCTTGTTCTGGTAATGTTCAGCAACACGCTTACCAAAGTTACGAGAACCCGTATGTACGACTAAATAAAAATTACCCTCATCGTCCTTATCAATTTCGATAAAGTGGTTTCCACCACCCAACGAACCAATGGACTTACAAACCTGACGAGGATCAAAAGCTTCCTTACAGATAGCCTTATCCAATTCAGGAGTAAAGTCAACCACCATAGACTGACGAGAATTCATACCCATAGGGATGTTACGCTTAACAATTGAGTCAACCTGTTCCAAGGTTAAAGAAAGCGTATCAAATTTAGTCACAAGAACCCCACATCCGATATCAACCCCGGTTAAATTAGGAACAATTTTATCAATAATTGTCATAGTAGTACCAATAACACATCCCTTACCAGAATGACAGTCTGCCATAATGCGTATTTTAGAGTTATATACCCATTCTTCATTACATAACTCTAAAATTTGTGCTTCACAAGAAGGTTCGACTGTTGATGCAAACACCTTCGCAGTATTAAATTGTCCTTTAATCTCTTTCATGTGTAATAATCTACATTATTTCGTAGCTATTGTCAACAATTATATTGGTTTTTCTAATTTATATAGTGTCCAACCTTTAAGATTTCTTCGTCCACCGTCAGGTAATATTAAAGCGTGTTTAAATTGTTGATAGTCTGAACCACATTCTTTAATTTTCTTTTTGATTCCACCTTCTATTATAAAAATTTCACCTATGGGCGATACTAATTTCCATAAATTTGAGTGTGGATTATTTAAACCTAATTTCGTATCTGATAATTTTTTTCTAGTTTCAGGATTCTTTGTATAGTGTTCACCAGTTTTAGGATCAATTCCTATAGGATTTAATTTTACTCTTTCTGATGCTTTTCTTTTCTGTTCATCAGTCCATCGATTACCATAATTACCATTCTTCTTGCCACGATTAGATTCACTAAGTTTTTTGCGCCATTCTTCTTTATTAGGATGATTAGTCCAATTGTCACCCCATGTTCCACCCTCACAAATATTATAACCCACATTGCGGTCATTAGCTTTTAATGTGGCTATCCAGTATCTTTCTCGTTCTAATAGCTGTTCCTGTGTAGAACATTCTTCTAAAATAACTTTTACAAAATTCTCTGCACCATAACATTCAATAGCTTTCTTTAAGATATAACCAGAACCTAAATACTCTGGATTTTCTTGTGGCGCAAACTTTGAAAGTCCGATATAAATTTTACCATTTAATTTGTTAGTTGTCTTGTAAATGTACATAATTGTATTACTCCTACAATTATTTAGTCTACAAGCTGATAAAACAATACCACAACCTAAACAAATTTATTTCAAACATTTAATTGAATCTGCGCCATATGTTCCACTTGGAGCCATCCAACTAAAGCAACCAACACCTTTTTTGGATTTTTTAAGCTTCCAAAAATCATCAATTTGCATTAAATTAGAAACTATTTTAATTTTTGAAGCCCCTTGTGCAATACAAGGAACAATAAAAAGTTCGTTATAATCTTTACTATTTATATCTCGAAAGATTTCGGCGTGTACTAATTTTTTGAAAAATAATATCTTAGTACCCGCTACTTTAGGTTTAACTGTAACACCTACAGGGTAATGTAAAATATACTTTCCTTGCTCTGTGCAACCCATTGTCGTAACTGCCGACCTTCTATCTTTTACTCTAATTACTTTCCAACCCTTTATAGTTTTCATATTACCTTTCCTTCTTTATATCCAATTTCATTTTCAACCCATGCTCTGGTAACAGGCGCAATAATCATTTTCAACCTATTTTTAGTATACCACGCTAGAACCTCATCCTTACTATTGATAGCCATCCCTGCACCTCTCCAATCTGCTACCATCTCCTGACGGTATACCAATGGCATTTCTAAGGGGCGTAGCTTACCATCATCATTCTTCAATAGCCAATATTGGGGATGATGTTTATTACATTTCTGGTGAGACTTCCAAGCATAATCAAAGTTTGTTGCACATTCATCAGTATTGCTTAAATCTCCATAAAAGTATTCACGATAAGGTATAAACTCTGATGGACGCAATTTTGATAAATCGTGTACAAGCCCTCGCCAAACCAATCCATATTTTAGACAGGCTTTAAAAACGTAGTACTTATGTATTAAAATGTATCTTAGATATTTTAGATTAATATTCATTTTTCTTTCCTGCCTGTCTTGCTGACTTCTTATCAACTCTTAATGATCGTCTACGATGTGCAGTATTCTTTGACTTCCTACGACCTGACATACCTTTAGGATTAATTTTATCACTATATGGTTTCATTTAGCCTCAAAATCCTTACATTCGTTAAACCATAACATCATGTTGGTGGTTTTTAAACATTGTCCTCTTGAAGGATAGTCTGGATATAGATTGCAATATTCTTGAAAATGTTTACACGTTCTACAACATTTTACTATAGTATAAGCCTCTACAGAATATTCACCACTTGATGGCATAGGTACTAATCGAGCATTGGGATTACTTTTCTTCCATGCCAATATAGCCTTACTCTTACTAGTGTGGTGAACTATCACCTGTTTAATTGCATCTGAACCCTGTTCAGTATATTTAATCAATACTTCTTTACAAGATTTCTTATACTGCTTCTTCATGTTTATAGTCTCTCATAAAAACGTGATACTGTCAACAAAAAATCCACCACCCTTTCGGGCAGGGGACTTCTAACTTCTGGTTAAAGTTATTTCTTAGGCATTACAGGTGCTACTTCATCCTTTTGGGACAATCCTACCCATGTCTGCGCCCCTGCTCCTGCAACGGTGCTAGGATACGTGCCATTCCACTTGTCGATACGTGCCTTCTCAACCTCAATTTGACGCAACTCAATCAACTGAGGGTTGTTATTAGCCTTGGCAAGTGCGACATTGATAAACTCAATACCATCAGCTTCACCCTTGGCTTTTGAACGTGACGCTTCTGCAAGTGCCGTAGCCTCGCTATTAATACGAGCATTCTTATCCTTCTGTGCATCCAAGAAAGCTGACGCATTAACCTTTTCCTGCTGACTTACAAAGGTCTGATCGATAGCATCCTGAATCTTAGGATTTTCATAGGTCATACCACCGAACATACCAACCATTGTAATAGTGATACCACGAGTCTTGAAGAACTCAATAACATCTTCCTGAACCTTCTTTGCCATTTCATTCTTCTTATTACGCAAATCGTCAAGCTTATACTGAGCAGAGAAGTTAGCAGAAGTCATTTGAACCCTTCCACGAATTTCACTATTCATAACAGCTTTCAAACCAGAACTAGGGTAGAAGTACAAGAAATTAGAAGCATCCTCTTCCTTGATATAAGCGGTACAAGTCCAACCCATGCTGAATCCAACTGAATCCATACTTTCAGTCCAGATAGCATTATCTTTACCCTTTACCTGACCTTCTTTTGCAACCCATTCCTCTGTAACAGGTTGACGATCAACGATAATCAATACAGAAGTCGGAATATACTTACCATCAGCGATCAAGCGACCTTCCTGTACCCAACGATGCATAACCTGAATACGCTTAGATGCAACCTTTTTCGTTTCCAAGAATGATGCAGAGTTGAACTTCACTTGACCGTTTCCGTCAATATCCAAAGGAATGACGAAAGCTGTCTCATTAGGCTTAACATCCCTGTATTCAGGAATATCGTAAGGTCGCATACAACCAGTAGTATTCAAACCAATGATAAGCATACCAATAACAATACTCACGTTCTTACCAGTATTCTTAGGAAGGAACATAAACATTGCCACGATGCCAAGCAAAGCCACTAATACAGTCTTAATCAAGAACTTATTAGCTGTAAACACGTTCAAGGTCTGCCAATCGCCATCAGTTCCATTCACATTGGCAAGAGCCAACTTCGTAGAAATGACAGGTTCAACAGCCTGACCCCACAACGCACAAATACACACTACCACCAACGTCAACAATCCCAACACAATCAACTTTGTTTTCATTTTTATTCTTTCTTTTACTAACATTTATTTAATACATTTACTATCAACACTTTATCCAACATATTCACACACTTTATCTTTATTATCTAGCGCATGTTTATCCTTTCGTTTTAATATAAACAATCCAACCAATCACTCCAAATACTGCCAACACGATCAATACTAGCATACCCACGTTGAAAAGCATAACACTATTTTTACTTTGTTCAACTTTTCTTGCTGTCTCATCAGACACGGTATAAGTTCCATTGACTCTTTCATCGGCTTCAACTGTTCCAAGATACTGTGTATTACATAGATATGCAGGAACGGTCGTTACCACATTTGAACGAGTTGTTACAAGTGTAGGTGCAACTGGATATGCGTTATTTACATAACTTTTTGTAGAGTTGTTATTATGATTGCCAAAAATCATATACAACATCAAATAATCAGTCATTCCAAACCCTGATGAATGATGTGTGGTATAGGAAGGACGGTCATAGGAATATGATCGATGATAATTAGGAACCATTCGACTTGTTGAGTGACTTGGAGTAGACTTATTAAACCAACTACGGGAAGAGGTTTTAATAGGTGCAGGAGTATATTTAGGAGTAATTTTACTTGAAGATGAGTTATATTTTGGCATCGTCAATGGTGCGGGTGTAGACCTTGGAGTAATGCTAGGGGTTCTGACAGACTTACTAGGTGTTGCAGACCTACTAGAAGAGTTATATGATTTACTAGAGGTAGAACTCTTACTACTATAAGAGCGTGATCCAGATGAACGTGAACTAGAACTTGAACCTCTAGCATCAGCATACGAGACACACATCAACACTGCCAACACCATTACAATAATTTTCTTCATTCTTTTATCCCTTTTGTTTGTTATTATTTCCACCACTGCTAAATACGATACCAAACAAAGATAGCATAGTCAACATTAAAGTGTGTAATAAATCAACTTTTTGTAAATCTCGCTAATTGCGTAATTATCAACAGCATATCGAAGCTTAGTAGTATCCTTTAATACTTCCAATTCCTTCATCTTTTCTTCAACAGCGTTCATAATAAAATTATATTCAAACTTACCTGCACGAATGTCACGTAGATACTGCAACTGTTCACCATCAAATCGAACAAGTGGCACACCATTTGTCAAGATGTTCTTTCCACTTAACATTAGTCTCATGCAATGCATCATATTCTTTTGATCGTAGTCAAGCAATCCCTTTTCCTGATCCACCCAACGTGCATCATTACGATTATTCTTCCACTCCCAATAAGACTTCCATTCAGCTACATCACGCTTATAGGCATCTTCATTCCAAATGAGTAAGCCATAAAACTTAGTAACTTCGTCTTCCAATGGGATAGACTCTGGCACAAGATTTTCATCACCACGAAACACACCTTTAGCTTCATCACCGTAGTAATAAAGTCTATAGATATGTGCAGTTTGTTCAAGTCTAGCACAATTAAATTTACTCAAATCAAAAGGAACTACTTCGGTACTGCCACCATAAGTACTAGTAATTTCAGTAAGTTTAATAGGTCTAGCAGGTGGAAGATTGTATATCCTTCCCTCTGGAATTACAAAGCAGTAATCTTCCTTGACAGGACGCTCTACAGGCTTCGGATTATTCACCTTCTTATTCTTACCCTTTGCCTTTTGAATCTGTGCATAAGCGTATCCATTAAAACTATGGTAAGACTTCTGACTTACAAACAATTCATTATTGGTAAGTAATACATCCATTCGGGCATCCTTATAAATGATGCACTCAGCGGGAGTAAACAATAGCTCTAACACATTGGGATTATTTTCAGCGCAAAGTTGCATGAACTTCTGTAGTTCAAAAAACTTGATATCCTGTTTATCATCAGCGACTTCCAATTGGTGATCGTCAAATAAAGTCTTTTCACTTTCAGGAAAAATATAGATACCCCTGATATCGGTATCAGAGGTTTCAATATTGGTTCCATAAGCATGTGAACCACTGATACATTCAAAGATGATGTATCCTGTCTTTCGCAAATCTTCAACAGTCATTTTCTTCATAATTAATCTTCCGCAATCAAAATTTTATCGGCTTTATCGATACAAGAGATATTAGGTCGTTGTAAGATGTTACCCATTCGTTCAATCACTTCTTCTGGAACCTTATCTTCTACTCGCTTACTATTACGAGAATAGCACTTCATAATGGGTATGTCAATAAAAACAATTTTGGTAGTATATTCGTATTCATCAGCCATATTCACCCACTCATTACGAATTTGTGCCACCAAACCAGTTGAATTTATAATCACATCTTTGCCTTGTGATAAAAGCATTCTGGTAATACTTTTCGCCATACCGATGATAAATGGTTCAGCTTCTTTATGATACTGATGTCCAAAGATATGTCTACGAATCCAATCAAGTTCAACTACAACGTGAGACTTCTTGTTATTTTTAATCCAAGTGTTCTTACCACAAGCGGGTAAGCCCATCATTATAATCATTTCAGGCTTCTTTTTCATTTTGGTATCTTTTTAGTTATAGCGGGACATTCACCGCAATGACATTTATAATATCCGTGACTAACATTCTTAGTTAGATATCCACACTTTTTACAACTTCTCTCAAATTTTTCTTTACTAATTGAAGGTTTATAATGAGTTTTTTCTTCAGGTGGTGCAATTGATTTCTTATCAACTGTCCACACTGAAATTAAGCGAGGAACCTTATAAATCCTACGATCTTTTTTCATCGCTTCAAATGTTATAGATTCTTCACTAATAGTTTCTACTATTTGATTCAAAACGTCTTCCTCAGTATTACCATTAGCCACAACACCACTCAATATAGAAGGACGAATAATTTCACAGAGTGTACTAATATTATTCTGTAATCCACCATAATAGCGAGTCAAGTTGCCGTTTCCTGTCGCTCTACCATTAGGACGTTCATGGATGATAATTTCAATATCATTTTCATCACAGAACTCTTCAAGCGAAACCTCTCTTAGAAAGTCACGTACAATTTTCATACTTCCTCAACTCTATAGATAGAATTATCTGTAAATACAAACAACTTACCATAATTTTTACCAGTTTTTTTAACCGTTGAAGAAACAAACATTCCATCAACTTTAACACCATTTCGACAATCACGCTCCAATAGGATAGATTCGCCTACGACAATTGGTTTAACCAATTTCCCTGTAACCCAATACCCATCAAACGGTGACAAGTCATTAAGATGTCCACACTCATACTGTTCAACACTTGCAGTAGGTACAAGCGGATTATCAACAGCACTAATTTTAGTTATTTTAGTTTTCATATTTACCTCAAGTAATTACTATGTGAAAATGATGCCATAACCAGATGATAATGTCAACACATTTCCATATACCTAATGGGACAAATATTACACACGCTATCATCATCGTTGCAATAACTTCACCCATACCGCTGAATGCTGAACCGTCCATATATATACCTCACTTCAAAGCATTGGCAATCAACGCTTTAGCCTTAGTGTTGATAGCATCTTTACACAATTCGTTCATACGAAGCGTCATAATACGGTCTGCATACGCACCAATATCAATACTAGCAATAGACTCTTTCACCTTATCATCAATAATAGTGTAAACCATAGTATCAACATGTGAACGAATAAGACTTTTAAGATGCTTCTCAAACTCCGTATTCAATTTGATTGCATAGCCATAACCAGTACTAGACATGTTACCAAATTCCTTGGCAACGATCTTATCAGCCTCACCATTAATCTTCTTGGTGATTTCCTCAATCTTAGCCTTGATAAGTTCATCCTTCAAAAGAACTCTAAGATGTTTGTCAACGAAATTCGCAATGACTCCATCCTTCAACTTCAATTCGAATTCTTTATCATCGCCAATCAATCGTTCCAATGCAGGTATATCTAATTGTAAATTAATCATATTATTTCCTTTTCTGTCCAACCCATTTAAATTCCACTCGTCCTGAATAGTCTACCACATCCCAATAAGCAAAGCCACCTTTAATTGCTTGAATTTGAAAGTTTTTTACCGCTTCACTAATCTCTGCCTGATGTCTCACTTGTTCTTCAATGGCATGTTGCCTACTATACATTAAAATCAATGCTTCATGGTCAGCGTTATCAAATGGATATCCCGCACACCCACCAGAATAAAGTAACACAATCGATAGTAGGACACTTTGTAATAGTTTCATATAACACGCACATTAGCAACATTTTACACCAAATAGTAAAAGGATTACAATGATAATAATAGCTTTATCCGAATTTTTCATTTTCAAGTCTTTCTGACAACTCGGTTAATTTCTTACTTAACACTACCATACGGGCATCCATTTCGACAAGTGTTAATTTCTTGTCGTTATAATCATCCAACACTTCATTGCATAACGTTCTAATGTTAGCAGTTTGTAATAATAGTTCGGTTCTTACTTTATTTTCCACGATAACCTATAATCTTAAATTGTTCCTGATAATATTCAGGAGGCTGTTGTGCAATTTTATTCCACAAATCTTTGATAATGACTTTACGTTTTTCTAACGTATCTTCATCGTATACTCGTTCCTCTACTTCAATAGCCTTACCAAGGTCTGGATTGATCGGGGGAAGTACTTGTGTAGTATCTGAGGCATCTTCCTCAATGTGTTTACCCTCTCGGCTCACATAATTTGACAAATACTCTTCAATAGTTTTACCGTTCTTTTGGAGTTGTCTACGCAAAAGTGTTACATTAATTTTACTTTGTTTCCCTGTCACACGACATGTAACAAATGTAGGAAATGTATTATCTTTTGGGCGACCTTGCTTACGTTTTTCTGCATTTTCAATATTCATACTTCAAATACCCTTCCTTGCTTAACGACTAATTGTTTAGCACTAAATCCATTCCAGTATCTATAATCCTTAATAGTATCTCTGGCTTGTTGTCTTGTGAACGTATACCATCTATGTTCACCAGATTCCTTCTCTTTGATAATCCATAACGTTTTTATTTTCATATTAACCTTTCAACTTATAGACTACCACAGCGATATCATTTTTGCAAAGGATATCTTCAACCATCTGTACAATTTTGTTCCAATCACCTCTGGCACGATCTGCACCCATTTTATAAGGCATATGTACAGAAAATTCAAATCTTTCTGCATAATTCTTAACATGCGTTAAACAACTATCCAAGGCATCATAGCGGATAGGTGGATTACCATGTTCATCAGCACCAACCATGTGTTGACCTACCATATTAGCTACCACGATATCATATAGTGATGGTGGGGATACAGTCACAAATTGTGTCTTACCTAGTCGGAAAGCTGTATCAACATCAAAAGTATTCGGTTCATTAAACCATCGAATGTATTCACTACGAACTTTAGGCCATTTTTCATACAAAGCTCTAGCAACGCCAGAACCCATCATACCTTGATCGTTCACTATATGCATAATAAGCGTACTAACTAATATTCCATTATCACTAACAAGTGAAATAGGATCAGTAAGATCACCCTCAACATATTTTATTTTAACCATAATATTCCTGCCATTCTTTACCTATAATACGTTCTCTTCGACGTTCCAAAGATGCTTTAGCTTCTTCACTATCACATGGTTGGAATGGTGACAAGTTTAATATACCGTTTTGTCTACGTTCAATCTCACGCAATAAACATAGATTACCATATTCCATAGCATCATTACCTTTATACATATGACAGAAGGCATCCCTTGCCACTTTCGGCACAGGACACCCACCGCACATAGCAAAGGCGATATCTTCACCGTATGCAGTTATCATATTAAATACCAAATAGAACTATGAATCCACAACCAGAAGTGAACAACATTACAAAGATAATTAATAGTATTAAGATTATTGCTGTATGTTTCATATTATTCCCCTTGTCTGATAAAGATAGCCCATCCCATTAAAAAGATTGCGATATCTCGGAATTTTGATCCATCATCTCCACTAGTTCCGAATCCTATTAAACCGAATGCTAGGTAAAAAATCACATAAGATGCTATTGTCATTGATTTGTTCATAATTTATTCCTCATGTTTAATTAAGTAATCAGGACTACGTGCCTTGACTGATACGCTAGGATTCTCATTTAATCGTAAAACAACACCCTCACGCATAGTCTTGTATAACACAGATGTCCCATTACTGTATCCAAGTAAGTAATGTACAATAACATCCTTGGTATTGCAAACTATTTCTTTAGAAGGAACGAAGTTTGCATCAAGTACAGGCACAGTCGTTAAACCATGCTTATCACAAAATGCCTTCAATTCATCTACACCTAAACGTTTACCATCCATATACACGTTGAATACAAATAGATCAACACCAGTAAGTTTATAGATATTACCCTGAATACCCTCACCTACTTGCTCACCCTGAATAGCAACACGGCACTTGTAAGACTTTAAAACCTTCTCAAGATCATATCGCTTTGCGGTCTGCCAGTACTTAGAGTTGTCAGGTTTCTCAAGTTTGATATTACGAGAGCATACACCAAACACCTTACGATTGAAACCCCAATGTTTCTCAAACGTGGTATAGAATGTCGCACTCTGTCCCTCTAACTTCTCAGTCACATAAAAACTCTTCTCAAAGTTCTCAGAAATGACATTGTACATATTCTGGATATTCTCTTCATCAGTCTTAGAGACAACACCGACAGGCCAACCGTTCTCCTTTTGATTTAATTTTAAGTAAACCGTTCTAAAGGCTTTGAAGTTCATAAGGTATCTAAGCACCTTGTTCTGGTGTTTAGGGACGCTAAGAGCTTTCTCTTCCTGTGCCTGTGGATCATACTTAGTGATACCCATAAGTGCTGTAACATCATCACCCTCTTCAATAGTCTTTAATGAAATTAGAGCATGACGTAAATTAGAAATAGTATCAATAGGAACGATAAGACCTTGTGAAAGCTGTTTACGAAGCTTGATAGTTCTTACACGGAACTTACGCTCACGAAGGAATTCAAATTCAGGACGATCAGGTACTAGTGAATCAATTTCGATATAGACGACTAAATCACCAATCTTGAATCCATCCTTCTTAGCCACAACAACTTGCCAACCCTTGACAAAGGCTAGTTCGATTTTATCAGCACCGTCAATGGCTTTAACATCAATAATTTTCTGAATACTTGCTAATTTTCTCTCACTCATTTTAATTCTCCTTATTTACAAAAATGATATATCAATCCACCGACGATTACAAGCAAAATAATAATACCAAATATAGGCATCATATCTTCAATCTCATCATCAGTAGCGTACATCTTAAATACGATTAGATTCCAAAATCGTTGTGAATCTTTATCATCCCCACCTAGACCGAGCATATTAGATATCCTCTCCTGCCATTTCATTGTAAGCACTATCCAAATCTTTTTCCAATTCTGCCACACGCTTACGTAACTCTTTATTCTCTTCCTCAATCTTACGCATAGGATGCTTTTCACATACCTTGATGTGCTCTGTCAAGACTTCTGAACCGTGTGTAGGTGTGTTAGGTGGATACATTTGCCCACAATACACACAAGTCAACGTCTGTGTAGTACGTTGAAGCTTTTGAACCCATTCCCTAGCTTCATTACGCTCTTTGGTAAGAGTTTCAATTTGAGTATTCAACCCATTAAAAGCACCTTCAACCATTTCAACTATCTTCACAATTCTCTCCTTTAATCGTTGTTACTTTAATATTATTCTCTTCTAAAAGTTTCGCACATACTGGACAACATTCAATTGGTCTAAGTATGCCACTCTTCCCTGTTCTTAGCAAGACAATACTGAATAATCTTTGTCCATACTTACGTAAGGCTTGAATTTCGGCATGAAAACCTCCACCCTTACGATTAAACCGTTGGCTATTAACCACCACACCAAGCAATTTACCACGCTTATCAAAGCATATCACAGCTACCTTAGTGTGACAATGACTTTTTAAAGCTTTACGTATTCCTTGTTGCACCAATTCGGGTGAAGCTGTCATTACTTAATCTCTTCTGTGTCAACTAGTCCAATACCAGTATCTTCACCAGACTCTTCAATACGTTTAATACGATCTTTCAAAGCTTTAAGTAAAACTTCTCGTGGAATGGACTCATAACCAATATTAGTATCCACGGTAAAACAAAAATCTAACACATGTTTATATTGTTTCATAAGTCCTTTCAAATGGTACACCCGACAGGATTCGAACCTGTAGTTGCAGTTCCAATTACGGTTACATAGGGTAGAAACCTAGTCCGACTACGGGTGCAATATTAAAATCCCTTCCCCTGTCTGATGATATTGTAAACCACCAGACAGGGGTTGGATACTACTTACGCACCGATGCCGACAGACTCGGCAACAGGCGCAGTAGGGGCTTCAACAGGTGTGGAAACCTGTGCGACAACTTTCTTAGCCTTACGAAGTTCCTTGGCAAAGAGCTTACCTTCGGGAGTAACCTTAATCCACTCCTTCAACATAATCTCGCTACCATCAGTAAACTTCACCAACTTAGCAGGACGACCCTTCTTACCACTCTTCACATCAACAATACTATAGTTCATTTCTTTCTCCTTCTCTCACATTTAAACACACGTTTACCAACACATCTCTCACTTACAGATAATAGGTTACACTATTAATCCGCTTCTGTCAATAATTTCTTCAAAGATTTTTTACCACTCATAAAATATTTCCAATGTGCAACCATATCACATACACGAACTATAGCCCACATAAGCATAGCAACAGCAAAAGCAACTATACTGAAAATTCTAAAGGGTGGTGCATAGATCATTAAACCAATAATCACAAATATAAAAAAACTTCCCAATGTACCCGTAACCAATAATGCAACTAAATTCTTAAATAATATCTTTTTACTCATAAATCCTTTCAAGCAAACATCTTAGAGAAATCCATCGCAATCTTCTCAGCCTTAACAACCGCATCCTTACGGACATCAGCACTAACTTTCAAAGTTTCCTTGTCCAAGTTGCCGAAACTCTCTTTCAAAGCGTCAAACATCTTTGAAACTTCTGGATCATTATTAATATTATACTGTGGCAAAACCTCAGTAATATGCTTGATCTTATCCACAAGTGTCTTCCAAACAACCTTGGAATCATCTTCACCACGGTTACAACGATCTTGGATATCCTTAATCAAAGCTTTGACAGGATTCAAGATAGTTTCCATGATAGCCTTTTGTTGATCACGTACACTAGCTTCCGCACTAGCCTTAACATCTTCCACAAGCTTATCCTTAATATCGTTACCTAACACTTTCAAAGCTGTCTGTGTACGCTCAGACTCAAAATTCACATTAACATTGATATCAACTCCGTAGCCTGTACGAATCTCTTCAACGCTAGGCAACTTGATATTTTCCTTGTCAGTAATTTTACTCAATTGTTTCTTAGCGACTTCATAAAGTTCACCCGTTTCAGCCACTTTAAGCAAAGCTTCGACTTTGATATAATGTTCTGAAAGTAACATATCCAAGTCATGTTTAAACTTAGGGTAAGTTGTGATAGGAACTGCATACATGTTACCAATTTGGATAGCATGTAGGTTAAAATGATTACGAATCTTCCCTTCGATTGTACGGATAGGTTTAGCCCAAATCTTAGGGATAATGGATACCATAGCTGATACAGTTCCATTATCAGAAGTATTAAACTCTTCTGTCTCTTTGGAAATGGTTTTAGCTTTCTTTGCGCTAGAGCATGAATGAATACTAAAATCATACCATACTACAGGAATCTCATTTTTTGATACGTTCATATTAATCCTCTACTGTCAATGTAAGTTTTTTAGGTGTCAAATCGAAAAACCCATGACCTAAATTTCTAGCACCTTCTCTGGTATGACACAAAACTAATCCGCGATGTGTTATATCACCAACCTCAAAACTATCATCGACACAGTTAAGATACATTCTATTTTTAATATCGCTATATTCTGGTTTCTTAGTAGCTAAAACCCATTTTGTAACTTTTATCATATTATACCTCAATCGAAATCTTTTTCTTAGCTTTCTTCACAACCTTGGGAACATCTGCAACCACAGGTTCCACAGTATCTTCAACCTCTTCCACCTTCTGCTTCTTGACCTTTGCTCCCTTGGCCTTTTTAACACGCTTCACATCCTCTACAACGGCTTCATCCTGTGAAGTTGAGGGTTTACCTGCCTTGGCAACTTTCCACTCTTTCTTCGCCACATAAGCCCAACCCTGTTTAACAAGGTAGGTAGCTGAATCATTCTTCACACGCTTTACAACATTCTCTTTCTTAATACATTTCATAATTTTATTCCTTTCACTAACGTTTTCAACACTAAATTGCACCAAAGTCGTGTTCAGCAATACAGTAAGCGTTGTACACCTACTTACCAATCCCCGTTCACTTTATGAGGTATTAGCGACCTCTTATTCGTTACTATGTTCGCCTCATAGGGAGACTTTGGAACTCCCCCTGTCGCATTAATCTGTGTGGATTTATTTACCGAATCTACTTCGTTGTATCCGAACCACACAAACCCATCTGCATTCTTTACATTACATCTTTAATATCTTTTATTCGAAACTCGTTATGACATCTTGCACAACTGATTTGATCGTTAGTCCAAACAACTTCCCAATTCTGTTTAACCTCATCCCAACTAAGATCAGCTTTGATATAAACATCATACCCACATTTAGGACAAACTTTCTGCTTAATCATCTTTATCTCCTGTGTTGTTACTTCTCGCACTCAATGTAAATACTCTAACACACCTTTATTAATCCGTCAACAATTATTTTACCAAAGTCGATAAAAATAATTGAACAGAATACTGACCAATAATCAACAACGCTGACACAATGATAGCATCAACAAGAATACCCTTATAAAAGTAAACTTTATTCAAAAATTCGTGCTTTGGTGTAAATTGATAATTCTTAAAAACACTTAAAATCCCTGCCAAAGGAATTACGATACCAATCAAACATACCATTAATATTACAATTTTCATATTATTCCTCTAATTTCAATTTAAGTTGTTCACCGACATATCCATTCAAATAATCATATACCATTTCATTGCTACCGTCAATATCAGAAACAATCATTTTAGGATTATTCTTCTTACACCAGTTAATCACCTTATGTGGTGCAATAGATACATTCTGTGTTACCAATCGTTCAATGGTATTATTAGTAGTAAATTCCTTCACAGGTGAAATAATACCAATATCAATACGCATTTTCACATTAGGGTAGTCAATTAAATATGCTATTAAAATCATTTTTTCACCTTTACAAAAGCTCCTGCAATTAAGATCAAGATCATCAATACGCCTTCGATCACATGCCAACCCATCATATACTGAAAGAATATTGGATGTACAGGAATTATCCAAGAACCCAACTGACTCAATATAATAACACGAGACACCCAACAAAGTAAAGCGCAAAAGTATTCATTCTTCAAATAACTTAATAGAAACTTATAGGCTTCATTATTGACATTCCAACCCGCTATGAAGATAGCCACTGCAAATACTGTACTCCAAGTTATCATTTTTTCACCGTTAAATAATAGTGGCAACGCTTCGGATTAAGTACACCCATCATCTGCATAAATTCTTTCCAATGCTTCTTATGTCCAATTGATCGGTATATAGACCATTCATAAAGATGTGCGACTTCGTGCGGTACAGTGTCACGTAGAAAATCATTAAGATTGTGTTCAATAAAATACATATTGAACTTTATCACATTATCTTCTACATAAGTCTTCCCTGCGGTTTTACCCTTTAAGTTAAATTTAATGTAAGGTAATGATGGTTGTAAGTACGAACCACCTAAGAATAGTTTATTCATAAGCACATAAAACATTTCATGTGTCTTATTAATCACACGCTCTTGAAGCTGTTCTGTAATTATATCATCCATGTATCACCCTTAAAAGCCTAGTTAAAATGTTCTTATCAGTACATAGATTACCAACAATTCGTCTACTGTCAATCTCTTCTTTCACCATTTTAAGACGAGGGATTAAAGGGTTATCATTCATGACATCACCTTTATTTAAAATTTCATACAAACGTGTTTGTTCGGTAAGTAATGTCGATACGTCCATATTGTCAATATCATCATTCAAAATTGTATTTCCCCTGACTTGGCTTTCATTTCATCTTTGACAATATCCATTGTAAGTTTAAATATTGCCAAGACTTCATCGTTCTCATTATAAGCTGTAGCAAATGCCTTTGCGTACCCATCAGATACCCACCGCATACCAGTAGCTTCCCAACCTATATCTTTACCTATTTCGGAACTCCAAGTCCATTTAGCGATTTCAATACATTTTAATTGAACTACTACACGTTCACTAGGATGTTGCTTCATGAAGAACATCTTTAAGAAACAATACGGATGTGTACACTCTGATGTACAACTCTTCAACAATTTCTCGTATTGTAAATCGTTCATAACTAAGCACTTCTGCCAGTATATTGAGCGTGTTTATCAAGGAATTCAATGCGTCCGTCTTTACGTGTAGCCATGATGAAATCCCCATTCACCTGTACACTGACATAACCACTCCCAACTGATGCACGACCATTACCCTGACCACGCTCATTCAAAATTATCACACGACCATTCTCAAGCTTTGCAAATATACTCATTATTATTTTCCTTCCTTTAATTTATTTTTAGAACCTTTTGGACGACCTCTACGTTTAATTTCGCCTTGAATTTGTTGATTAATCTGTTCAACACTATCTGGTGTAATCTTCTCATCAACCTTCAATGACATAATTTTCTTCTCACTTTCTTTCTCAATTGTACCAACACTGAAATTATCTTCTGGAGTAATTTTATTCTCAATCTTTGGAATGTTTGTATATTCTTTCTCAAACTGTTCCCAAGCACCGATTGATTTTAAAAAATTCTCTCCATCTTTGATATCACGCACATTAACTAATCTTGATACCAATTGGGTTTTATCTACGACTTCCCATGCATGTAAACCTCTGGTCAAAGCCTTTATGAATAAAAATTTATAATGACTTGATGTGACCTCAAACTCTTTATATCCTGAGTACATATATACCTCAAACGAAACGGCAGGGAGTGGGTGAGGGTAACACCACACTCCCCGCAGGGAACTATTAGCGACTAACGAAACGACCCTTACTATCACGCACGTTGTGATAAGTAGTCACAACACTATCGGACTTGGAACGATCAAACTCAATCTCACCTTGTGTATCCTCGCCACCATCATCTTCTTCATCTTCTTCCTCGTCATAAGCAGAACAATCGTTTTCTGCGTCTTGATAACCTTCAAACCACGTATCATAATCATCCGTACCAAATTCGTAAGGATTCATATCATCATCCACACCACGATCAAAGGCATCACTACCAAGTTCATACGGATCAGCACCTTCCACAGGACTATTAACTTTCGTTACAGCTTGAGCGACTTCACCCTTTGCAGTGTACAAGGGAGCAGTGAAGTATTCCTTGCTATTAGGTTCCTCAATAGTCTTAGGAATTTCTGCCACAACCGTATACTCACAGCAACGCATCTTGGTGTTCTTATAATCCACAGGAACAGCAACCACATCCTTCGGATTAATTTTAACAATAATCATTCGACCCTGACCACCCTGATAGTAGGGAAGATAATCTTTTGAACACACATGCAAACCCGTAGAACACGTAACGTGCATATCATCGTTACACTGGTTACGAGGCATCTTGACAACTGCACCAACGCTGTTATCAAATTTACCACTAAAAAAGTCTTTGAACTCTTCCGTCACACGCTTGTAAGCGAAGAAACAACCATCTTCACAGATAGGGAGTGCATTAAACTCCAAGAACGTGTAAATTTGATCGCAAGTATTCTTGCTCGGATTAAGCATAAGATTCTCAAAGAACTTAACCATAGGTGCAAAAGGCATCTTCTGGTTCATCAAAGAGATGATACGATTAGTCAAAGCCGAATGTACGGGCATAGAATCATAATAAATGATCCCATCGATAACCTGCACTTTACCTTCACCAAACTTATTAATCTGCTTACCCACTTCCAAAAGGTTTTCCAATTCAGAATAATCTTTAGTACGAAGCGCACCAAGGATGTCCTGATATGATACATGATCGGTTTCAACGGTATAAACCTTTGAACCAATGATGATCGTAATCTTACCACTGCCACTAATCATAGAACCAACTGTTTGCATTTTCATTCTCCTTTGTTATTATTGTCTCACTCGTTACTAATACTTTATCACGCTACCGCAGGATTGTCAATAAGCATTCCTGAATTTTTAATCATTATTTCAATATAGTCTTTCACAATCTGTAAACCATTGGCATTGAAGTTATCCGCAAAACGAATCATTGGGAAATCCATCTCGATACTTTCAAACATACTTTTGAACGTTTCACGATACTTACCAATCTTATCAATGTCAAGCGTTACATACGGTGTCAAGAAAGGAATAATTTCTTTATTCGTAAAAAGTTCAAGAATCGTTTCGATATTATCTTTATACTTTACAAGATTTTTAAGTGAATCAATGTAAGTTTCGAAGTATGTTCGGTTTTGAGCAGTTTGATTGTGATAACCATTCAAATCAGTCGTACACTTCACGGAATCACTATTATACGCCTTACTGATATTCACAATCTCTTCAAGTTCATTGTCTTTGATATAATCCTTAACCAAAGTTTCCGTATAGGTCTTCAACGGAACCCAATTGGTCAAAGGTGCAAAAGTAGCTGAATACTCATTCGACTTGATACCATAGATCGTGACAGGTTCATCACTAATCTTTTCGAATAAATTTACATATTCGTCAAGGTAGCTTTGTGCCTTCTCACCGTCAATGCGATATCGGTTAATGATAACATAGACACCACCATCATCTAACTCTGGTTCAGCCACTTCCCAATTGTCACCATCGCTATAACCACCACCAACATACTTGAAAATCTTCTTGGTATTCTTATAGTTATACACACCACCACCGCTAGACTGACTAGAGCAACGCACAACCTTATCAAAAGGTAACTCACTGACAGGCGTAATCACAACATCATCTGCCATACCAATTTTAACTTTGAACGCTTTAACAGCTTCGTTAAGTAAATCAGGGTGAGCAGAGTGAATAAGATTTACGATAACCTTTTCCACACCCAAAGCTTTCTGTTCCTGTATGTACTTGGTAATACGTGCTTTAACATTCTTTGTGGTATCACCTGCAAAGAATTTCTGTGACTTTGTAGCAACAAGATAATGAAGCGTATTGAAGCCATAACGATCACGATTAGAACGTCTAGTTTTCGTGAAAAGATGTGAAGTAACATTGAATGAATGATAATCTGTCTCACCGAAACAAATTTCCTCTTTACCGACAGGTTCACCATTGAATGTGACGGAAATATTTTCCACAATATTACGGAAAACTTTCATGGAACCACTGGTCAATTCATGCAACAAAATCTTAGCATCCCAAAGACTTTTGCAGTTGGCAATCTCATTATTAAGTTCTTCTGCCAACTCTTTAACAATAAGAGTTAGTTTATCCTTAATGTTTTTCTTGGTTTGTGTGTTGTATGAAAGTTTTTCACGACTAGCGGCAACATCCAATTCACCGATATTGAAAAAGATATCGATATTCAACTTCAAGATAGCCTTTTCTTCTGTCGTAAGCGTATCAAAGTCGGCTCCACCCATGCTATAAGCAACATTACCCATAACTGCATTGGCATTACCCCAACTATCAGCATCACGCAAACCCCACTTACCATCACGTTTCTGAATGTAGGTCACTTCGGGAATGTCGCAGGTACGTCCAATGAAATTGGGTTTCGTCTTGAAGTAGGTATAGGTACTTCGTGCTTTGGAATAAAATGTATAGATATCCTGCTGTTTCACAGAGAAACTTATTTCAAGTCCATTGTGTTCAGTGGTTTCCTCAGTCAACAAAGTTGCGTAAGCAGGGATATCATTCTCATTCAAGAACATGTTATACACCGTCTTGACACCATTGAAATACGAGATAACAGTGAAGTTATCAGTGTACGAGAAAGGAGACTTAGAACCCAATCCAAGGCATCCAACTTGGTCATTGGAATTAGTCTTGGTGGATTTGAACAAGATCGTGTAGATAGTCACAATGTCTTCATGTGCCAACCCGATACCATAGTCACGGAGCATGAAAAATGGTTCAAGTGTACTAGGAAGATGTACATCAAACTTAAAGTCTGCCTTACCTGCCGTGACATGTGCATCATAGGCATTACAACCCAATTCACGCATGATTGCAGTGGGCTTGTCAGAGTACAAACCATCAAACAGAATACGAAAAGCTTTTGCTGATGCCTCAATTTGGAAAGTCTTTTCTGGAAAACTATCTGAACGCTCGATCACATTTCTAATCTCATTTTGAATCATAACTAATCTCACCTTGTTTTACGTTTGATGCCTTATGCACTCAACTTCAATAAGTATGAACTATCCCCTGTGACTTGTCAACTACTGCGTGAAATTTTAATGTTTTCTTATCGCCCTACGAAAGGAAGCAATGTTTCAGCGGGTGGATTACCTTCTGCCATGTGGTTTTCAATGATATCAGGACTCCACTTTGTACGCTCAATCTGGTCAGCACGTTTATACAATTCACTATCTTGATTGTAATAACGCTTGATAAACTTTAAGGTAACTTCCTTCATGATACGCATTTCGCCTTCATAACGAAGAATCTTACCCCACATGTAATACTGTGATACAGTTAGTACACCTATAACTAGAATTAATAGGAACATATTGTACTCTTAAACTTTCTCATATGAAAGAGATACGATATCTTTACCAAGTTTCTCATTATCATCACCACAATCCATGTCCTTGATTACCAACGAGATACATTTATCTTTCCTTACAATATTAGGAACTCCACCACGAACTTCAATCACAACAGTAGGAATACGGAAAGAAGGGTCATTCTTAGTTTTAAACGTTTTGCTCATCTTTTTCTCCTTTATTTACTATTTCTTTTACTTCTTCAACCATCGGTACAACACTAACAGAAGGCACTTCACTTGTCAAGACCTCAATTGTACCAGTTACAGGGTTCACATTAAATTTAATCTGATCGTCAAGGGGCTGTGATGCACCAATGATAAGGTCTGCATCACCTGTGATGTTCTTCGCCTTGCTGAAACGAATCTGCTGACGAAAGACTTCAATTGGCATACCGTTAATGTGCATACTCATTTGCTTACAACTCCTGTCAAAGTTACTGGCACAACTCGATACCCATCTTCATACAAATCATTCCAACAAATATAATCAAGATATGGATCATCTTCATTAAGTTTAGTGAAGATATTAAACTTATACATAAATCTGCCGATACATTCAGTAGGATCATTATCAAACGTTGAATCGAGTGTATCACCGTCTGGTGTCTCAATCACATAACCAGTTACTTTAATTTTTTTCATAATTCACTCTTCAAGTTCTTATTAAATTTATTCCAATATCCTCTAGCCCTCACCTTATTCTTATATAAAGGTGTGCATAAGAAGCACTTAGGACATTCATACCTGAACTGGTTAGACGCTCGTTTCAATTCAGGCACTACTTCACAAAACTTACAAACTTTTGGTATTGGTTTGGCTTTCATTTACTTGTTACATCACAATTTATCCTTAAAACAATTCAATCTCTTGATGGGTTACATCGATAACACCATCATATTTATTACATACTTCAAATAACACCTTATCTGCCGACAATGGCATAGTGTTTAGCACAGTTGACAAACAACCATTCACCAACACCGATTCACCGATACGCACCTCTTTAGCATCTTGTATAGTCATAATTAATACTTTACACCTTTCTGATTAAATTGTCAATATTGTTTTAAAATGCTCAAGTTTTCTTTTCAAGTTGGCAGGAACGGGAAGAGTCGAACTTCCACATATTGGGTATATCTACCCCTTTTCACCTATCTACCATTATAGAATTAATATGTCCAGTACTAAACATATCTATCATATAGGTCGTTCCCATAAATTGGTGGCTACGAAGGGAGTCGAACCCTTATGCCGAAGCGAGGGATTTTAAGTCCCTTGTGTATGCCAATTCCACCACGTAGCCAAATTAAAATCCTTTAAAACTGAGTGTTTGCTTTATAATTTCTGCATCATCAGGAAGTGAATCGAGTCCTAGACTGACCGATTTTCCCCAAACCTTCACAATAACATCATCTTCAAAACACCTATCTTCTCCGCTATGGTCTATGCTACAGAACCCTGCACTCGTGATACGCATACCACAACGAACCTTGTCATGTGAAATAGCTTCATTAAAAATTACTGCAAAAAGATCATCACCGATAACATATTTCATATTAAATTTAATCCTTATGTAGTTCATCCCATACTCGATATGCGAGAGATTTAGCGAGAAATGTAGCATTCTCAATTGCTCGTTTAGTATCTACATAACTTTGAGTCCCAATATTGGTGTTAGCGAACTTAATAGCGGTATAGTTTAGCACAAACTGTTTAATAAATTCTTCTCGATTCATAACATTCCTTAAAGTGTGAGTAACCCTGTCTCATTCACAACAACACTAATGAGCCTATGAATGTGTTGCTTCGTTTATCCCTACCACGTTACTCTTGGGGATTCTTGGATTGTTTTGGTACTCCTATTCAGACTTGAACTGAATTAACCAGATTAAAAGTCTGGTACTTCACCATAAAAGTTTTAGGAGCATTACATTAAATTTTATTTATTCTCCACAAAGGGTACAACCCTCACAAGGATTAACATCATTAGGATCATCTTCACATCCCGTATAATCAGGTTCAATAACATCCTCTGGAATACTGGCATTGAGTGCCTGAATCTCTTCCATCGTGAGAGTACCATCATCATCAGGATACATGTCAATGAAATCCGCACAAATAACCATTTCACGCTTCTCAGCCTTCTTGTGACAGGGGATGAGTTTCTTGCATTCCAAACATGTTTTAACTTCGCACATAATCTTCACACTTTCGTTTTGATTTGTTACTAATGACGTTCAACTGTTAATAAGTATGCACTACAGCCGTTCCATTGTCAACTACTCTATGAAATACTCAAGTTTTTTATAAGGAGGTTGCGAGGCTTAATACCCGCTTTCCAGTTTCAGGGGAGATTTACTGGCGATTGATTTGTTAATTTGTCAATCCATTCGTCTAGCTGTTACTAATATTTATTCTCAATCTTTGTAATGCAATACCGTATATCGAATTGAATCCCAATTGAATCCAACATTTGCATCATGATCGCCCAACATTAGATCAAGTATCTCATTGGCTTCATCATCGGTCATTACGATGCCTTCACCTTTTGCCACGGACTGAACATCTTCCACCGTCCAGATCACTGCAATCTGATTCTTGAAGAATAATTCAATACCATCTTTGACCAAGGTTTGCATCAATTCATCTTGATCTTTTGAAGATGTGTGAGTGATTTGTGATTCGTGTTCACGCAACACACCCATAATCGTATTCGTCAAATTAACAATTTCATGGTCTAACATAATATTCTCCTATTTACATTTACAAGCATATTTCTTTTCAGTTGATTCTCCACCCAAAGCCCAAATCCAACTAATCACACACAAAATCGGATTAGTGTGAAAGTACATGAATGTAGCAATAACGGCTACAGTCAATCGAGGTGCTAACACCCACCCAAACCAATATAACAATCCTGCATACGGCATGAATGCAATACCCGTAACTAACATTGTCAATCGTGGAAAGAGTGCCATGAAGAATACGAACCAAAATCCATGCAAATTCCAAAAGTTTATCCTAATTTTATTTAACTTCCTCAACGCTCCAATCGTCTGAACCCTCACCCAACTCTGTGTTAAGCTTGGTCATGACTTCCTTCTCCGTCATACCCCAAATCTTGTAGGTATCAATGATATCCTCTGGATTCTTGTCACCATCAATGTTATAAATATACACCCGAAAACTCTTCATCTTTATTACTATCCTGTTAATGTGTTGCTGTTTACTTCCAACTATTAATAAGTATCTCACAGAGTAATCGATTTGTCAACTACTCTGTGAAATACTCAGGTTTTCTTATCCACGATTCACAATCAACCACGCAACTGACACAAGGAACCAATAGAGTACAAAGTTATACGGTACATCCTTTGACCTAATGAAACGCAAGATAATCCAAAATCCATGAATCACTGCGATCATCCACGCCATAATCAACGACCAATTGTAAAAAATCTCAAGCATCTTAATATCCTTCTTCTTACTTCAAAAGCTGTTCACACTTGAAGTAACGCTGACAACGACCTTGGAAGTACTGGTAGTAATCCAAAAGTGAATCAGGAACTTCGGCAATCTTCTGTTCATAAGGCTTAGACTCTTGCGCTCGATTAAGAGCGATATTAAATCCTTCATACTTATCGAACACATCACCTGCGTTCACATTAACTTTACTCCAACCGATATCGAACCCTGAATCACAGACACCAATACCAACGAACACACCAACACGGTTATCATCAACATCCTTGATATACTCGTGGATACTGCAAACCATAGGCTTTGCCACAGGCTGTTCAACAGGCTTCACAAGACCTTGGTAATCCGCTTCGGTACAATCCTTCCAATCACCACTCTCAGGAAGATAAGGAATATCCTTGATGATAAGACCGTTGACCACTTCACCAAGATTCACACCATCTTCCTTAATCTCTGCAAACTTACCATCAACAATCTTGGCAAAACGCTTCGCATCATACTTAGATTGTAGATAACGCACATTGGATGCATTAGCACCTTTGTACATTGACTTAATGAGACTAACGTTATACTCAAACTTGGCAAGATAAATCGTGCTAAGTTTTCCGTAACGATCGTTAGCTTCCTTGATACCCTGCTCATCAGGCGTATAGCCATAGAGTGCCACAACGCTATTATCCTTTGTAACTACCACACTAATCGTACTCGACTCTTTCATAATTTTATTCCTTTCTTAATTAACCTTTAACATTAAACTTCTTGAAAACAACTTTCTTTGCCTGTTCATCAGCTTCGTAACCACTATCAAACAACTCCGACTTCAAACGCATATAGGTCATTAATTGTCTATGTCCATAACAATCACCAATGATAAGATTATAATACATCTTTGCCAACTGAATCTTTTCTTGTGTCTTAGTTTTCATGTTAATTTTCCATCACCAATTTACCTTCAAAACGTTCAAATACCCCTTCAATCCAATCAGTACGCCATTCACCCAATTTCTTACTTCTACTATAAGTCTTATTATGATCTTCACCCACATACATAACTACCCCGCATTTCGGCGCAACAAACAACACTACTACCATTGTCGATGGTAAAAAATCTGGACGCATCATATGTTTTCCCAAATAAGGGTAAACAGTTTTTAGACTCTCTGACATTGCTACTTCTAGTTCCGATTTCATAAACTCCTTTGTTACTTACTTGTTAATACTCTACACGATTAAGTGAACTGTGTCAAATGGTTTCTCAATCTTTTTACGAAAAAATGGCATGTTATAATCTGAATGAAATTTTGTACCAACGTGCCAACGATCCGCATCATGCAAACGATGGTCAGTATTGGCGATATAAACATCATTGTATTCTATAATCATACCTTCTTTCAAGACTTCAAGATCATCAGGAATATCAATCGTTACGTGTTCAAGATACTTCTTCTCATAGCTGAATGTAAATTTCATTTATTTGTATTGCTGTTCTCTGTACCATTCCAAATCGTACTCACAACACTCTTCCACATAATAATAAATGCTAACATATTAACCTTTCTGAATCAAAGCTTTCTTAACACTTAATTTAATGCCAAACGTCTTAGCCTTCTTAGATACCATACGTGCCTCTTTACGTGTGTAGTATATAACGGGAATAGCTTTACCATCCTTAACAACTACCCAAAGATTAATCGGTTTGATACGTTTAACCTGTACAGGTTCCTGTACATCAACTTCTGGTGCTTCATAATCAGTACCATCATATCCACCAGAGTAATCAAAATCTTTGACACCTTCATCATGACCCCAAACATCAAAACTTAGACTATATTTATCAGCAAATTTCTGGAAAATCACTTCTTGCGGTGGACACCAAGCTGAATTAAAATACATGCATCCATTTCTAAAAGATGCATCATAGGTTCCCCACTTCGTACCCCAATTCTTATTAGCCCAATCATACCAGTTATCAACACCTTCTCGCACAAAGATAAAACGTTCTTCTGCTGTAAACTCACGCACACCAATTTTAATACCACACTTAGGATATTGTGGATCATCTTCACAATACATTCCATTGGAAGGTGATTGAGTGTGATTAAAAATGTCAGGCATTGGCATCACATCACGACAGATTTCATAATCCTTATTCTTGTACAAAGCTTTAACAATAGCCAATTGTGCAGGGTGTGTAAACTCTAACTTTGTTGCATAATGATTTGGCATAATTTTATTCCTTTCAATTTTCAATATAAATAGCTGACGCAAGACACGCAATTCCTAACCCAATAAAACTTCCTGCAATTACATGGTCAGTTAGATAACCTATTGAACCACAGATAAAAACGAATCCTAATCCAACCAACACAATAACCTTAACCGCATTAAATTTTCCACCAAAATTCATAATTTCGTCTTCCATTTTATTCCTTCGTTTACACAACTCAAAATTAAAAAATAAGGGATTTCACAAATTGTTCCAAGGGCAGGAATCGAACCTGCTATTCACCTTGATAAAAGGTGCGTGTTTCCCATTACACTACCAAACGTCTATCCTTAATTCTGCGCTAGTTGTACAGAGATTTCACTATTGTTCCATCCGACAGGCCGACCAATTCCTGCTTTCGACTCCTGTAATGGAGTTGCACATAGTCTAATCGTGCTACGAATGTCTTTCTGCATCCAACTTAAATCAGTGTCTCATAAATTCTTTAAAACGTCAACAACAATTTTCAGATTTTCTTTTCACCAATCAACTTTTTAATATCCCACGGATGAATACCAACTTCATCATCGATATACACACTAAAACTCTTCTTTGTACCTAAATTCTTTACAAAGATGCTTTTAGCAAACCTGCCAGTTACACAATACTCATAACTAGCTTTGTCAATGGTCAACGTTCTACGAATCTTCTTAGGTATCATATTAAGCTCCAATCAACGGAATGCGACCACAATTAATACAAATAGGTGTATAATTGTACTGTTCTTTACACACTGGACAAGCATCTTTAAGATCAATAAACACACCTTCATTAAAACGGGTTTTAAGAGTCTTAATCAATGATTCTTGTGTCATGAACTGTGAAGACTTCTTATCAAACCATTCATCAACTACTTTATCAATTATTTCATCAGTTGTCATAAATCCTTTTCAAAGCTTTATAAAGCTCTCTTAATCTTAATACTCTGCTTATCCTCTTTACTGTTCTTAATAGTCTTTAAAACTTCTTCATAACGTCTTAAAAATTATTCACTTCGTTCAGAAGAAAATAATTATAACAAGCTTCTTTCAGATGTCAAATCGTACTGTTTCTTTTTCACTCGTTCCAACAATACTTTTGACTCTTCAAGATGTTGATTATAATCTATTTGCGACAAATACGGATTGTCTAAAGAAAATTTCAACAATCTTGCCAATTCAGTGATTATTTTATCATCTATGCAGTATTTCATATCCCTTCTCCACATCCACAACCTGAACTACCACAAGATATTGAAGAATAATTAATTATAATCATTACTATATTGACGTTCCAGTTCAGGAACTTTTAATGCTTTTAGTTTTGATTCTCTTTGTTTATCAATACCACGCAACGTATTATTTTTATTCCATCTTAATATTTCTTTTACTCTTTCATCCCGAACCTGTGCGTATTCATACATTTGATCTTTTATTTCTTTATTTAATTCTACAATTTTAATATTATATTCCATTGTCATTCTAGTTCTAGTTTTAACCATAATGGGGTCGTTACTAGTCATTAATTCCTTTGCATTATTATAATATCCTTCCTTCAAGCCATGTCGTTCCTGTAAAAAGGAAATTCGTTTATAGTATTTATTTTTAAGTTTAATTATTTCTTGATCATATTTATTACTAACAGATAAGCATTGTAAAAGTACATCTGGAGGTGATTTATAATTCACATCAGCGTTAGATAATATTGAGTTATATTTGACATTAATGTTAATATATTCCGCATCATAGTCATTCTTTTTAGTTTGATATTCCGCTTGTTTTTGTAATTTTATTCTTTCTTTTTCTTCCCGTTCTGCTTTCCATTTTCTATCATTTTTTAAAAATTCTTCATAATATTGACCAGATTTAGCATCTATTTGTCTCTGAATTTCAGCACTTCTTTTTTGATCAGCTTTGACATCAGAATCATAATAAACATTACCATTATCATCAATATGATGTATTTTATCCTGATGTACGGGAATTGAAATAAACCAGAACCCCTTCCCATATGAAATATTCGCCAAGATTATAATAGAAATTATTAAAATTAGTTTATTCATCTTTGATATCCTTTTTAATCTCTCTTTTACTCGCAAGACGCTCACGCTTTGCTGTATTACGCTTACCGAATGGACGCAAATGTTTCCACCATTCTTTCGCCACTACCAATGTACCTTTACGTTTTGTTGCCATATTTAACCTTTGTGTTTCAACTGTTAAAAGTATGCCACAAGGTAGAATGGTTGTCTATAAATACTCAGGTTTTCTTTTGAATAAGCTTCTGATATCGCTTAACGATACTGGTATACTGCTTTTTAATAAGCTTATATTCAGCTTTGTAGGGGGATTTGTGAGCAAAAGTTAGTGCTTCCTCACTCAGATTTAACATCTCACGAAATAGCTTATGTTCGATGGTGTTCATGACTTCTTCTCAAATTTCTTATAAACGAACCATACACCCTTTTCGGAATCCGTTGTGCATTCTATAGGCATCTTACCACATAAGGGTAATCCATCAGCTACGCACCCCGCACACACATCAACATCGTCACCCACTGGTTCAGTAATAGCTTCTGTGATGAAGGTTCCCTCACCCTCTACATTAAATTTCTGTCCAATCTTCATCATGCTTCCTCATAAACTTTATGTTGAATATATTTATCAGAGTAATCGCCATAGTGTTTAGGAATCTCTAGTACACGACTGTCAGGCATCTCTTCCATAAATTTATTACAATTTGGACAATAGTTACCAGAAGATTTCTTATGAATGTAATTGTTATCACAAGAGCAATCCCAATATTCACTATCCGTGAAGAATCCGTTAAGCGTTGTTCCATGAAGTTCGTACATAAATTTAACATCCACAAGGCGCATGAATACTTGCACCAAAATTAATCAAAACCTTCTCACACGCTTTGACAGGTGAATCGAATCCCAAGGTTTCCCAATTATCAATGGCACAGGTCAAAGCTTCCAAAAGCCCTTTCGTATCAGGCTTGAAGAATGGTTCAAAGTAAGCCACAGCACTACTATAATCAATGTACATCTGACCTTGAGGATTACGCTTTGCACAATTCTGATCGATTGCATCCTTTGCTTCCTTCAACATCGCACCAGTGATAGAACGATACGTCTTGATAGCTTCGATGTAATTCCCTTGATTCAAAATGAACTTCACACGCTCAAATGTCAATTCCGTTCCGTTATAAGCTTTGTAACTCTTTTGCATTTTATTATCCTTTGTTAGTAGTTTTCGTTCAACTTCAATAAGTCTCTCATATCCCTATCAACTTGTCAATAGGATTATGAAATTTTAATGTTTTCTTAAACGGCTGATTCAGAGTCCACAAAGTGAAAACATTCGCCATGTGAGTACATGATACGCCCATCACCAGTAGGTTCCAAGTGAATCAATTCACCAGTAGTGATAGGTTGACCACAGATAGGACACGCAGGGTTACTCAATTGCTCAAATAATCGATGTGTGTGAAACAACAGAAAACATTGATTGCATACTTCTGACTTTTCCATAATTTTATCCTTTAAGTTTGAAAATTTCGTAATCAGTAAACACAAAAGCTTTATACAAAGGTCTATTATCAGATTCATCAAATCCATCACGTTCAACTTCTATCATCCTATTGCCTGAACTAACACAGGCAATTTCAAGCGTTGGATAAATTTGAAGTTCCTTAATAGAGCGTTCAATCCACTGCATAACATCCGTTTCGGATACCGCTACTGCTTTTGGTGCTTTCCAAAAATCATCACTTCTTTTCAAGATTTCCATAATATTAATCCTTTATTTAACAAACCTTATGAACATTGACAAGTACCATAATCCTGACAACAATGTGATAAATAGGTTTGACAACACGAACACCAAGTTGCACGACCTCCGCACATATGACAAGTCTCGTGATCCGAACAGAAATAGCCATCATAATTCCAAGCTAATTCTTTTTGAGACATACAAGACCAACAAAGACTTACTTCATCACCTTCACACTCAATTTTACCAGTATGTTCCGCTTCACGATCTTTACAACAACTACAGATTACTTTATCCATGACACGCTCCTTTGTGTTTCAACTTCAATAAGTATGCACCATGTGTACTAAGATGTCAATAGGCTTGTGAAATACTTAACTTTTCTTATCAAGACGTTCCCACACATCACGCAATCTGGAACGTTCTGACCATTCAATAGTTCTAATTAAATCTTGAACAGCCTCATCATAACTCTTAAACATATCATAAGAGTAATCGGCTGAACTACGTCCTGTTTTAGTGTTCTCCCACTTATATTCACCGATACCATTCTTCAAAATGACGTAACCCTTTGGAACGGTGAGAACTACTTCCACCTTCTTTTTCTTAAATATATTAAATAAATTCATTTTAATCCTCTCGCTAGAACCTCTGCTTCTGTAATCTTCTTAACATACCCACGATCAAAAGACCAGATATACCATTCGCCAGTATGCTTATGCTTCCAAGGATAAGGCGCACCTTTTACAAACTCCATTGAAAGACCTCGTGCCTCAATCTCCTTATAAATCTCATGCTGAATAGTTATCGGATATCCCTTGTAATGTTGAACATGCAACAAAACATTAGCCAAATGTGTATCACCCATAGCCTTAAAGTTACGGATAGAACCATCAACGCTTCCCCATAGTGTAGACATATTTATTCCTTACTTATTCGTAACAGTGTTAAAACTGAATGTAACCTCACCACTTGTGGCAGTGTTCCAGTGTGCAACACCCGCTTGTACAGCCTTTACTTTCTGACGATGTTCCGCACCATCAGCAACATTTATTGCAACAACTACCATTGCACATATACCTAACCCAAGGCCAATAATAAACCCCAAAAAAGCCATATTCTCATCATCATTGTTATTCTTCATATTAACTCACTTTCTTGAAATATACAGTAGTTCCATCAAGACGATCTTCACAAGAAGGCATACCATATTCATCAGCAAGACAATCAAACACAGGGTCATACTGACTGAACGCACACTTCTTACACCGATTACTACCATCCAACGTGGCAACCTCTTCAAAAGTTTTACCACGCTGATCGATCACCTCAGATTTGAAATATTCATCCATAATTTTACCTCATTGTACGGACACTGAAAATAATGTTAAAGAGGATTTCACTTTCTATTGAGTTCGTAATTCAAACACGTTGTTTCTTGTTCCAGTAACTTCCCTTGTACTTCGTTCCATGACCGTCTATCTCTTCAACAAATTCAAAATTAATATTAGGGGATTTCACGTAATGTTCCGCTTCATGATCTTTACAACAACTACAGATTACTTTATCCATGACACGCTCCTTTGTGTTTCAACTTCAATAAATTAAATGTGGCTTCATCGTCGAATCGCTACCTGATCTAAGCAGGGGTCATGTTCATCTCTGGAACACCACACTGAAAATAAAGTGGTTATCAAATCGTTTTCAATTCTTACGAGTCGTTCACAATCCTTTAACCACAAATTGAATGAGGATTTCACGTAACGTTCCTTCGGTTGTTAATCGGTAGGGAATCGAACCCACAGTCTCTCCAAATACATTGAAGTGTCCTAGCCAATTTAGACGATCCGGTTAACAACCATTTGTCTATCTCGTTCAACTGTTAATAAGCTTATACCAACCCTTAACCTTTGTCAAACATCTCTTCAAAATACTTAACTTTTCTTTTCGAATAATTTTACCAGAAGCTTCAAGATCAATCATAAACTCAGCCAATGTCCTATCATCCTTTAACAAGTTACAGGCAGGACAACACACCTTGAAGTTATTCGTATCATACTTACTTCCACCCTTACTAAGAGGGCGCACATGGTCAACCGTGGCTAATAGATGTTGATTACATTTACCATTAACTTTAATCTGTAAATTACGCTTACCACAATATTCACATACCAACTTACCATGTTTATCAACCTTTGTCGATAGATAATTTCTGCGCCAATCTTTATTGTAGTTCCAACAATCAACATCCAACAGCCGATAATCACGTTGTAACTTAATCAGTGAAGCTTGTGAATATGGATGTGGATCATGTACAAAAATTTGTGTAATAGTTTTATGTTTTGGATTACACATATCAACCCTCACGATAAGTATCAATGATTCGCTTGTAAGCTTCTAGTTTCTGTGCTAAGTGTGCATAATTAGTTACTAGACGATTATAGTCACATTCCATAATTTCATAGGTATCTACAATGTTTTCATATGATTTACACATGTTGTGTAAAAATCGGATAACTAGAAAACATATTAGAAGTGTTATAAATAAGACCAGTGTTATACCACCTAAGATTGCTATCATGGTAATTCCTCAATAAATTTTATTTTAGCTTCTGATAACTGTTGCATACGCTCGATATGACGTTCTGCAACCTCAAAAGCTTCTTTCTCAAGCTCTGCACGATTTAGATTTCTGTGATAATTCTTCTGAACCACTCTATTATAATTAGTTTCACTTGTGGCAAAACTTAACCAGTAAGCGATACGAACTTTACATAATTCTATTTCAGTATCGTAATGTGCTATTTGACTTTGTGGTTTCATAAATCCTATCTGTAATATCTTGTGTATCCAACATAACCAAGATGTTTCATCTGACGACCTAACACCCGAATCAAATTTCGGTCTGAGGAAGTTCCTGCAACGGTTAGAATATCCTTACCGTTGGGCGCATAGCACATCAAATGCTTTGTTGCATGGTTGACACGCCACCCATCAGCTACCATAACTTTAAACAGTTCTTTTAAATCTTTTTTCATATCTTTTAGTACTCAACATAAATTGATTCGTTACCACGAACAAAGATACCTTCATCCCCAAAATCCATACCTTCGACATAAACAAACGTGCCACGATCCCCATCAAAATTGACACCTAATTCAATACGAACAATACGCCGACCAATAGCTTTCCAACGTTCACCTGTACGTGTACCAAATTCTAAGTCCCAAATCACTTTACCGACAAAATGACTCTTTAATATATCTTCAACACTATCAGTTAAAATTACTTTATCAGACATATTATGAACCTTTCTCCATTTCAAGAATCATTTCAAGTGAAGCCAACAACCCTGCACGACAAGACGAATTCTTGATAGCCGTGGTGATACCTTCTTTCAACGTGTTAAACTTCATCAACTCAAACTTCTTGGCATGAAGCTCGATAACTGTTTGATGTGTTTCAGGAAAGTACGACGAATGATTATAATGACACTCACCACCATACTCCTTGGCAGTTTCTTTATTGATGCGTGTGGCGTATTGTGCATCATTACCCCACTTGCATACCAGAAGTTTAGGCGTGATACTCGTCACCGTATAAGTATGTTCACTAGGAAGACAACCAAACCCATACTTAATCGCCACAACCTTATCACCGACTTTGACATTTTCCAGATCGTTCATACCGTTCTCCCGTTTGTGTTTGTTACCTGATGCACTCAACTTCAATAAGATTACATCATCCCTATGAGTATGTCAACTACTGCATGAAATTTTAATGTTTTCTTATCTCTTCATGGAATCGTTTAGGAACCTTGATACCATTCTGAAAGGTTTCAGGTAGCTTTCCATCCTGTACATAAGCCCATGATCGATCAACAATCCCTTCAACATCATCACCACGATTGTAAACTAATACTAATTCATAGTGTGTTAGTGCGTTGTCTGGTTCAGGCTGACTCTTGAGCTTATCACTAAAATTATGATCAAGTATGTCACCGTGTGTATCAACCTCTTCCCAATCCCATTCATACGATGTATCCATGATACACTCCTGTTAGTGTTTTCTTGTGTAGACAGCAAACCATTCAGAATAAGACTTACGCAAACTGCATTGTGCCGTGTAAGCATTCGTAGCCTTTGCAAACACTAAACGACTTCCACGCCCCTTCAAATCAAAGCGTTTCTTGTTGTTGAACTTCCTCATGAGGCGTATGAACTCTCTACCCTCTTCGTTGTTAGGCACATTGAACAACTGATGTCCCTTAGACTTAATCTTAATTTTAGGTACAATCTTGACAATGTTCACAATGTCATGATCAGTATCAAGCCGTGTAGCAACATTCCTGTATGTGAATCCTTCATGTGTCCGTGTACCTTTCGACCCATCAGGATATTGCACATAATGGTCATTGTAATTTCCCGCAGGTGTTACCCCAACATATTCCAGAACCATTCCATGCTTTGAAATCAACTTATCACCCTTAACACAAGTCCTTAGATCAACACTCATTTTAGTTTCCTTTACGCTTGATATACTCTTCTATGCTTTCGTTGTCCATGTGAATAAGTCTCCCATATACCCGTTCATATGTCAATAGCTGTGTGAAATTTTAATGTTTTCTTATCGAATCGAGCGTATATCCGTAACAATCCTTAATCTGAATAATCTGCCAAAAACAAGTATTGAACCATGTTGAAGGTTTATACCAAACAAACTTGTTCTTCATTTCAATATAAATTTCTTCTGCAACAGCAAAACGATCTATTTTACCATTTATCACCGATCCACCGCATTCACTACAGAAAAAATTATTAATGTCAAGCTCTTTTCTACAACCGTTACAATAAATTACTTCTCTGAAACGTTTATTCATGGCGCACAACCTTCATCATACCCATACTCATATTCATCATTCTCTTCATCATACTTACCACGTATACCCTTAACCCAATCCAAATACTTCTTGGATGGTTCACCAGTATTCACACGCCAATTAACAGTACCATTATCCCATGTAGCTTTCTTAATGACTACTGGCGTACCCTTCAACACCCTTGCAACCTGATCTAGTACCCAAGTCTTGTGATGATCTCCGTCAATGCCACCATACATTAGAATATAATACATTGCCCAATCTACTTTAGTATACCTCTTAAATGGCGTATCCTGTTTCGGTACATCAACTTCACCTAAATATCCGTTCATAGTTTCTCCTTTAAATTTAATTCAATCCTACTACCACACAAGCCTGACAAGGGATTTCACATACAGGTAGCTAACCTATTCCAACCTATCACATACCATACTCTGGCGAAGGGAGTTGCACCTATGTTACACAGTCGTCTATCCTCGTCAAATCCTTAAAACGTTTGAACCCTCTCCCTCACCAATACTACGGTATTGTGTAGGCGCACTATTAGCATGGGAGAAGGTTCAATAAAATTGTTAATATCAAACCCCTTCCAAAAACTTCTTACCCGCTATGAAAATTGAACGTGTGTTACTCTTCTTCAAATAACCCTCTGTAACCAATTCAGCTACAATAGCATCCTGTACCTTCGTGAACTGGTTGTAATCAATCCCAATGTACTCTCTCGCAAGATCAATCAGAACATCGTCATTCTCATTCATACCGTTCTCCTTTGTGTTGTTCAACTGTCAATAAGTATGCACTATACCCTGTGACTTGTCAACCTTCTCCCAAAATACTCAACATTTCTTTTGAACTAACTTCCTGTACAACTGTATCAAACCTTGGAATGTTGGCATCATTGTAAAAACAATCTGCCTCTGTCTGATTAATTTTATTGTAAAGATTCTGGTTAATCCCGAACAAGGCATTCATCAAAGCCTGACCTTTGCGCTGACCCTTGAACTGCTTCGCATTAATATAAACCTGATCAAATAGCGTTATCATGTTAAAACCCTTTCGACATTTCAAACATCTTACTAATAAACCCTTTGAAGGAGTCCAATCCTGTCAATTTTAGCTTTAAATTCTTGCCATTGCATAAAACTCATTTCCATCGTGGAAATTATTTTATCGTGCTTTGCCTCAATCCGTAGATGATTCTTAGAAGGTTCACCAACCGATACCTTCACACCACATACATAATCAGAAATTTGCATAACGTTTCTCCTAGTTTTAAAGATTAAATAACATGCGTTTAACTAATTGGAATTGAACCAAATCCTCTGAGTCCTTTTGAGTTGACTCGTATGCTACCGTTACATCAAGTTAAACTATACGAAAGGATTTCAATAAAAACAGCGTCCTGTTTACCCTTTTCCACCGTAGGGATTCGAACCCATCTTGTTTTCACACGTTCCGCAACCAGTGTCTTTCTCTCGTACTTCAAATAGTCTCTCATATCACCATTAACTTGTCAATACGCCTGATGAAATACTTAACTTTTCTTTTGACGCTTATTTATAAGCTTATGTTTTTGAATGTTGTGCCGTATCTCGCCACACGTACCTATGACCAACCAACCAACAAAATACGTACCACCAAAAAGCATCACAACACAGAATGCAACCGCAATTATTGCAAGATATTCATAAAGATATACACATAACTTTAACCCTAAAATAATAGTAATTATACCAATAGCACCGACAATCATTGTCCCTAACACATTCACAAGCTTCTTAATAAATTTAATCATACCTTAATACCTTTCTTAATCGGTAATCTGTTCCTGTACCATACTTGTCCTACAGGATTTGCCTTACGCACCCTTGACTCCCTCTTAGCATCCCTCGCAAACTCTGCCCGATTACTGATATATCCTAATTTTGAATGCCATCGTAACATCTCACGACATATCCAACCAATATCCAAAGAATTACTACAAGCCATTTCATCAATAACTTTACCAGATAAAATTAATCTGGAATGCCATCGCTTTCCAATCCTTGTAACCTTAATCTCAGGTTCAATTGTCTCACCTTTAAAATAGTTCATAATTCACCTCATTTTATTAAAAATCATCGTTATCATTCGGCTTAACAATTACAGCCGTTCCAACCTTGTCCATATCACACTTGCAAATAGGACACTTAAATAAAACCTCACCACCACTATTCAAATCATACCGACCACACTCACCACATTCTGCTACAATTAATGTGAAGGTCTTTATCCCATGCTTTAAATCCATTCCATTCAATACATCCACCCTGTTTAATACCTCACTCACTCGCCTTACACCACCTGTTACACTCGTTCCCATGTGTCCAGTATTTTCATCACCTTGCACTCTATCCCACATGATACAAGTGTAACCCTCTTTAGAATGATAAACAGTTCCACAACGCCCATATAGACAACTGTTGCTAGTCTCTATAACTCGTTCCCCTACCTTCAACCCTAAAATGTACTCACGAATTGTCATAATTTTAATCCTAGTTAAACATCATTCTCCAAGAAAGTTTACATGCAATAACAAGTAACCCCGCTGATAATACCGTAGCCATTGTTAGTAAAAGTAACAATATACTTAATAACAACTTTTCAATTAGGTCTAATATCATAATTTTATTCCTGCTTCAACCACTCACTTACAATATTCTCTACAATCTCTACCATCTTACTATCATGACCAATTACATCAAAGGTTCTGGCATTAGGCCAATGATCGACAATACGCACAATAATGAAACCATTCGTATCAATGTTGTTTGAAGTTACATTGACAATCTCTGACCGCATTTGGCGACGCCATTCCGTATATCGATAAGCTTTACCAAGACGTTGCTTACGATAAAATCCGTCAAAAGCATCTTCCAGTACTACATTAATGTTTTCTTTCATAATTTTAATCCGCTTTTACACAAACTCGCCCATTCGCATGAAAATGTGAAAACTTCTTGCCATCTTCACCAATAAACTGCGCCCCTAATGCAACACACCCATAACCATGATGTTTCCACTTACTTTGACCAATATAAGTAAACTCCTTTATCTCATTCTTAACCGCTATATATACCTTCTCACCCTTAGTCAACGGTACATCATTCTTATCAAGATTGTATTCAGGTACAAGATGTGCTTTAGGTATAAAGACAGGACTCTTCAAAGTACTCTGCCAATCAATAAACATGTACCCACCTTCAACCACTTCAACACACATTCCAACCGTCTGCAAATGATGGGAACTAATACCTAAAGATGAATAAAAACGCTCAACCCTCTGATATGGAAATTCTCCTTCAATCTTAGGAAATGTTGATAAACATATCACCCGAACATTACTACCCTTTTCAATCCACATAAATATCTCCTTTGTGTTTCAACTTCAATAAGTCTCTCACATCCCATATGACTTGTCAATAGGCTGTATCAAATACTTAAAGTTTCTTTTGTGCTAAATTTGATAATCTATTTCTGACGCATTGAATAATATACAATTAGGTTTCCTACAGACATAACCTACCCTTTGACTTATACCACATTCATAACGATGAAATCTACCATCAGACCATCTATCTTCAACCCTACCTATACATTTTACCTTAAATTTAGCAAACTCTTGTAATGTTTTAGATGTAGCTTTCATGCTCTAACTCTCCAAACCTCTTTAACATCTCTACGCTCACCCAAAAATCCAACCTTACAACTATCCTCCCCATCCATCGTAATTGTGTTGCCAAATTCTATAGTATTACCTTCAACCAAAACCCTATCACCTTTCTTACATATCGTTTCAATAGGTGGAAAATATCTACGATTCAAAAAACTAATATACAATTCGTAATTTCCTTGCACCGTCCTAAAAGCTTCCGTATACATCTTATTCCCCTTTTCTCCCTAAGTGATTAATATCTTCCCACATCCCTATCAACATGTCAATAGGTTTGTTCGACCATTATTCATTATTTTTTGATAGTGTTTCTCAACTATGCGAAAAGACCCACACTTTTGCGCCAAATTGTCACATTATTATGCCAAGTTGTCACCCTCTTACTCACTTACATCTTCACTCATATCTTCATAATCTATTCATATATCTTCCTAAGTGTTTCAAAGATAAGGACTTATAATTAAAATATCTATTCATACCTTACTGTGACAATCTGACGCAGTGTTATAAAGATGTAAAGAAATGATGAATATACCAAAAAGTTAAGAGATTGTACAGAATAATATTTAATGTACCAAAGCTATTATTACAGGAGTCCCATCTTTACAATTTTTGAAACATCTTGTCAAGTCTTTTAAATGCTTTCCACGATTTTTAAAACTTGACAAGTGCCAATGTACGACGACTGAAAAAATGTTTTAAAGTAATATTTGTCTAAAAGTTGAGGAATTTGCAAAATAAATTAAGGCAATGTACGACGACTGAAAAAAGCTTTGAACATAAAGTTTATTGAAAAGTTCTCAAATCTTAGAAACATTTTATTCAATAAAAAAACCAAGTATTTTCAAAGTTTTCGATAGGTGTTTTAAAGCTTTTTTGTTATAGGGAGAAGGTTTAAGAAAACATTAAAATTTTCAAAGTTTTCGATAGGTGTTTTAAAAGGTTTATGTTATAGAGAAGGGTTTTGCAGGTGAATAAAAAAACCAAGTATTTGTAGACGACTTAAAAAGATGTGTTATAGGTGGTGGAAGGGTGGAAGGGTGGAAAGCGGTGTAACATGTTAAGTAGGATGCGGGTGTGCGCGATATAACACACATTTAAAAATCTGTCAACAGCTTTGAAACAAATTTTAATGTTTTTTAAAGGTGTGACAAAATGACGCAGTAGGGATTTGAGTCTATAGCAGATGTTGATACGGATAAGCAAGAAATACTTAAAGTACTGAGTGAAATAAAGTTTAAGATAAATGTTGATCTTAAATGGGGAATAGTGCAAAGTAATTGACATCGGAGGCAATCAAGTCTCTGTGTAACTGAAAGAAGCAAAGTCATGAATAACGAAGTCAAAGTTGGTATTGGGATGCAGGTTGTTTTTGGTAACGTCAAGATTTCTGGTCTGTCCATGAAGAAACAGGATAAGGAACTGGGGAATGAGGTTTCTGATTCTCATGATGCTGAATCTGGAACGGTTACGGCATTGGTCAAAAAGTTTCCTGACAGTTTTTCGAAGCCTATTTCGTCAGCAGGTACTAAGGTGTATGACGTTTATAAAAAGCATGGCATTCGTTTGGCAGGTATGTATGCCATTCCGATCAAGAAGTTTGTGAAGTTTCAGGCCGATTTGAAAGAAGCGGTTTCAACCTTCAACCTTCAAGTTTCACATCTTCGTGATGCGGTTCAAACGGGTGAATTGGCACGTATTGCAGAAGCACAACAGGGAACGCTTTACAAATCTGAAAACGATCTTAATGTCAAAGATGTTGATCGTACTTTTTCAGTCACCACAATCTTGCAAAAAAATACCAATTGCATGAATATTGATGAAGCGTTGGCAATCCTTGGAACGGATACGGTACAAATGATTGAGGATGAACATGTTAAGGCTATTGAAATGGCAAAAAAGGATGCTCAAAATGCACCTGTCAAAGTAATGGCTGAAAAGGTTCAAGAATGGTCTGTAGACCTCATTAAAAAGTGTACTGCCACCGATACCAAGGGGACGCAATGGAAGACCGTTGTGAAGCATATCAGTGACCTTATTGCGGAACTCCCGACCTACAACGTCACTAACAACCCTGCTGTTGATGCTGTAATTGCTGAAATGAAAGAAAAACTTGGAAGCATTCAGGAATACGAATTCAAACATGATGAAATCAAGCGTAAAAACGCTGTGACAGTTGCAAGTGATGTTGCGACGAAGTTTGCAGGGATGTTTGCAGATTGATAAGTTGTTGCAAAGCAGTGGGTTGTGAAAGTAGCCCACTGTCTTTTGAAAATAGTTGAAATAAATCTTGTACAAAGCTTAGTTTCTGGTAGTCTTGATGAATCGGAGGCAATAACGCCAACGAGAAAACGGAGTCAGCAAAATGAAATCGAATGTTATATACCTCTCACTGCCGAAAGCGAAAAAAGCCATTGTCTTGTGCGTCATGGCTCAGTCCTATATGCCTGAGTACAAAGGTGGACAAAAGGAACGGTTTGGGGCGATTCTTTGGGGTCAATCTGGTATCGGTAAGAATGGCATTACCAACAACTTAGGCGTTGATTTGACAAAGGCAACTGGTGATATGTGGTGTCAAATGGATGTCAATCTTTCAGGGATGTCACCGGAAGATATTCATGGTGTTCCTGCCATTCGTTTAGATGTCAAAACGTCTGAGGAAGTTTTGAAGTATTTTTCTTCAATTCAGCTTCCTTCTGATGCAAAAGGCATTTTCCGGTTGGATGAAATTGATCGCCCTGCTTATTACCAGACTTTGATTGAAATGATGAAGTATGCCATTGATCGTACAGACCATAGGCATAACCTTCCTCATGGGATGTTTGTTTTGGGTATGGGTAATGGTCGAAGTGATACCAATACGCAGGAACTTTCAGAACATGCAAAAGGTCGTTTCTGTCACTTGTATGTGTCTGAAAATGTCGCCTCTGCTCATGATGATCATGTCGAATATATGCGTTCAACAGGTGTTGAAGAATCCATCATTCGAATGTTTCAGGCTGACCCGATTAAAACTCGTGATGAATTTGTGGAATCGGCTGTATGTAACAAGCGTACAGCAGTGTTTGCCAATGCCATTTTGAAGGCTTACAAAGCTTTGAAAATAGCTGGTTCAGATTTTGGTGATGTTCTATTAGCTTGTCTAGCAGGTGTCATCGGTAAAGATCGTGCCATTGAAGTCATCCGTTTGGAAGAGATGAAAGACTTGCCAACCCTTCAAGAAGTGGCTTCAAATCCCCTACAAGCCATTATCCCAGATGACTTGTCACTACGTCATAGATTCTTAACTGTACTGGTTAATGATGCACGTACAAAGACTGAACTTGCACCTTCACTTGTTACCTATATCTCACGCTTTCCAAACGAGATCGCACGTTATGCAATGGATAAGCTTGTGATGGACTTTCCCGAAATCGTTCGAAGCTCTGAGTATATCAAGTGGATCAGTAGACATAAAGCCTGATGTACCTCTACTGAACTAGTAGACAATCCCCTTCCGAAAGGTTGGGGATTTTTTGCGTCTGTATCACATCTGTCTCACATATCACCTGAGACATCTTTGAGACACTTCAAAAAGACCCTCTAGGATGCCCTACAAAGCTTTAACATAATTTTAAGAATACTTGAATACCCCTTATAAAACGCTGTTTTTACGTTTACCCCTACCCTGATGAAGGTTCGACTAAAAGACCCACCACAAGGCATTCTAGACACCTTCCTGACGATTCTAAAAGTTGAGAAAAGCAAAAGAAACTTATACAATTTGTGTGGTATATTGTTGACAGATGTATGGGTGAAGTGTTATAGAAAGCTTTAAAACGCTTGAATAAAAAACATTAAAATTTCAAAAGATTTCTGTAGGTGTTTCAAAGCTTTTTTGTTATAGAGAAGCGTTCCAAAGACTTCAATAAAAAACATTAAAATTTCGAAATGAATGTTAGGAGAATTTTCAAAGATGTGTTATAGACGACAATCCTGCCACATATTCAAAAAGTTGCATACGATCTTCTATAGCGTAGTGAAGCGTTGAAATCAAATTATATATTTCATTAGAAAAAGTGAAGTCTGTTGACTATTTAATAGGGATGAGCTATAGACGACCACATCTTGCCACACAAAAGAAAACTTTAAAATAAATGTTGCATAAAGTTTAAGGATATGAGATAGTATTCACATCGAAAGCGATACGAGTAAAAACAAAGTAAGAAGGAGTTATAAAGATGAAGACGATTAGCAAGGTTGAGTTGGTTGGAATGTTCGAAGCGGTTGTTGGCAATACATTCGTGGGTTTGGATTACACCGCACCTGTCGAGATGAAGAAGACAGGCAACCCCTATCTCATGGCGGGGGATGAGGTCACAAAGACCACCAGCTTGACAGGGCAGTTTGGTTTCGACTATGAGGCAGGTGTCAATCGCCAATTGGTTCGTGAGGGCAAGGAAGGGTCGTTTGAGGCACAGGGTCGCACATGGGGTGAGAACCTTGGCAAGGGCATCATCCTCAACCCCAAGAATGGTGAGGTGTCCATTCAACTCTCCATCCCCAATGCGCCTAGTGAGATAGTGTATCGTGTCAATGGTGTAGTGGTTGACAAGGCAGTACTCGCCCCCTACCTACCTGCTAAGAGTGTCAACAAGTCACAGGGGACTGACAAGGAAGTGGTAGTGCGTACCTACAAGGTTGACCGTATCAAAGCGGTACGCATGAACGGGGAAGAGTTCTTAGTGGTCTGACCCACAGGAGATAAGACTTGACAGGCGAGGCTAACCCCCTCGCCTTTTTTATTATCTTTAAAAGAAATGTTAAGTATTTCAATAAAAAGCTTGACAAGCAGTGAAAAATAATTAGATATACCCTAGTAACCCACTAGGTGTTCTGGACATTAGCATAGCTTTAAAAAATTTTTTTTATTATTTTTTCTAAATTATATATATAGAAAATTTTGTTTATCAGGAATTTTATCATGTTTAGAAAGATTCTCTTCTTTAAAAAGTGGTTGTAGATTACCCCAATGGTTAGCAATTTTAGCTTCTGTTAGATCATTCAAATCAAAGAATGATAACGGTATAATATGATCTATGTGCCAAACCTTTCCTTGGTTTTCTTTAGTCATACCATCTTTAAAATGTTTTTGTAAATGTTCCCACAATTCTTTATAACTACAACAAATGTAATCATGTGTATGGGTTGATGGGTGTTTACTAAATCTATAACACATAGACCGAACACCTTCTTTAAATTTAAAATAAGAGTCATTCTTTAATCTTACTCTTTTACGTTTATAACCAACTTCTAAAATTTTTTTTGAATTTTCTTTATAGTATTTTTTATGTCTTGTACGAGTTTTTTCGGTATTCTCTTGTCTGTAATTCTTATGACGTTCATGTTGTACTTCTAAATTCTTTTGGTGATAAATTTGACATCTAAGTTTTTCTTTCTCTATATTTTCTTCACGATATTTTTTATGTGATATTTTTTCTTGTTCTGGATTTTTGTTATATCGTTTTTTACGTTTTTCTCTTAAAATTTTATTATTTTCTTTATAGTATTTTTTATTTATTAATTTTCTTTTTTCGGTGTTTTCTTGTCTATAATTTTTATTTTTCTCTTTATTACAAATTTTACAGTATATATCAATTCCATCAATTTTAGATTTATCTTTATAAAACTCTTCTAAAGGTTTCTCGATGTGGCACTTGGAGCAGATTTTAGTCATAATGTTTACCAGAGTAAGATTAGAACGACAGCTAGAGGTAATAGATAGATATCAGCAGTGGATACAGCTATTATTAAGATTACATAACCTAGTAAGTTCATAGGGTTCATATATAACCTTTAAAGAGAGCTAAAGGGTAAGTTATAGGCCATAGGAACATATTGAGTAATAGTGCGGAAATATTTCTACGAGGGTAGAAGCCGTACATTTCGATTTGTTTACCATAGGAGAATATGCCGAAGGTTATACCGAAGTAGAAGTAGAAAAATAGTATTAAGTTAATCATGTAAATATCTTATCACAGTATTTTGAAAAAGCAAGGTTGACTTTTTGGATATTTATGGTAGGATTTATGGATATGGAAAATATTTTAGAACAAGTTAAGGCTAATAAGAATGTACCTGAGAGGTGTTATAATACTGCATTAAGTTCTGATGAAATCTTTAGAAGTATAGCAAAGGTTCGTGGTATGGGTATTGAGAAGACTTCATTTGAGGAAGACATGTATGATCACATTGATTATTATCTTACATATAAGGGTATAAGGTTTCCCATTGACATTAAGAGTTCAAAGCGCACGTTAACATTTTCGGGTGATTCTAAAGATTTAATGGAAGAATGGGTATGGATAGAGCTTAAAAATGTAGCAGGTCGTCTTGGGTGGTTATATGGTAAAGCCGTGTATATTGCTTATATATTTAACAATTCGATGTGGTTAATAAATCGTCAAAAGTTAGTGGATTTTATAGCTAAAAGAGTGACCAAGACTTTTGTAAGTAAGGAAGAGGCTGGTTATAAGCTTTATCAAAGGCGAGACAGAAAAGATGTATTGACTTTAGTAAAGTTGGGTGATATTATGGAAGATATACAACCAGTTATAGTAAAGATATGAATAACCTAATACCGACAGATTACCGTGGCTTCGCCATTCACAAAAAGAACCTACATGCGTATGAAGAAAGTACTGTTCTTGTGTCAGCTTCTTTGGCAAGTATACCATATGTTGTGGTTTCGTCGGAAAAAGACGTTAAAAGTGATATGATACCAGTAGGTGACATTAAGTTTATACAGGGGGTATTAGGATATAAGGTGAAGCCGAATTATTATACTTTTGAAAGTTTATTAAAGCGAAACATATGGTATACGGATGAATGGCCTTTAGGTAGAAAAGTATTCATTAAACCTGCTGATGAGTATAAGAGGTTTACAGGGTTTGTAACGAATGGTGGGTATAGGCGTAAGAAGCGTGGACCATATGTATGTTCAGATGTTATAAAGGTTAAGAATGAGTGGAGGTATTATTTAGGAAGCGAATTGGAGCAGGGGTTTTGGTATGCTGGACAAGATGAGTGCAAGGATTCACCAGCTTTGGAAAGTTTTGGGATAGATTTCAGTGGGTTATATGGATGTTTAGATATGGGGGAGTGTGAAGATGGGAGTATTGTTTTGATAGAGTATCAACATGCTTTTTCATGTGGGTGGTATGGGAAGGGAATTAAGGATGGAGAGAAGTATGCGAAATGGATTGCATATGGGTATGCGGATATGGTAAAGTCTAAAGTAAAGGAATAAAATATGAAGCGATGGGAAAAGATACGGGAAGCTGTGGTAAATCCTGATAGAACGTTAAGGGCTAGGTACATGTTTGAGTTAATGGAAGAGGAACGAATAATAGCTGTGGACAATTTCAAGGAATATGCTATGCTTGGGATAATTAAAACGGCTGTGAGTGCGAGTGAGAAGGCTAACAGGAATAAGGAGAAAGATGAGTAAAAAGAAACTAGTTTGGGGTCAAAAGACACTTCAAAATAATCAATCAACCTTAGAGAGAATTAATATCAAACGGTTAATATTACATTATAAGAGACACATAAAGATATTAGAAGGAATGCTTAAAGATGAGTAAGAACATTAAATTTGTAGGTCATGTGTGTCCAGAACGTGATATTTGTGCAGATGCTTCTAACTGTGGATTTGGGTATATATTTGAGAATATTAAAAGTATGCCTCAAGGCGGATATCTTTCACCATTCTTTCCCATCTTTGTAACATCTTTAAACGAAGAGGGTTATAACATATGTACAGTGAGGGAAAAGGATGAATAAAGTTCCATTATTTTTGATACAAGCTAATCTTTTGAATCAGGATGATACTGCTGATTTAAGATTTGCTATCAATTCTTCTGGACATATGTATGCGTTAGTAGACATTAAACCTTTTGTATACGACAACATACCAGATTATGATACAGAGTCTTATCATGTTATTCCTTATGGTGGAACGAATTTTATCGAGAAGTGTCGTGTTACAAAGGATTGGTGTATATGGTTTAACGAGAATTTCCGATATCACATTTACATGAAGAATTATGGTACACACATGTTTAATTCTGATGGAATTCATATGAAGATGCGTGATTTCAGTCCTAGTTGTTTCAAGGGTATAGAGACTTTATTTATAAGACCTGACAAAGATTTGAAAGAGTTTGCAGGGTTGACGATAGATACAGTTAATTTCATGTCTTGGTACAGTCTTATAAAGGGACAGGACTATGGGGTAAACGATGAAACAGAGATTATAGTAGCTACTGCGTCTAATATTAATACAGAGTGGCGTATTTTTGTAATTAATGGTGAACCTATTAGTGGAAGTCAGTACAGAGTTAGTCACAATTTGAAAATTTCTGCTGATGTACCTGAGAGAGTGTATGAATTTGTACGAGAGATGTGTAAGATTTGGGTTCCGTCAGATGTATTTGTAATGGACGTATGTGAATTAAATGGTACGCTTAGTATTATGGAGTGTGGGGATTTTCATTCAAGTGGGTGGTATATGACGGATAAGCGTAAGGTTATAAAGGGTATTGGGGAGTTTTTGGAAGATCATCCTGCGCCCCCGAAGTATGTTAAGGATATTTCTAAGGTGTTTTTAAATGTTAAGAAGTTAGGAGAAACATGAATGTATTTCTATGGTGGATTATTTTATGATGGTCATGGCAATATAGTTGACATTATCGAAGAACGTGATATAGTTATTAAGCATTCGGATGGTGTTTGGGAGTTATTAAAGCGCAGTGATTACCTAAAGAAGTATGAAGTATTACAAGAAGAATGGGATGGAAGTGGAGCATAATATGGCAAATTTTGATATGAAGTTTAATTATGGATATATAGTTGTTGAGAAAGAAAAGACTTCCGAAGGTCTTCAAAACATTGTACATTTCTGTGGATATGAGAAAAAGCCTACCTTTAGTGATTATGAACATCTATTAGAAGAATTACAAAGTGATGAAGAATTTGGTAAATTAGATATGAGTAAGTATGAGATTAAAATGGCTGATGAAGATATTTGCAAAGAGTATACAGAGATGTTGAAAGAGTTGAAAGCACAACAGGAGAATAAATGAAAAGAAAAAAGAAGATTAAAATTCCTAGACAATATTCATTAGTGAAACTTAATGATGAATCCTTAAAGGAAAACACAAGTTTATGGGGCAGTATTATATTTCTTGGAGAGATTCCAAATATGCGAGGACACTGTGTAATAGCAGATTCATGTGGCAATATAAAGGTTGGTTATCATATTGAAAATTTTGTTGAATTAGATGAGGATACAGAGGTCTAATATGAAAAAGCAAATTAATTGGTTAGCATGTAGGTATCATAAAAGCGGAAGGCTTGAGATATTGGGATTATATGATACTGAGAAGAAGGCTAAGAATCGTTGTAAGACATGGAGAGATTTTATTGGACCTTTGGTACTTAATAAAACTTTAGATGAAAAGCCTATTGAATGGGTTGGTGCATATTATCCCATTCTAAGAAAAGCAAAGATAAAGAGGGGTATATGGGGATAATGGAATTACCACCAAGTTGCAACATACAAACCCCAAGTTATATTAAAGTGCGTATGTGTGAATGTTTTACAGGTGATGAATCTACCGCACATAATGTCTATAGGATTAACCCTGTTGAAAAGGTAACGAATACATTATTCGAAGGTAGACCTGTATATTACACTAAGAAGTGTAATTATTGTGAAAAGGATGCAAAAATGTTGGATGTTTGGGTTCCGGTTTTAAATAAATATACTGCGTGTGAAGATCATGCGAAAGAGTTGTTTAACGTAATAATAGAGGAATAAATGAATATACAATTACCACCAAGTTGTCGAGGAAAAGAACCATTATTTTATACAGTAAAGTTACACGAATGTATAGCTGGTGAAAGTGGTATGGATGCTGATGCACATAAGAGTACTTATACAGATGCAAAAGAAAAACGGTTAATTATTCTAAAGTGTAGACACTGTTGCACTAAAGATGCTAAGATGGTTGATTCACGATTTCCACTACTAAATTATCATACTGCTTGTGAGGAATGTGCTAAGAAATTGTTTAACGTAATAATAGAGGAATAAATATGAGAAGATGTAATAGAAGTTATAGAAAAAGAGCAATAGTTATTGAAGCTGTAAAATGGGCTGGTGATAATGTTCAGGAGATTGTAGACAACAGATAGCGAGAGTGATATAATGTTTGACTACATAGACACACATAAAACAACTGAGTATTATAATTTACCAGATACGATAAATGTAAATAGAGCACCTACATCTGATTCAGTAAGATTATTGAAAGAGATGGAAGAAGCTGCATTAAAAAAGATTGTATCAGAGATTAGGGTTCAGGATAATAGTTTTAATTTTGTTGCCGAAGTGTATAAAGATCATTTGTGTTTTCAGGATAAGTTATTAGTCAAATATTCGATTAATAGTATGGAAGATTCTATTACTATTGAGTTGCCAAATCGATATGAAGCTATAAATAATGATGAGTATATTCGCTTGATTTATAAACGTTTGTGTGATAGACTTGCTGAAAATGTACTTAAAGAAGTTTATAAAAGAGGACAATTAAATGACCGATACAGATAAGATAGTTTTTTTAGATATTGATGGAGTTTTGAATACCGATCTTACCAAAGAGCGTACACCTACGTATTATATAAATACAGGTTGGGGAATGCAAAAACGTCGATATACAGGTATTGAACCTTATAAGGTAGATATTCTAATTCGAATTTTAAGAGAAACTGGTGCAAAATTGGTATTAAGTTCCACATGGAGACATCATGAAGAAATGCAGGATTACATGTGGAAACAATTAGGTAAAGAAGTTAAAGAACGTTATATTGGTGATACGCCAGTAGAACCGGGTTGTGCATATCGTGGTAAAGAGATTTATGATTATTTACAATTAAATCCTTATAAAAACTTTGTAATTTTAGATGATGATCTTTCAGTTAAAGATTATTTCCATAAAGAATTTATTGAAACTAATCCATATAAAACTGGACTTACAGATGAGTTAGCTGACAAAGCTATTAAACTTTTGAATGGAGAAAAAATATGAAAAACGGATTTATTTCTAAATTTATTGGTGTGACATTATTTATTCTTATTATGGCTATTACACTATCGATTGCAATAGCTATATTCTTTCCGTTTATTATCTTGTTATTAGTTTTAGCAATTCTTAATGAAGTAGCTAAACCTAATAGACGCTATTAACATGCATCAACCATCCACAGTAGTATTCTATGAAGAAGCGCAAACTACCTTTATATCATTTATACGCTTTGAAAATAGCTAAGAAGTTCAAGGCAGATAAAGTATATGCAAAGAAGTGTGGATGGTCAATAGATTATGGATTTGGTGTAACTGAACCACATTTCCACACTCCTTATGGTGACATCTTACTCAATTCGTATTAAGTTATTTGTAACGTTTAGGAATTTGATTTAATGCTGTAGCCACTTCTGATGGACCGATCTCAGGTTCAGTTTTCATTAAAGGTGCTTCTGTATTATGATCTTCATGATACTTATTGATATCGGCATCCTCAACGTTTTGTACATCAGTTCGCACCAATTTGGATAAGTCACGAATCATTTGTTTTGATCGTTCTTCTGTAATTTTACCAGCTTTGAAAGCATCCATAACAGCTTTACGTGCTATGACATAAGGGATTAAGTCTAAGCGTGGCATCATATAACCTTCTGGATTAGGGTAAAGAGGTATTTTAAAGATATCATCATGTTTGAAACCTAATGCAGTATTCAATAAGCGAATAACGGCTATAGATGCTGGTTGTTTTCCACCGACTTTTGCTTCACCTCTGATAGGATACCAATCTTTAGCGATTTGATGTTTAGCAACTTTATAATCTTCGACCTTGCTGTTAGGATTAGATGCAATAGAATAGAATTTTTCATAAATTCTTATTGCAGCTTTTACAGCTTCAAGAATAAAAGCTGGTTGATCTGGTTCAAAGATATTTACTTTAGGTTTTGGAAGTCTTCTAATGATAGCATCTTTAGGTGCTTTAGGGAATTCTTTTTGCATAGTTGCAAAAGCGTTTTTATGATTATCAATTTCTCTTTGATTTTCTTCTGCTATAACAGTATTCAATAATGATATAACTTCTGAGTTAGAAGGAATTTGTATCATACTCTCATTTAACAACACATCTTTATACATTTGTTCAAATAAATTCATATTAGTCCTTTCAGGTATATGCAGAGTAATCCAACAAGTTATATACAGTACCTACGTTTGCGAATATGCTATATTTAACTGGATCAAAGTATGCATTATTTTTGATATGAGAAGTATCTTCTGTAGTAAGCAAGAATACAATTTTCATACCATCATCAGTAAAACTACGTAAACTAGCGTATTCATTTTCCATAAAGTCACCATCTGTGAATACGATTACCAAAGCTGGTCTTGGTTTCAAGTGTTTAGTAGCGGTAAGAGCAGACGTTACATCAGTTCCACCACCAGTTTTTACAAACTTAAAGTTAGCGAAAGATATAGGCATTTCATCGAAACGCATCATATGTTCTTCATCTCTTGGTAACATAGCTCTCATACCAGATTCCAAAGCTTGAATAGATTCGAAAGATTCACCACTATTGGTAAACATTCTTTCAGATTGGATACGAGTATTGAAGGTAGATAAGCGTACATTACATTTACCTTTTAACTCAGTTCCGATATCTGCAATTTCCCCGAATACTTTTGCAACTACTGCATCAGGCATAGAACCAGATACATCTACAAGGAAATCTAATTCCTTAATAGTTTGACCTGTCATACCACGAGGTATAAGTCCTTGTTTACCATATTCATCTACGAATCTTGGTGGTGGTCTATTATAAGTTGGACGTTCTGGACTTGGGGTATTAATAAATTCACGTAAAATCTCTCTCCAATTAAGTTGAGTAGTCTTCTCCAAAGATTCTTTCCAATCACCTACACCTAATTTACTTCTAGCATCACCATAGCTTACACCATGTTTAGCTGCGGAAGCTTCTTTCATTTCAGCGTCATGACGTTCTTCTTCAACTTGTTTCTCGTGTTCTGCCATAGCATTACGTTGATTTTTCTCTGTAACATTAGGATCAGGTTTGAATGCACCAGTTTTTTGATAATCTATAATATCTTTAGTAGGAATATCTAATTCTTTTTCAATTTGGTCTTGGTGTTTCTCAGCAGGAGCACCTTTAGCTGCTTTACCCTTTTCGATATCTGCTTTATTATTAGCATCAGCTTGTTTTACGAAGTCTTTGAAAGATGGTACATTAATATCCGTTGACTCTACACCCTCTTCATCACCCTCGCCACCACCTGCTCCACCAGAACTACCTTTACCCTTACCTTTTCCTTTACCAGAACCGCTTCCAGAACCGTCAGAAGGTTCACCTTCACCTTCACCCTCACCACTTCCATCACCGTCTTCTTGGCCTTCCTCGCCACCTTCTTGACCTTCTGAATCACCTTCACCATCTTCACCTTCGTCACCACCCTGATCGCCACCATCTTGTTCACCTTCTTGGTCGCCAGAATCTTCTTCATCTTCACCATCTTGAGGTTCTTGTGGGGGTTCCTGATTTTTATCCTCACCAGAATACTTTTTAACTAATAGGTCATAATATTGTCGTGCATCTAAACCACTTGGCAAATCTTTATACGTACCTTGACCAGCTAAGATTAATCCACCACTGATAAAACCGCTACGATTCTTTAAAAGATCATTAATAGACAAGTCACAAGCGATATTGACAATATGCCATAAGTTTTGATTTTTAGGATCGATATCAGCAAAAAGGATATGATGTCCAAAAGCAACGTGCATAATTTCGTGTACTACAATAGTGAATACTGCATCAACTGGTAATTTATTTACAAAGACAGGATTATAGTAAAGAAGTTTACCATCGGTTTGCATAGTTTGGATACCGAATTGAGCCATGATGTTACGATTATCAGGAAGCATTTTGGTTAAAGTGCTGTAATAGAATGGGTCTACTTGGTCAACGAGGTTATAAGCCTGATCCATTTTGCGTTCTGCGTCTTTAATAATAGCTGCTTTAGCGGGATCGATACCAGCGAAACGGTTAACATTCTCATACAATCGCATTAAATTTGTTTTATCTTTTTCTGAAAGGGTCATAATTTACTCCTAATACGCACATTATAGAACTATTTATATCATTTTGTCAAACATTCAATAAAAAGTTGATAAATAATTAAAATCTGATAAGATATTACACAAAGGAGAAATATATGGGTGAAGATATTAGTTTAATTGAACGATATTTGGATATTTGTAGAGAACAGACTCCAATTACAGAAGCTCTCGGAATTGAGAACAATGTGGTGAGATTTATTATTCCAGCAAGAATTGATTTTTCTATAACACAAGAGGATATTCAAGAGGTGTATGGAATGGATGAATTTAAAGCTGATCTTGATGCACACACTCCTTATGCACAGATTAAGCGTAATCTTATTGAAAAGATTGAAGAACTCGCTCGTGAGCGTTTATCAGATTTAAACTTAAAGAGTGAAGGGTTCCATATAACTCCAAAAGAGATACCTAATGTTGAAACTGCTAAGTGGTTTCGTACCACCCCTTCACAAATCTTAAATTACTACAAGAAAGAACTTGAAGAACTTGGTGAATCCGAAGATGATGCTAAAACGGATTTAGTTGATTCTGTAGTAGGAACTAACACCAGCGCAATGAACCTTTAATAGGATTACTATGAAATTATTGAATATATTCAAGAAAAAGGATATTACGAGAAAAGTGTATGCAGTTGAATCAGGATTTTTATTAGGATATTTTTTAACTGTGATTAAATTTGATGAAACCCAAAAGAGATATCAGGTTTTGGGGTGCAGATTAGACCAAGAAAACCCAAAAGCTTTAGAAATACCTGAAAAGGATATGATCGAAGGTATTAATAAAGGCTTATTAACTTATGTAGACACAATTAAGCGACCAATGTATCGTGAATGTGAAAAGGAATATAAGTTGATTAAAAGTACTAAATAATTGAAAGGAAACTCAATATGAAGAAATTTAACCAATTTATGGAAGCTGTTTTAGTAGCAAAGATTATACCTGTACCAAATAGTGATGCAGTATCTCCTGTTGAACAATGTGATGCTTGTGGAGATAAACCAAAAGATATGTTTAATGCGGCCACAGATGATTTTATGAAAGATATGGGCATTGAAGGCGAAGCAGGAGCCGAAGGTTCCGAAGATATTATGCAACCTACTGATGGTGTAGGTGAAGCTGGTGAAATTGAATCAGAAGGTTCAGATGGTGTCGAATTAACATGTATGGGTGAAGAAGGGTTACAAATCAAATTTAATGGTATGACCTTTACACTTCCTGTTAATGTAGTGGACGCTATCAAGGGATTTGAACGTAATGAAGAAGGACAAGAAGAAGGTTCTGCCGACGAGGAAAATGTAGAACACGAAGAATCTGAAAGTCCTGCCGAAGAAGAAGCTGAACACGCAGAAGGTGGATCAGAAGAAAATGAATCAGAGTCGGAAGAGGATGAAGAAGAAGGAAAGAAGAATCCTTTTACCGAAGCTAAAAAAGTGAATCCTTGGGCCGTTTGTAATGCATCTACGGGTGGTAAGAAAAAAGCTGGTAGCAAGTTCGAAAAGTGTGTATTAGATGTCAAAAAGAAAAGTGGCATAAAGAAATAACATGAATAAATTCCGAACAGCATTAAAAGAAGATTTTCAAATGTCAAAGTCTTTCGGACAGTCTGCCTCATCGGGGGCAGCGTCCGTTGGCCCTGCTAAAAGTAATCATAACGATCTTTTTTCATCGGTTGCAGATGCTATTCCAGAAGAAGAAAATCGTAAGTCACATGACACCAAATTTCTTCCTTATCCTTTAGATAGAATTGTTAATCAACTTGGGGATAATTACGAAACCTTAGTTAAAACTCGTTTTACATTAAAACAGACTTTAAAAACATGTGCAACACTTGATAAAGCACAAAAGGAAACACTCAAGAAGGATATTTCATATATTAATCAATGTATCAATGCCATCAAGAAAATTTCAAGTGATATAGAATCAATGATGATTTAACTTGACAATCTAGAAAAGTGTGGTAAATTGTTACTATGAAACAAATTATAAAAGCAATTCTCACAAGTCTCTCTTACGTAACTATACCAGCATTAATTCTATCTTTAGGTATTGGATTAATGACAGGTCATTATCTTGCAACATTTTTAGTATGTTTTGCATTAATTTTTCTAATCGGTATAGTATCTAATAATTGGATACATAGTCATACCATCAAAACCATAGCTTTGTTGGATTTGAAAAAGAAACTTGCCGATACAGAACAAAGTGTCGAAGTGAGTTGTGCATATTGTAAAACGAGAAATATTGTACCTGTAAGATTAAGTTTACGTAATACCTTCCCCTGTAGTTCATGTCAACAACCTAATTTAATCGTATTTAATTTTACTACCGCTATTGTCACAGAACCACTAAAACTTGGTCAAATTGGAGCTAATACCCATGTCTGATAATCCAATTCTTCCATTAGATTTTATTACTGATGTCACTAAACACACCCAAATGATTACGGGTAATAGAAGTAATATCACTACACCAACCCCATTACAAGTAACTAATTTACCAGCAGAAGAATATTGGACTAAATTAGGATCGCATAGTTCTTATAATAAAGGTGTTATGCTTGGGACTGTAGGTACATCACAAACAGATTTAGAAGCTTTCATGAAGTTATTTAAAAAGACAATGGAAGAGATTATCCGTACAGAATTAAACCAAAAAGAAAAAACTTCCGAAGAGTTTAAGGACGATTTCAAAATTCTTGAACACACATACAATAACATCATACAGAAACTTAAAAAGACTGATGTAACCTGTGACAATAATCGAATCTTAGCAACACTACACGGATTTGTAAACGCCTTTACAGGAAAAGTTCAAAATGGCTAAATTAGTTAGATGTCATTTCTGTGGGAAGTCTATTAACATGCGTAATAGACCATATCGTAGTAATCTTAAAAAATACGGTGTGACCACTCGCAAACAATTAGATAATGTCTATCTTTGTACTATCTGTAGAAAGATCAAACGTTTATTTGATACACCAGAGTATTTAAAAGTATCTGGCCCTTATCGTAGATTAAAATTCTTACTCCAACAAGAGGTAAACAATTATATTAAACGTGGTATAAATGATCCTATAGCCAGAGGTAATTTTATTGAAAATGTTAAAATTATCCTTGACAAACGACATATAAAAGAGTATGATTTTATAACAAGTGAGAACGACTTGAAAGGTATTATACTAAGAGGAATACCATTTTTTGAAGAAGTAATAATTGAACTAAAAACGAAAGGTAAATAATATGAATAAAGAAACAGAAGCACGTTGGATATCTCTTTTATCAGCTATAGATACACTAGATAGATTTTGCACAGAAAATAATAAAGACTTTGATAATATTGAAATTAAGATTCCCGCTATTAAGCATTATATGAGTGAAACAATCGATATGATTAAGTTAATGCAAGTAAAAGAGGAAGTGTATGAGAATAACAAGACTATGCAAAATATTCGTAATCGAGTAACACAGAACTTTTTTGATAATGTAGAAGCCAAACACCCACACAGAAAATTTGGAAAAGCATTAATACTTAGATCGGTTTACGCTTAACCCTTCTTCATCCAATAATTACCATCTACATCTTTGTAAACCATTATCTGAGTATTACCTAACCACTTGTAAGGTTCTTGGTCAGTTAATGGTTTAGTAGGTGGAAATCCATTTATAAGCATCTCTACAGCATTTACAGTCTTACCACCAACGAGCTTAACTAACCCTAACTTTACAGGTTTAAAAGAATCTAATGCCAAGTAAGGTTTCAAAAAATTATTCAAATCTGCTCGTGCAGGGTCAACCTTTTTATATTCAGGAACAACCTTACCATCGGCTCTACTACGTATCTTCCATGTAGGAGTTTCTGGCATATCTACTTTCATTTTCTCTTTAGCTTTAACAGGTTTAGCGTCTTCTAAGAACATAAAGTGTTTGAAAGATTCAGGCATAAGTGTACGATCTTCTGAATCACCTTTAACCTCAACTCTATTATGAGTGTCTTCATAACCACTCCCAACATCCATATCTACTTGTTTTCGAACCTTGTATCCCTTTTTCTCTAAAGCTTCTTTGGCGGCAACTAATCCTGCTTTAGGTGACATTCGTTTAAACCACCAATAAATAGTTTGGGTAGAAGGTAAATATCTGAACATTATACAATTCTGATTATAGATCGGAAAATGTAAACTCATATGAGAATGTTGTTTTAATCCTAATTTTAAAATGACTTCGTGTGTATCAGCCATATAAGCACCAAATACAACTAGATTAGCTTGGTAAAATTCATCTGTTTGTTTAGGTGTTTTAAAACTTTCTTCCATGAATTCTTTTTCTGCGTGTGATACTTTACGTACATCCTTTGCAGTGAGTTTGGCATCTTCACCTATGATTGCTTCAAGACGTTGAATAAAATCCCAATAGTAATACTTTTCCAACATTTTGTATACGACATTATCTGGAAGATGATTACGAGTTTGGAATTTCTCAATTTCGTCAGGGTCTAATGGACGGTTAAAGGCTTCATCACGTTTACGCTTAATTGTTTTCTTAAAATCAATCAATGCTTCGATATCAGTATTAATCTTATAGAGTTTGATCTGTAGTAATTCGTGTAAGTCTTTAATTTCATCTTTAGAAAATGTGGTTAGCTCTTTAAAGTCGATAATATCTCTACGAAGTTTTGCTGTCATTAAATCTGCTCTTGAAACAGTGTTCTCAAATTTATTTAAGTAGTTATTGATATTAAATTGTAAGTCTTTAGGTTGTTTGATCCATTTGTCATTGATTACGTCATAGATACCTTCGAAGCGACCTTCTTCAATTTCTTCATCTTCTTTTACAAAGATGTAGTAATTAATAGGATGTGTAGTACCAACGGCTAATTTACCGTTCATTTTTTCTACGAGTTTAAAAGCTTTAGCTTCTAGCATTTCGTCGATATTTCTTTCATCTACTTCGACAGTAACATCGATATCGGCATTTTTCGAATATTTACGTGAGAGGATGCTTCCTACGATATAGAATCTTTTTATATGAAGAATTTCTTCGATAACGTCAACATCTTTGGCTATTTGGTATTTAATACCAGCTTTAAGTACAGGTAATCTATCATCAAAGAAATCGAAGACTGTAGGATCGAGACTATTTTTTGGTAAGTCTATGGCTGATTCGTTGATAAATTCGGAAAATGTTTTCATGTATAAGTATTTATCATTGTGTGGTCAGAATTCCACCAACAAAAAACCCCACATTTATTGTGGGGCTTAAAACATTTGTTTTTAATTTGTTTTTTACTTAATTAAGGATTCGTTACCACCCTTGGCGATTGGTCCAGCACCACCAACAGTTTGACTCATCTTAGGGCCAAACTTGGTTGCAGGAGCCTTTGAAAGTGTTCCTGAACGATCTTTACCAGCGGGAAGACCAGCTTTACCAGCACCAGACTTACCAATACTGTTCTTAGGAGTCTTTGTCATCTTTGGGTTAAATGATGTCTTCTTAGCAACCTTTGGGGTTGTAGGAGCAGGGATTTTACCAATTGATGCGGATTCCTTGAAAGGTGTTTCAGCGGTAGGTTCTGCACCAAAATCCTCTTCGGTTCCTTCTTCTCCACCTTCTGCACCAAACTCATCTTCTTCTCCAAGACCTTCTTCGCCCATAGGAGAACTACCAGCAAGTTTGTCAGCAATACCCTGAATAGCGGCTGCTAATTCACTGAAAGCTGCGACTGCATCAAAACCTTCGGCACCCTCTTCTCCAAGACCTTCTTCATCTTCAAGTTCGCCTTCTGGAAAGTCACCAGTATCTTCATCAAATGAAGAATCTTCGATATCAGTTGATGGAGCAATATCACCCAAACCTTCTTCTTCATTTAAGACAGAAGCGTAAAGTTTATCAAATGTGGTTGGGATTCCCTTATTCTCTTCAACCTTCTTCTCAGCCTTCTTCAATGGCTTACCTTTACCATCAGCAACCGTTGAGTCGCCTTGGGAAGGTCCAGCTACAGGCTTGTCTAGCTTTACATTCTTCGTTGTTTCGTCCTTGGCTTTCTTATCGGCACCATCAAATGTTTGTCCGACTTTAAGATTACCAACTGTAGTACTATCTTTACTTTCTAATACTAATCCATAAGCTGCTGCCAATGCGTCATTATTTTTGTCCATAAATTGTTTTCTCCTATTTCTTCAAATATTTAGTATTTTCTATAATCATTTCAATAAAAAATATTAAAATTCTTCTTTTCTGGTATTTTATTGCCTTTTGAAAAGTTCTCTTGTGCAAATAACGGTTGTAAATTACCATAATGACAAGCAATCTTCTTACTGGTTTCATCCATAAGGTCATTATCTATAAAGAATTGTAGTGGTATTATATGATCTACATGCCATATTGAACCATAATTTTCTCTAGTCATACCATCTCTGAATTGTGTTTCTAAATAAGTCCAAAGTTGTTCTTGTGTACAACAAAGATATTCGTTTGTGGATAGTGTTTTTTCAGATTTTAAAAATTGCCATAACACACTTCTCATATTACTATACAATTTAAAATTTGGATTATTTTTACGAAGTTCCTTTTTATAATTCTTTTGATAATCAGGATTATCTATCTGCCACTTTTTATTATATAATTTAATATGTTCTTTATTATGTAATTTCCACTCTTTTGTTTGTTCGTTATAATATTCAGAATGCTCATCTTGATATTTCTTAAAATATTCTGGATGTTCTTTTTGATATTTTTTATTATATTTTTTGATATGTTCTTTATTTTTTAATCGCCAATTTTGACGACAAATTCTTAATTTTTCTTTATTTTCAAGCGTTTTCATAAAAAAAGTTGCAAACTGTATTTACTTTACCTAAATATTTATGAAAACGAGAGTTAAATCAATGGAAAAAACAGAATCAAATCAATTTTATTTAAATAATCAGAACCTTCCTACAGGTAATTATGAGTGTGAATGGACACCTGAACGTACAAAAATGTTAGACAAAGCTAGAAAAGATATTGTCTACTTTGCCGAAAACTTCTTCACAATCGTAAACTTGGATCGTGGTAAAGAAGTTATTAAATTGTACAAATCCCAAAAAAGAGTACTTAAAAGCTTCGCAAAACATAATCGTGTTGTATTATTAGCTTCTCGTCAGATTGGTAAATCTACCATTATTACTATTTTCGCACTCTGGTACACTTGTTTCCAGAAGGATAAGAGTGTTTTAATTGTCGCTAACAAGGAAAAGACAGCTATCGAAATCTTAGGTCGTGTAAGAACAGCTTATGAATATTTGCCTAACTGGTTAAAACCCGGAGTTAAAGACTATGCTAAGACTAATATGGTGTTTAGTAATGATAGTCGTATCTTTGTAAGTACAACTGCATCATCTGCTGGTCGTGGTTCTGCTATTAATGTATTGTTGATTGATGAAGCTGCCCACGTTGAAGGTCATATGGCAGAACAATTCTTTACATCTGTTTTACCTGTTATTTCATCTTCTATGAATTCCAAGGTAATTATGATTTCTACTGCCAATGGAACAGGTAACTTCTTTTATAAAGCTTATTCAGGAGCAGAACGTAACGAAAATGAATGGCATCATGAGAAGATTAAGTGGGATGAATTCCCTGGTAGAGATGCTGTTTTCAAAAAACAAGCACTTTCTGACTTAAATGGTGATTTACAAAAATGGGATCAAGAATATGATTGTAAGTTCTTGGAAACTGGTGAAAGTGCTATTGATGGAGCCTTTTTGAAGGAGCTTAGATCATATACACGAACTCCTGACATTATTAATTCACCTGAATATAAAGTTTGGGAAACTCCTGATGCTAAGAAGATTTATGTAATGGGTGTTGACGTAGCTGATGGTGTTGGTAGTGCGGCATCTTGTATTCAAGGTTTAGATATTACCGATCTTACGAATATTAAACAAGTCTTCGTGTACAATAATAAATATGTTGATACGACTACTTTTACTAGAGAAATTTTCAGTATTGCTAAACAGTGGGGTATGCCATATCTATTAATTGAACGCAATAATATGGGAGGTGAGATATTAAACGGTTTATCAAATGCTCCTTATAATTATGAACGTATTGTTTCTTATAGTTCTGATAAATCTATTGATTATGAGAAAAGGGGTATTGTTAGTTCTACAAATGTTAAGTATGATGGTGTATCTAATATGCGTTATTGGATGAATTCACTTAAAGCCGTAAGTTTATATGATGTAGCTACTGTTCAAGAGTTGGAAACCTTTACAAAGCGTCCTAATGGTACTTGGAGTAAAATAAGTAGTACTGGTATTTATGATGATAGGGTAATGGCTTTAGTGTGGGCATTATTCGCATTATTTAATGTAATTGCCGAGAGTATATTTGAAGTTGTTCAATATGATGATAATGGTAAACCATTAAAAATTTCAAAAGGTTATTATGATGAAGATGCTAATTTTGCATTAGATCAATATAAACGAAGTTATGGAGATGATGAATTAACACCAGTATTTATTGGTACTAAAAGTGGTATGGGAACTAATATCGAAATGGAAGATATGTTATGCGATGGCTGGAGTATGTTTGACCAGAATCAATTACGTTAATTACCAGTATTGCAATTCGAAGAAGATGTGATTACCAACTACTTCGCCTATTTGATCTTTAGCCCAAGTCGGACAGCTTCTAGAATTGTATAATTTTACAGTAATATAATTAGTTGGATTGATGTGTTTGAATGGATAAGGTTCAAATAATTCTGATACCATTTCATCAGCTATTTGAACACAAATTTCATAGACATCAGGTTCATCAATTGGGATATCTGTGCTACCAGAATTCCAACAAGAAAAAGCTTTAGGTTGTAGACACACATTGGATAAGGGTAGTTTGTGAGTTTTAGAACGATTCATAATAACCGTACCAACTGCTCTTAAACCTTCCTCCCCTTCTCCACGCGCCTCAGCATAGAGCGTTTGTGCTACAATCTCTAATTCTATTTCCTTTTTCATCATTTAGTCTAATCCCTTAAAAAGTTTGTAACCTATTATACATTTAAAAACTTCAATACTTTATCTGCATAAATTCTTGCTTTACTTTTCTTATATCCATTAGGTCCACCATTCCATATTGCTGCAAGTTCTTTATTTGTAGGAAGTCTTTTGTGTTTTTTTACGAATATTCTACCATAATGTTCTAGATATAATTTTAAAACCTTTTCTGCTTTATATGGATCAAACATATCTTTATGTTTATAATTAGTTTTAAATACTTTATTAACATCTTTAATTACTTCCACATGTATTTGATATTTTCCAAATGCTCTACCATTATCACCAACGGCATAATTAGGGTTATTTAAATGCCCTGATTCTTGTTGTGCAATAGCCTGTATAAGGTTATCAATTTTTTGTTTTATTTGATTATCAATGATGCTGAGTTCTTTTCTATTTACTTCTTTAGTATGCGGTGCAGACATTCCACCTAAAGCCGTTGATGCTCCTATTGCGCCCATTGCAAGACCTTTACCTAAAGTTGATTTCCAGTCTTCTTCAATTACTTCTTTATAATTCTTGTAAAATTCGTTTTGTCTCATGTCAGTTTTCATATTAATTATTTATCCCTTTTGGTGTCCAAATCATAGTATCACTTATACGATAATCTTTATTTCTTCCTTTATTAGGTACAAACCCAAAACTTCGATAAAATTTAACTAATCTTCCTACAGATGTTGCACCCAAATCTTTTGAAGGTGTTAAAGTTACTCTCAAGTTATGTTTTTGTGCAAAATCCAATATTTCCTTCATAACCGTAGTTCCAAGTCCTTGTCCACGTTTATCTTTATCTACCTTAATAGTTGATAAATTTAATTCATCTGTTCTTGCATGGATATAGACATCTACGCCCATTTCTTTCCAACGAGTTCTCATATGGAATAGTTCATCAGATAGATTCTGACTCTCTAGCATAAATTGTTTGAATGTTTTCATATTAACTCGCTAATTTATTCAAGGTTTTTTGTCCACCCTCTACAAACATACCAGCTAAATCTGATCTAGCGTGGACAACATTAAGCATCTGATCTACCAATAACAATTTCTCAACATCACCTGTAGCTGACATAAGTGAAAATAAAATTTTCCCTAATTTTGGTAAACCATAATCACTTAATCTCCAAGCACCATTTTGATCTACAATAAAATCACCTAAAGCTTCATCTTCTTCTGGTGTCATGGGGTGTTCATCATCATATTCATCAAATAGATATTTTGGTTCGTTTTGGGTATGTCCTAATAATTCTGTATTTATACTCAATCTTATTGTATTTCTAATCATTCTATCTACGATTACATCTAAACCTCTAGTATCACGAATTACCCCTGTTTTGGCATAATCATTCCAAATTTTAATCAATCTGGCTGCTGGTACAACTGTCCAACCTTGTGTTGTATTTGGTTTTCTGTGTCTAAATTCTCCAATAATATTCGCTAATTCTTCGCTACGAAGTTCTAACCAACGCTCATTTACATCTGCTTCTGATTCTAAAATAAATTGTTTGAATGTTTTCATTGTTATTTCTAATTATTTAGCTAAATACTTCAAAGGAAATGGATCATGTTAGAAAATACACCACAAACAGTACTCAATAAGTCAAAAATTGATAAATTTATTTTAATTATTACAACACCACCAATTTTATTAAATGAATTAACTCGTTGTGAACGTGGTAAAGATTTTTTAAATCAAGATAGTATGCAATATTCTGTAGCTAGTATAAATCTACCTACACACACTATTAGTGAAATTCCCATGAGTTTTATGGGACAAACTATGCATATTACTAGTCAAACACGTTCTAGATATCCTACAACAAAGGTTAAATTTACAATTGATAACCGTTATAATAACTATTTTTACCTCTGGAAGTGGTTATACATTTTAAATAATCCTGATACAAGTGGTATGGACCCTAGATTTGCAGAATTTGATAATGATCCACAAAAAGTTATTGATGCTATGAGAAAAGACTCGAAAAATAATCCAATACGCTATAAAGAAATTAAAATGCAAAAACCATACGATGCATATCAAACAACTATGACATTGTATGCTAAAGATGAATATAATGTGAATATAATTAAATTTGATTATAAACATGCATTTATTACGCAATTAGGTGGATTTGATTACGATTATCAAAGTAGTGAAGATATCCCTTGTTCGTTTGATTTTGCTTATGGTCAGGTGCAGGTGAGTTTAGTTGATCCACCAACATGAAAATAATACATACAAATGAAGAAAAGATATTAGCAAAAACTCTAAGAGAAGAAGGTAAATCTTATGGTGAAATTGGTAATATACTTAATGTAAGTAAAGCGTTAATCAGATATTGGTGTGATAATAATGCTAGATTAAATGATAATAATCATCGTAATGTGTATAATAAACAATATTATTTAAATCATATACAAGAAAAATCTGAGTATGCAAGAACCCGTCGTGAAGAAATGCCTGATCATGTTAATGAATTAAAGAGGAAGTCTAGAGAAAAAATAGAGAAAAACGTCGTGAATTAAATAAATTACGAAGAAATACTGATCCAATTCAGAAATGTATTGGTAGTCAACGTAGTCGTATTAGACAAGTATTAAAACGTAATAAATATATTAAAGATCGTAAAACTTTAGATTATTTAGGTTGCACACCATTAAAATTAAAAGAATATATAGAAAACCAGTTTAAAGATGGTATGACATGGGAAAATCATGGCAAGTTTGGTTGGCATTTTGACCATATTCAACCATTACGTGTATTTGACTTATCTGATCCCGAACAAGTTAAAATTGCCTTTTGGTACACAAATCTTCAACCTTTATGGTGGAAAGATAATTTGAAGAAAAACAAAGGATTCGGTTTTAAAAAAACTAAATAATTGAAAAGAATGAGTTTTAGTAAAACTTTACTGATTTTATAAATAAGGAGAAAACAAAATATGAGAACCATAGACAGCCCGGGAGTTGAAATTAAAGAAATTGATTTAAGTTTGAGAGTTAATACACCAGTTGGAACTAAGGTGTTATTACACGGTTTTGCAAGTCAAGGCCCAACAAACGAATTATTGTTAATCTCTTCTAAGGAAGATTTAGACAACATTTATTTCGGTGGACCTGATGCTGGTCCTACTAATCCTGCTGAACGTTATTTTTATAATGCAGCCGCAGAAATTTTGAATTCACCTGCAACATTGTATACGACCCGTTTACCTTATGGTTCTGGTACTGGTGTTGGATTCGATGGTGAGTATACTGCTCTTTGCTATTCTATGGCTAAGACAGGTTTAACGCCAGTTCTTACCGCTACAGTAACAGATGAACTAGTATTTACTTCAAGTTCTGCAACATCTGCTAATGTGGCTTTTGCTGGATTTTTGCCAACATTTATTGCAGATATTAATAAATTATCTGTAAATGGTGTACCTACACCTTCATTTTATATTGGTAGTGCAGTTGGTAGTTATGCTCCAGAATTTACATCATTAAGCTCATCAGTTATTGGTAGTACAGGTGCTTGGACACTTACTTCAAATGTATCTATTTCTGCAAATAAGATTTTTGCTACGTATAATTACACTTATAGTAATGAAACAATGTTCCAGACAACAACCTCACTTGAGATTGGTGCTCCTACAGTTATTCCTTTAACCGAATCACAATACGAAGATTTACAAGTTAATAATATTACTTGGAACGCTACTGCTGGACAGGCTGTAACAGGTATTGGTAATATTGGTAACGCTGGTATGATTATCGTTAATAAGGGTAAGACCACAATTGACGAGAAACAAGAGGGTTACTATGTTGTTGTAGCTGATAACTCAACCATGAAGGATAACATTCTTAGTGGTTATAACTCAATTCTTGGTGTAAACACCTTTAAGAGTAATACCACGGTTCTTTCACCTCTTGCTTCATCAGTTCTTGGATTTACCTTAACTGGCGATTCTAATTCTAACGGAAGCATTTCTCAAGTTGTTGAAACTGCTTTCCCTTATGATTTTAGTGATCCAACATTCGATGACTCTCTTATTGTTTATGTATTCCGTTTGAGAACATCAGTATATGCTGATGATCCTAACAAGCTTTATTTCACACCAGTTGAACGTTTTGCTGGTGGTTTAATGGCTACTGATCTTCGTACAGATGCAGTTACAAAGACAACTCAGAGTTTCTATATTGCTGATAAAGTTAAGACTGATTCTACATATCTTAATATGTATGTAAACCCTAATATTGCTGAAATTGGTAATGTTAAGGAAGTTATTAATACTGATGCAGATAAGGTTTTGAATCCTCTTGGTAATTACAAACCATGTAAGAAGACCGATAGTGTTGCTACTTATACGGGTGATATTCCTAAGAAACTTGATAGAGCATTATTGCTTGTTGATAGTGTTCTTGATATGGATATCGACCTTGTACTTGATGGTGGTTTAAGCACAATTTGGACATACACATATGATGCTACTCCTCCGGGTGATATGGTATTCGATGATGCTAGAAATACTGTTGATATCATGGGTGATTTAGGCAACTCAACTGATGGTAATCTTGGACCTTTTGCCTCTGCTCATAGAACGGTATATAACATATTCAATACGTTCTGTCAAGATACTCGTAAAGATTGTCTTCATATTTCCGATCCTGTTCGTGGTATTTTCGTACAAGGTCAGAATAGTAAGACATTGGATAGCAAGAGTCGTAACTTCCCTCAACATGTTATGACACCATTGAAGAATCTTTATAATGGTGCAAATTCTAGTTATTCTTGTGCTTATGCAAATTGGGTACAGATTTATGATGCCTCTGCTAAGAAGTATATCTGGATGCCATTCTCAGGATATCAAGCCGCAATTATGGCTAAGTTAGATTCTTTATTGTATCCTTGGGCTGCTCCTATGGGCTTGAACAACGGTATCGTAAGAAGTGTTACAAACATTGCTGTTCGTACAAATCAAAAACAACAGGACGCTATCTATAAGATTGGTATCAATCCTGTAGTGTTCTTCACTGGTGATGGCATTACAGTTTGGGGTCAAAAGACTCTTCAAACTAAGCCTTCTGCCTTTGACAGAATCAATGTACGTAGATTGTTCTTGACTTTGGAACGTGCTACAATGAAGACAATGAGATATTTCGTTGCTGAACCTAATACTGTGTTTACACGTACTAGAGTTATCAACACATTGAAGCCTTTATTCGACTTGGCTAAGAATAATGAAGGTGTTTATGATTACTTGTTAATCTGTTCTGAAAAGAATAACACCCCACAAACAATTGATAACAATGAATTGGCTGTGGATATTTACTTGAAGCCTGTTAGAACTGCTGAGTTCATCATCTGTACTTTCTATGCAACTCGTACTGATGCTAACTTTAAGGAATTGGCTGGTTAATAAAAAGAGAAAGACGAGTGTAAAAGCTCGTCTTTTTCGTAACTTGAAAGGTATAAATAAATTTTATGAAACAAATATGTAAACGATGTAAATTAGAAAAAGATACTACAGAATTTTATTTTAGAAAAGATCAGAATAAGTATAGAACTATCTGTAAAGAATGTCACGATAAAAATAATAAACCAAATATTGAAGCTTATAGATTAAAACACGAAGAACGATTAAAGATTAAAAATCAGAAATATTATCAAGATAATAAAGAACATATGGATATTAATCGTAAGAAATATTATACAGAACACAGTGAGTATTACGAAAAATATAGAGATGAATGGTATCAGCAAAATAAAGCTCATCATAGTAAACTCACTAAAAAATATTATGAAAATCATAAATCTGAGATTTATTTAAAACAAAAACAACGTAGAGTTAATGATATAAATTTTAAATTAATTTGTAATCTTCGTAGACGATTACATCATGTTTTAAAGGGTAAAAATAAGTGTAAGAAAACTTTAGACTTATTAGGTTGTACTATGGAACAATTAAAATTACATTTAGAACAACAGTTCAATAATGGTATGAATTGGGATAATTATGGTTTTGGTATAGATAAATGGAATATGGATCACATTATACCATGTGCATCATTCGATTTAAGTGATCCAGAACAACAAAAGAAATGCTTTCATTATACCAATCTTCAACCTTTATGGCAATTAGAAAATATTTTAAAAAGCGATAGAATTGACGGACAAAATACTAAATAATTATAAGAAACACTTTATAAGGAGAAAAATTATGGCAGAACTTGGCATCCAAAAATTCTATGACATCGCTCAACAGCGTGAATTCGCTAGAGACTTTCAATTTCGTGTGGTAACATTAGGGCCACTTGGAACTGATGATATGGTCTATATTAAGACCGCTACTTTACCCGGAAAAGAAATCACCAATCAGGCTGTGAATTATATGGGTTTACAATTTAACGTACCAGGTTCTGTCAAGTATACAGGATCAGATGGATGGGCTGTTAAATTCCACTCAGATGAAGCGAATAATATTCGTTCAAAATTAAGTGCCTGGATGACCGAGTTGTTTGATGTCAACACCTCAAGTGGTAAGTATGGTGTGCCAGTGGAAACTGCTACCGTACAGTTACTTGATAAGAATCTTGCAGCAATTCGTACATACGAACTCAAGGGTATTTATATTGTCAAGTTGGGTGAAGTATCTTATGACATTCAAGGTGCTGGTGCTCCAAGAGAATTTGATGCTACGATGGCATATCAGTGGTGGAACGAAGTTTAAGTTCATCATTAAGATTATTGAAAACACCGTTAGGTTTATAACTTGACGGTGTTTTTTTGTCTTTTCTTATAAATACTTTAAAGGTGTATTATGTCAACAACAATTAGAAGTCTCATACCAGCGAATTTGAATATTGCTAATCTATTAAAAAAAGAAACACCAGTTCAATATACACCAAATGACTTATTCAAGGATACTGGATTTACTCCTATACTTGATATGGAAGCAGATCGTGGTCTTGATTCTTTTCCGCAATTTCAAGAAACTCCAAATAATGTTCCTGTTAAAGTAAACCCTGATTGGGTAAAATATGAACAACGTGCTCAAAATCAGAATCAAAATATGGATTTAAAATCTGCTATTACACCATTTAATCCAGCATTTTACAATTTATATAACCAATTTTTAACGACGACTTTAAATAAATTTAGTGGTATATCATTAAATGATATATGGCTTATCGATATTGATTTTCAAGACGTTTGTGCAAATGTAAGTAAAGTTTTAAATGCCTATGAAAAGGGTTTATTTATATATGATTTAAAGGAAATGAATAAGTATAGTTTTAATGGTAAACATTTATTATTAGCCCAAGGCGTTAGTGTGGTTGGTGATAGTGGAACTTTAAATAGAGTTGGTACAACGAATACTGGTTATATACAAGGTGTTGTGGGTATGGGTAGAACACCGTTTAATACTTTAGATGTTAAAATATTAGAAAATAATACTTCATTTGTAGATTATGTTTTACGTCCTTGGATGGTTGCTGTATCACACGCAAGTTTAAAAGAGTCTAAATTAAAAGCAAATATCACTATGATTGCATTAACTAGAATTGGTGGTAACGGGGGAACAGGTGGATTTGGAAAAACAGCCACAGGTAATGGATTTGTACCAAGAAAAATTTTCACGTATTCTGATTGTGTTCCTATGGATGTTGATAACATGGAATATAATTATACTCAAGACACATCACCAACATTACGTACAGTTAAATTTGGGTTTAAAACTTATACTATGGATACCATTAAAAATGGTGAAGGTACTTTGTTTGAAAGTATAATGAGAACTGAAAATCAATTAGGCGACATAACTGGTAGATTTTTAACTAGAACTAATAATGAAACTGATATGGTAAGAACTATTAATTATGCTGATGCTATTATGAATGGATTGACTGAGACTACATTATCTCCTGCGGGTGTTATAAAAGGCCCAACAAAAAATAAAGCAGGAATTATGGATAAATTCACAGCTATGTTAGATTCTAAATTAAAGGGTTATGAAACTCAAGCAATCGGTATGGTACAAACCGCTATTAATAACACTTTAGGTGCTGTGGACGGTACTACCTTGAGTTGGATTGTTAAGGGTGAACAAACTGTTACAAAACCTTTAAATACTGCTATTGAAGGATTAAATGTAGCTGTTACAAGTACTCTTGAAAAACTTAATCCAAATGGTAGAAATGACGATGCTACACATCATGTACAAAATGGTGTTGGTAGAGAATTGGGTAATCCTTCTTATACAAACACAAATATTGCAACTCCAAAGAACGATACACCTAATATAAGTACTGTGGGTTCTGATCCTAATCTTCCTTATAAACCTGTATTTACTGATTCAAAGGATGCAATCGGTATAAATGGTATTAAACCTAATGCGTTGTTATCATATATAGTCAGACCAAATCCACCTATAAATGATGTCAGACATGGTGAAATAATTGTAGGTGGTAAATCAATCGATCAAAATGATAGACCTGATGGTTTACATGATTTACAGAATATTTTACCAAATCCTGATTCTAATGATCATTTAACTGGTAAAGAACAAGTTGGAAACGTTAAACCAAATCCTACTAAAGTTACAGAACCAAGTAAAACGATTAAATTTGTATACATTCCAACTCCTGCTAATGATGTACTAAGAAGTAAGTAATCACTTGCAATTTAACCCACCTTGTTAAATAATTATAGGAGTATTCTTATGGAACAAACAAAAACAGGTAATGTAAATGATATTTTAAAGCTTATGAATCGTGCAAACGAGGGCTTTGCGTATGAGATTTTTATCCCTTCTTTGGATAGAAATGTAATGTTCCGTCAGATCAATACTTCTCAACAGAAACGTCTTTTGAAAGCTATTATTGACTCTCCTGCATACAATACTGAGTTTATTTTTGCTTTGAAACAGATTATTGAAGAGAATTGTATTGAAAAACTTAATGTTGGTGATTTTACAATCATGGATAAGTTGATCATCTCTTTGGTAATGCGTTCAAAATCTATTGGAAATGACTTTAAGATTACTTTTAATATTCCTAAACCAGAAGTTAAAAAGGATGAGGAAACTACTGAGGTAAAAGAAGTTCCTGTTACTTTGACCGTAGACCTAGCTAATTTGGCTGTAGAAGCCCTTAAACATGCTAAGATAGCACCTATTACGGTTACAGATGATAAGGGCATCTTCGACGTTCTATGCTCATTACCAACCATTTCTGATGAATTTAATCTTGAGAATCAATTACGTAAGAATAATAACCAGATTGACATCAATAATGAGAGTGAATTACGTGAAACTATTGGTAATGTGTTTATTAATGAATTGGTGAAATATATCAAGGTTATTAATATTCACGATCTTGAAGCTGGTACTACTATTGAGATTGATCTTAAAAACATCGATGTAAAGAGTCGTATACAGATTTTGGGACAATTGCCATCACTAGTTATCAAGAAGGTAATTGATTATATTGGTACAGTTAATAAAGAAATTGAACAAATCTTGTTATTTAAATACAACCTTAACGGAAAAGTAATTGAAGAGAGGTTGAAAATTGATGCAAGTTTTTTTACACTCTCTTAAAAACACTGTTTAATTCGAATTTATCTCAGGTGTTTCAAGACATTTATGTATTAACGCATAAAGTGGGTTTTGATTCACAATACATAGAGAATTTACCCCCTGCTGAACGTGAGGTATTTCTTTCTATGTACGATGATGAACAGAGTCGAGAGAATCCACCAGAAGGTAAACCAGCGCAAACTATAGGTTCACCAATAAGAATCCAGTAGAAAAATACCTTTTATTATAAATAATTACATGAGTACTGGTACAATTAATCTAACTTTTGACACTCCTGACATCACTTTAACTGGTGATGGGCAATTAGACATCTCTAATTACATTTCTGAGATGTTTTATCAAAATCCTGCCTTAGTACAGGAACTTGCATCTAAAATCTCTGATGTATTCAAAGGTGTTTCTTCTTCTGACATATCTACAGACTACGAACAGAAACTTAAAGATGCTTTTCAAGTCAAATCAGAACCTGTAAACATCAAGGAGACTGTTGATAAAGAGATTAAGAAGCTTTTCAAGGATTTGAAGATTGACAATAAGAGTATTGTTACCTCTGCCAGTACGACTAAACTTGAGAATTTATCTAATGACTTAACGAAGAATTTTGAGAAGATTACTAAGAAGTTCAAAGATTGGAATCTTTCTTTCTTAGATTTTAAAGCTTCTAAGAAGCCTATGGCTACATTTGATGAGGGTAAAGGGAATATTAAAGAAGCCAATTTAAATCCAGAGGCTAAATTTACAACGGTAGAAACAAAGGAACGTCCTAAATTATCCTTAAAGAACACACCTGATGAAATGAAGAATAAAGGTGAACCAGTTTGGTTTAAGAAATATCATGAAATGGTGTCCAATAAAGAAATAAAGAAAAAGGATACTGTTTTTGAAGATTTACAAGAAGTTAAGATTGCTGGATTTTCAAGGAAATCGTTGGATGAATTAACTAAGTGGGATGAAAAAACTCATAAGGATAAGGTAAATAAAACTAAAGATGCTGTATTACCTGCTGGTGTGGATGATACTATATTGGGTATGGCGTGGAAACTTGTAAAGGGTATATTGGTTGCTGGTTCTATTGCTACTCTTAGTTTGGTGGCTGGTGGTATAATGGCGTGGATTCATCGTAAGAAAATTGGTGATATCATAAACAGTCCAAATTTCTTTCCTATTAAAAAGCTTTTTGATGATATTATTATAGCTGGATTATTACATCCATCAGTATTCCCTGCTATGGGTAAAGGTATCGTTGGTATTGTAAAATTTGGGATAAATGCAGCAAGTCTTAAACTTAACGTTTTTTTAAAGGGTTATAGTATAATGGCTCAAAAGGAATTTGTAAGTGTTGGTGAACGTGTAATGGTTGCAACAAAAGGTATCTTTGGACATATTGCTGATTTCGGTAAATCTGTTTTAAGTGGTTTTAGTAAATTCACAGGAATAACTAAATTCTTTACAGGATTTACAAATATGTTGAGTACCTTTGTACAAGATATATTATTAAAGATTGTTGAGAAGGGTACGATTTTTGGTAAAGTGCTTTCAACACAAACTGTTCAAAGTGTTTGGAAATTTGCTGTTGGAATTGGTGGAAAGGGTATATGGAGCACCCTTGGTAAGAGTTTGTTAAAGAGAATACCTTTTGTTTCATCAGGAATATCTTTTTATTCCATGTTTAAAAGATTTGCTAATCAAGATTGGGTTGGTGGTTTAATAGATTTAGTCAATGGTATTAATATGATGATACCCGGATGGAATATGACCCCTGCTGCTATGGGTATAAGTATAATGCTTGATATGTTGAATATTGGAGCAGATATTAAGGCTGGTGGTATGCAGAATCGCAAGAATGATTCAATGAATAAATGGTGGAAAGATGTCTTTTTGAAGAAGGCTAAAAATATACCTATACTTGGTAATTTAATTATTCTTAGTGAGGGGTTTGGTGCTTTATTTAGTGGTCAGTGGGAGTTGGGTTTAGCCAAAATAGGATTAGCTTTAGGTGGTGGAATGTTAGGTGGGTTAGGATTTTTAGATGAAATAATAGATTCAGGTGCTCAAAAGGCTTATGCTAAAGGTGAATCACCAATTAAAAAGATGATGGTTGGTTGGTTAAGAAAACAACCAAAGTGGGTTCAATTTGCGTTTGCTATGATGGGATTAGATGCTACCAAAAAGGATGAAGAATTATTCCCTAATGAAGCGACTCAAAGTAAGGGTAAAACGTCTAAATCATTAATGACATCTAAAACGGCTGAATTACAGGGTAAAACTCCTGAACAACAAGAAGCCATTCATGAGAAATATAGAATTGCTGCAATGGATGATGAAGCTCGTGTAAGAAGATATAAGGCTGAATACGCTCGTGCAGAATCACCAGAAGATAAAAAGAAAATTGAAGAGAAATATACAGATGCTATTAGAGTGGTTAAACAACAAAGAGAATCTGAACGTGCTACTGCACCAGTTCCAACTAAGTTTGTAGCACATGATTATATGGCAAAGACGGTTACTTATCAGTCAGCTAAAGATGATAAATTATACAAACGTACTTCTGGTGATACTTATGCTAAGAAAGATGATGCATTAGGTAAAACCTTCGAAAACATTGAAAAGGGATTAAAAGCTTTAAATACTAGTATGACAGAACAGAATGCTATAATAAAGAGTCACACGGAAATTTTCAATAATCTTCTTAATGTGAATGGAGATCAATTGAAAATGTTGCCTAATTTAATTCCTGCACCTGCACCTTCACCTGCACAACCAGATGTAACACATTCAAGAGATGAAATTTTTGATTATCGTAATAAGATTTTACAGAACAGTTTAAGAGGATAATATGTCAACTATACAACTAATAAATTTAGATGGTAAAAATTGGAATAGTGCGAGTGGTGGTAACACTAATTACAATATTGTAGAAGATTATCCTTGGACTATAACACCTTCAAAACAAAGAATCAATGTACCCGTTATTGAATTAATTGAATTTGAACAAGATGTATCAACGTTATATGCAAGTTTGAATTATTGGTATACACAAGCAGCTAAATCTAAAACATTATCAGAGTCCGATAATCCTTATCAGGGATTGTATTCTGCAAAAGAAACTAAAGCACGATTTATATTTCCTTATTTTGAAGAATATGATCATAATGTATCACAGACATGGGATGTATCAAAGGGATTATTGGAAGGTGAAATTGCTGGTACTATAGCAACAACTATACAAAATGTACAAAAGGCGATGCAAAAGGCACCCGGTTCAAATATTAATCAACAGAGAATCTGGCAAGGTTCGGCCCCTGCTACATACACATTTAATTTTCATTTATTTAACACAATTGGTGGTACTGCTAATGACAATAAACAAATTAAAGCTAATATGGTATTAAGAAATAGACTTTTAATGTCTGCATTACATGATCAACAAACTGCAACTATGATTTCACCACCAGCGTTATTTACAGTTAAAATACCCGGTATTAGATATTCACCAGCAGCGGTAATATCTAATATGGTAGTTAGTAATGTTGGTCAGATGAATCAAATAAGTCTTGATGGTGTGGGTAAAATTGTTCCAGATGCTTATAAATTTGCTATAACTATAACTGAATTGATAGTAGAATCTAGACAATTATTAGATGCGGCAGTAAACAATAGACGTATTATGGCAATTGATTCTAGTAACAGAGTAGCGTCAACATTAGCAGAAGTTGGTCATGCGGGTCAAGCTGCTACATTTGAGGTAAAGACTATGTTGGGAATTAAAACAGAATGAAAATAACTGATATAACAACTAAAGCTGATCAGATAACATCTGAAAATTACGAGAATATTTTCAACATTTATACAGATGAAAATAACTTTTATTACTACAATTTATTAAAGAAAGTAGATTTTCCTAATGAATTAGACCCTGATGTATTCGATTATTATCAGACATTGCCAGATGAAACTTATCCAAATATCGCATATAAAGCCTATAAAAATGTTAAATTGTGGTGGATTGTGTGTGCAGCAAATCAAATAGATAATCCTACCAAACAACCCGAAGGTGGAACCATTTTAAAAATCATACGTATTGATACAGTTAAAAGTATATTAGCCAGATTGACTGAGGTATAGAATGTCTACAGATAATAGTAAAATTTATAAACAATATAATAGTAAACATTATATGGTTGATTTGAAAATATTCAATCCCTCTGGTGAAACTTGGTATCTAAATATAGCCGCAATCGATCATCTCGAAATTGAAGATGATTTACACTTTTGGCCTATTCGTGGTTTTTTTATCTATCAAAATCCGCATGAAGTAATTGAACGAGTTATGGAATCAAATACTGCTTTAACAAATTCAGTTCCAGATGCCAAACTTAAACTTAATGCTGAAACTAATAAACCTTATGTTTTTAGAAATGATGGTAGAGATTATCTTGATATAACTATAAATCTTGTAGACCCTGACGGTAAATTACCTAAGAAACAATGGGTAATGACACATCACTGTGTAATCTATGATAAAGAAGATTTAACTTCTGCTGATGTAGGTGGAAAGAAAAAGAAGTTTTATTTTTGGGATGCAGATTATCAAAAAATGCTTGATAATAAAATACAGTGGTCTACAGCTAAATCTACACTAAATCCTACATATCGTAAATTGGGTGATGCATATGATCCAGCACAAGCATCAGATGATGAGCGTAAAATGCCAACAGGTATTGCAATTAAATCAATTTTAACTGATCATGGATTTCCTATTTCATCTAATTTTGATGAAGGTTCTACTGAATTATTTTATTCGACTTATAGTGATAAAAATATATGGCAGAATATTCAATATTTGTTACAACATCATATGAGTAAAAAATCCACTACAATAGCACCATTAAATGAACGTGATATTTGTATTTTTAATAAAGAACGTGATACAGGTGAATTTTCTTTTATACCTATAAATGAATTTTTTAAACGTGCTGGTAATAGTCCGAATATTCCTAAAGAATATCAGCTAGAACATATGTATCTTGAAGAACTTGTTGGTGAACCCTCTACATCAGTATTAAAAGCACCTAAATCACAAGAATATCAGACTGATAAAGATTTCCATTCAGGTCTTATTAAGGCTTACCAATTTGTTGATATGTCTACTGATATCAATACAAGTCTTATGGTTTCTACTCCTGTACATAGTTATGACTTTAAGAATAAAACGTTCTCAATTAATTTAGCTGATAGTAATCCTACCAAAATAGTTGATAAGGTAAAGACAATGTATATCGATAAAAACTTGTTAGTTAAAGGTTTATACCCATTGATTACCATTAATAAGAATAAGACCGATAACAGCACAATCCGACCTGTATATTCCCCACGAAGTGATAAAGATGCTATTATCCGTCATGGTGTTGGTGATATGTTACATTGGGCTTTATTCCTTAACCAGTGTATGCGCTTTCAGGCTGTAGGTCTTCCTATTAGACAAACAGGACGTTTTATTGGTATTGATCGTATGTCTTTCAGTGATAATAAAATGGATTACAAGCTTTTAGGACAATGGTTTACAACAAATGTAAAACACATCTTCCGTGGTGATGGTTCATATGTTAACGAAGTTTATGCAGTTAAGTTACACAGTTATGACGATTTGAAGATCGATAAAACAGTTGCTTAATTTGTTACTACAGGTTTAATACTAGATTCATTAACCGTTTTAATAGGTTCTCTAATAATATTACCTCTAGCATCTAAAGTACATGGATATAATTCGACATTATCTTGATATGGGTTTTTTGAGACTGTAATATTATCTGTGGATGGAGTTAATACTCTATTCAAATAAATTTTTGGTCCCATAGCAGCCAATACACTAGTTAAATATGGTGTTAGAAATAGTGGATTTTGTATATGATTTTCTAAGTAAGATTTATCACCTAGTAAATGAAATCCTGATGCCTTTGTACCACCTTTAACATTTACACCACCAGTTATACGTGATGAACCCTTTTGAAATTCGTTAGGTAAATTACTCAATAACTGTTCGTTTGTTTTATCATAAGCATAGTCAATTTCTACTAAAATTTTTGGTGGTAATTTAAATCTCATACTACGTTTAATAGCTTCTGGTTTTGCTGCCTTTTCTCCTAATAGTGTAGTTATCTGTTTCCATTGTCCTAAAGGTAAAGATGGTTTATCAGGTGTATATGACGTAATGGTAGAAGATGCATATTCTGAATATGGTTGTCCTAATGGATGTAATGCTATAATACTATCGAGATCAGGATGTTTGCCGCTAACAGATTCAATTGTATCTCTCATATCACTAGGAGAGCCACTAAGCGAATCCGTCATTCTACTCAAGATAACCGTAGCTTTTTCACTTTTTAATAATTTACTATCACTATCTTGTTGTTTTTTAATTAAATCAGCAGATGATAATATACCAATATTAGCTGGATTATTGCTAGGTGGAGTGCTTTCTATAGTACCTACAATGCTTGTAGTGACAACATTAACAGGTTTAGTAGGGTCTTGTACAGGATTTATCACATCAGTAGATAAAGGTATTGTACCGTTGATTAAACATGATGCAGCACCACTTGCCATTGGTGGGATGGCTGGTAATTTTTCTAATGCATCTCTTTGTAATTGTTGAGCTAATTCATTTCTACCTTGATATAAAGCTTTGGCTTGATCCCAACTTGCAGCTAATTGATCTATAATTGCGTTGATCGGTGCAGTTACTTGTTCAACAAAAGCTTTGATATAAACTTGAGCATTTTTAATTGCTAAATCTCGTAACATTACTGCACGTTCTTTAAATGTAACAGTTTTACTTTGATTTAATCCTGCTAGAGTTTTTAAACAACCAAGTCTATCAGTCGCATTAACTGGTTTTGCTGGTGTTGTTATTACTTCGGTTGGTTCAACTGGTGTTACTTTTTCTGTACTCATATTTCTCCTTACCACCAATTTCCACTGATGATATCACCTACTACATCATCGAAATGTCGTTTATCACCTTTAATAAAAATTGGTTCGTGTGGATAGGAATCTACTGAACTATTGTAGTCAGTAGTAGAATCTATTATTTCATCCACAGATTCACATGTGCTATATCCAGTAGAACCGGGTAATCCAGTACTTAAACATTCATCAACAGGCCATAAATTTATAAGGGAAGATAAAGGTGGTTGGGTATTTGCATTAGTTGGACTTACCCCACCAATAACTCTAAGTTCTTCGTCCGTTAAAGTCGATATCAATTCTCCTGTAGCTGGATTAATCTTACCACAAAACCAAGATGGTACTGATGGTCGAATTAATGTATTTTCGATATTAGTATTATACTGTTTAACGGCTAGATTGTACAATGAAGAATTAGGTATGATATATGCATATTTATCATTTGCTAATATTTCGTCAATATATTTACCCGCATCAAAAAAACTGTTAGTGTTTTTGTTGTTGTTTCTTTGTATAAAATTATTCTTAATTGTACTCATAATTATGAAAGCTGCCATCCTGTGGTGGTTAATGCTTCTCCTAATTCAGCAGGTAATAAAGTTGCTGTCTTATTTCTAGAATTAATACCTAATTCAATCATACCTTCACGTACAGCTTCATTATGTTGCTTAAATCTTATTGGAATATTTTTGAACCAATGTGAATGTGTAGGTAATATTACTGTAGCAAATTCCCCATTAATCTTACATAAAATAGGTTCGCAATCAGGAAATAAATTCCAAGCACCAATTTCAGTTTTCTGCCATTCAATAGGTGCAGTAACATGTAATAAACCAACTTCCCCTTCACACATAAGTCCACCTTGTATGATAGTATTTCTTGTTACGTGTAATTGCCCTTCAACTACAACAGCATTATGTTCAACTGGTAATAATGTTATTTTTCTAGCTCTTAATGTTAAACGTTCACCACCATCAACAATAATTTCATTTTCAGATGATATATTTAATTGTTCACCAGTGATATTAACAATTGTGCCATAGATATCAATTGGTCCAGTTGTTTGAATATTTACACCTTTAGACCCCACTAGTAATTTATATTTATTCATAGCAGTTAAAATATAATCACCTGGTAAATCAACTACATCAACATATTCAACATGTGGAGAAGGTTTAAAATTATTATATGTACCTTGTGCGGCTACAACACATCCATCAATTTTTAATTTACCGATAGGGTCAATTCTGATGGATTTCAAATCGTTCATTACTGTTCCAATAGTTTCAATTTTATTAGATGTAATTTGTATAATCTCATCTCCACCTCTACCTAAACTATTTTCCAATTCGGTTAATGCTGGTGCAGTAGTTATAATCAATTGATCTAATGCACCATTTGGTAACTTCTTTGGTTCAGGTAAGAATGTAGTACCTTCGGATGATGGTGATAATCCTATACCAAGTGCGTATGCAGCGGATTGATTCTTAACCATTTGACCTTTTGGATTACAACATTTACAAAATTGTCCTGCAAATACCCCATAACAACCATCTAAAATGTGTGTAGGTATGGGTTCACAAGTAAAGGGTGGTCCGTACATATTATATGGACTATCAGAAACACCCGGTATAAAGTATGTGTTACAACCCGGAATAAATTGTGAATTAGCTCCTTCGGGACCAAAAATTGCTGCCATTGCTTCTGCGCTACCAAACATATCTTCTAGTGTCATACCAGAACCTTCAACACCTTCGGTTGATGATCCTAAATGTCCGTCTGCATCGAAAGTAAGTTTTGTAGTACGATCCCAACACGATCCACCATATCTTGCGTTTTCTTTCCAGTTATTTAATCCTAGTGGGTCTGGATTCGTGGTCAATCCAAATGGGGCAAATCTGTATAAAGGATCAGGAAAGATAGCTAAATATGGCAAACCTTTACAAACTGGACATACAACATTATGTATCATTGGAAGTTTTTGTTGATATATTGATAAAAATTTCTGTGGTATCGTTGCAGTATCTAAATTAGTTGGTATTGTTGTATACGAAGTTCTTTGCATGTCAAACAACATCTTTAATTCGTGAATGTTTTTCTGAATAGTTAAAATCTTATTCACTACATCGGGTTTAGGATTACCAACAGTTTTATAATGATCGCCAAAAATAATTTGTTCGTTATCATACTTTACAAACTCGCTCTTATTTTTCTGTGTTGTTAAAAATTGATTACCTAGAACCATTTTTTGATCATTATTAGTCGCTAATTCAATTGTGGAATAATTATTAAATTCTTTAAATGATCCAGAATAATGTGTAAATTTCAATATTTCTCTTAAATCTGTGTCGATCATTTCAATTGTATGTTTATTACTATTGAATACGCTTTTTGATCTGAAAGTTTTAGAGTCGGATGATTCGCTTAGATTTAATTTTCTATTTTCGTAGGATTGAGGATAATCAGTACTTGCATTATTATTAACATCTTGTGCCATAGTAAAAATGCGTTTAACATCTTCTTCACTATATGCTGATGCAAAATAAACAGGGAAATTTCTATCACCATTAATAAAGAAGGTGTATAAATGGGAACCTACGTTAGGAATACTGAATACACCTCTAGCTAAATTTGAATAATTAGATGGTGTGTATTGGTAGGCATAGTCGTTTACTTTACGGTTTTGTTGTCCCATTGTCTGTGTGAATGCATCAGGATACGTATCTGAACCTACAAAATTGTTCGCAGGTCTAGCCCCATCAGCAACCTTGTCACCATCCCAAGCATTTGAATCAGAAGTCGTAGCTTGTCCGTTAGAGGCATTAAAACGACCACTAGCACAGCCACCAAACATTGGTCCAGCATATTCAGCCCAAGGAAGTATTTCTTTTAAATCTGTAAGTGCAGAGGTAATATCTGGATTATTCTTATCAATAAAATTGAAGAATTTATCTACATTTATATTCAAACTTGTAATATTTGGTGATAATTGAGGAATATATATCTTAATACGACCACGCATTTCGGGGTCATTATTTTGCACACAAACACCTACATATATTCCAAAATCCTTTTCCATATTAATATTCCTTGTAATTATTTATACACCAAAGCAAAAAAACTAGGTCAATTACTCGACCTAGTTAATAAAATTGATTAAAATGTAAGTACGATTACTCGTCTTCTTCTTGATTACCATCAGTACCATCCATATTATTCATGAATACTTGACGTAATAATTCATCAATAGCATTGGAATCTTGCATATGGTTCACATGTGACAACACAAATGCCTCATGTTTTGTATTATAACCTAATAATAGATAACAACTTGTGTATTCTTTTATCATGTTATTAAGATGTTTAATTTCACCTTCTTCTGATTTAGGGGTTTTAAGATTAATTTTCTTAACAAATTCCGTAAAAGATTTCATTTCAGTATCAGATAGTTTAGGTTTATCTGTAGCGGTAATAGCAGGAATAGGAGTCTTAACTACATCCTTAGAAATTTTTTTCTTTCTGGTCATATTCATAACTCCTACTCCTTAACTATTTATCATTTACTATCAGGTTTTGGCAAACTTTTCGTAATTACCAACCTTATGATTAATGCCGTACTTAACCAATGTTTCAATCAAGACATCAATTGATGCTGTCTTAACTTTAATATTGGGTAAGAATTGACCACCATCATAAAACTCAAAGTGATTATCACCTAAGTCAGTACGATTTATAAAACACGTACAGAAGATTGTGGCGAAACCGGGATCAATCACTACTGTCCATGATCTAGGATCAGTTGGAGCATAGTCTTCGAATACCTTTTCAACACGGTATCCACTATCTCTCATACGCATCATAAAATATCCGCATGTTGTGGGTTTACTACTCATAATATTATCCTTTCTTTGTTAGGGGTTAATGGTTTAAGTGAAACGACCAAGACGGTCACGTTTCAATTGCTTGGTAAAACGACCAATGCTATTTCTAACATTATGCTTCTTAGCAATCTTGCGTGTCTTTCTAACTGTCTTTTTTACTATAGTCTTCATGTGTATCTTTCTATTTGCGGTTTATGTTTAATGTGATGCATCTGCATCGTTTGTCTTAGGTGTTCTTACAAACACCCAAAATTTTTGTATAATGACATCATCAATGCTGTAATCTTGATTCTTATAAGCTTTATTAAAAAATATAACTCCTGAGTTTTTAATTCTATCAACTTGGGTTTCGATACTACCAAATTCAGGCATAAAATAATAAATTACACCAAAAGGATTTACAATATCACTAAATTTGAAGTTGTTATGAAAATACTCAATTAATTCATCTCTACTACCACATAATATTTCTTCTTTAGTTATCATAGATTCCTTATTTTACTAACGAACTGGTTATATATTGAAGTAAAAAATCTGCTTCTTTAATCTCAAACATGATTACGCCTTTAGTATTGATCTTTACAGTTAATGTAGGCATTTTAAGTGTGCTGATGATCTTGAAAATATCTATCTTCAAAGCAATCATTTCGGACAATCTATCACCCATAACAGCATCACTAAGTAATACTGTCATACTATCAAGATTCTGAATCGTCTTATCTGTCATTTCACCATAAAGATTGTTATCCTTGAGATAGATGTAAACCTTATTGGTTTCTGCACTAAAGTTAGATGCTTGAAGAATTTCATTGATCTTATCATTTGTAAGTGTAAACCAAGTATTATATTGGATTTGAGCAATCTTATCGAGACTAATAGGAGCCTTTTCAATTGTTCCATCTTCTTTCAAATGAAACTTGAAGTTCGTACTAGCTGATATATAACTGATGCTATTACTGTCAATAATAAGCTTTATAATATCTTCTGAAATACAATTAAAAGCATTGATAAGGCGTTTTACGCTACCAATATTAAGAATGATTTCATTTTCTGTAGTATCAGTCTTTACATCTAATTTGGTGTAAAGAATTACAGTTTGTTTTTCGCTTGTAGAATATGACACACAATGAATTGAGTCTTTTGTAAGCGTTAAAGTAGCCTGATCGGTAAATTTACTAATAGGGATTAAAAACTTCGTAAGAATCGTCTTCTTATTGACAATGATTTCCATTTTAAACTTTCTTCTTTGGGGTTGGATTTTGATTGTTAACTTGCATTGCTTTTACATTCTTTGTAGATTTACGTAATATTCTTTCTAAATTTTCAACACGCTCAGTTAAATCTTTGATACTTTCCTTCATCACTTTGATATCCATCATATCATGCTTTACTGATTTATCAAGTGGCTTTAGTGGATTTTTCAATCGACTTCCAGCAATTCGATAAAGTGCTTCTAAATCTGCTTCTGGATTTGTTACATCGGGTGTCATATTAAATCTTTTTCTTCTTACCAAGTAAGATGTTAAGTTTTTCCATCATCTTATCAAGTTTTACATCGAGTAATAAGAATTTTTCATCAAAATATTCCATTTGGGTTTGCTTACGAGGATTATCAAGTTTTTCCAAGAAAGTAAACTGCATTTGATCTTTATCTTCTTTAATTACAGGTTGTATATTACCAGCTATTCTAGCAGCTTGTAAGTGGGCTGGTGTGCCTGTGGTGCCTCTATTAACAAAATCTGCACCAGTGATGCCTCTCTTACGCATATCATCCGTTAAAGCCTCATCTACGGGTATTAATCCCATCATAGGAGATACACGCACTTCTTTAAAGTCAACATCATTAATAATGGCAGGTGCGTTAGTCATTTGCACAGAATTACCATTATGTTGATAATGAGAGGGGGTTGGTTGCCCAAACCCCCCTGTAGCGTCCTGAATTAATCTTCTTGGGTCTAATCTAGGTATGGCTTTGTCATATTCCATTCTCATGCTATTTGAAGCATTGATCTGTTGACTGACAGCACCACCTAAAGCAAGTAAATCAGTTAGGTCGTCTTGGTTCATATTTAACCCAATTCCTTAATCATATCATCTAAGGTAGCTTCATCAACACTAACTGTATCACTCTTTTTCTCTGTGGTTACAGTGGAAGTTGCAGTAGAACTGCCAACATTACCAGTGAATGTCTCAACATCAGCATTTGATGTCTGTTGAACATCATTAATGAAATAATGCTTATTCAAAAGATCAATAAGCTCTTGGGGAGTCTTACAAACCTTGTGAGGTGCAGACAAACAATGAGTAGCTGACATAATCTCATTCATCTTCTCCGGTGTCATGCCAACAATCGGACCCGCAGGTAAGAAGGTTGAATTTGTATACGTGACATAAGAATTTTTACTATTCTTATTATCAGCATTCTTCTCAGCCTTAATCATAAACGTACAACCTTGTTCATCAAGTCTATAGATACGTTTACCATAAAACTCAGCAAGTTCACCCTCAAGCGCACCCTTGATCTTCATATCGATCTGTTTACCATACTTGAGCAACATAACCTTACCATTATTAGCAGGATTCTTCACATCATTAATAACATAAAAGTTAGTAACGAAGTTGTGTTGACGACGAATACCTTCGGAACGTTTCTTCTTACTTTCGTCACCACTTTTCCACATTTCAATACTCTTTTTACAGATAGGGCAGGGATTACCAAGAGTATTTAAACAATTCACATAGATATTAGAATTGTCAATCTTACTTCGCACGAAATGGCAGTAGTAAGAATATTCAGTAGGAATTGCTCCTGTTTCAGGGTCTATATCTTTAATGTTAGGAAGCAATCTTCCTGTGATAACATTACCAATTGTATCTGTTTTCAAGATATGCTTGGTGATACCATCGTTCATCTTCTCTTTAATACTAACAATATTATTCAACATTTCTTCGTAATTAATCATAATTTCCTTTTTCTTTTTCTTTCTTTTATTATACCTTGTTCGATCTATATTAAGATCATATCATTTTTTTAGGACTTTTCAAGTCCAAACTTTATTTATTTTTGTTCTTTTTAGAACGGTAAACATTCTGCACTAATCAATGTGTTTATTCGTGCCACCCCTTCCTTTATCAATTTTTTAGCTATAATTGAATTGTTTATATTCGCTTTATATCTAGGGTACGTTTCATCTATGTTACCTAGATACATCTCTCTATCATCTGGATGTAAATCATACATGATATCTCGTATAGGAACCCCTAAAAGTTCGAAACCAATAAATAGATAGATTGATAGTTTGTATGTCACAATATGGTTTGCCCATGCAGGTGCAATGCCTTCCATTTGTGAGAAATACTTATCTAATACTATACCTTCTTTGATGCAATAATCTTTAATGAAAATAAGAGAATCTTTAATAAATTCCAATTGTTCCTTATCATCGGGTAATTTAAATTGCATACTTTTAATATGAACGGTATAAGCTTTAATAGCTTTTTGTGTGGTGTAAAATGGTAAATCAAAATATTTGGTATCAGCATAAACGAGATAAGGGGCGTTAATGTATACCTTGGTATTTAAATTACTAGTCTTGATAATCTGTTCAATCTTTAGAATAGCTAAGTATTCTTCTGATTTTTCTGTTTCAAAATTCTCAAAATCTTTGCGGATAGTGAACGGTTTATTTTGATGTGAACGACTTGCTGCTAGATGCGTGTTGTAAATAGTTTTTTGTAGGTCTGTTAGCATTTTTTGCTCTCTGTTTATTTCGTTGTTTATTTTTAACAATCTTTATACACTGTTCCTTTACCATCTTTGACTTTATCAAATTCGGGTAAAATGTCAATAACTTTTGTAGTATTTCTGTTAGGGTGTTTGCCCCTGTAATTTCCATGAATATTTTTTGTAGTTTCTCTTCTTTTACTAAATTTATGAAGATAAACGTTGGGTTTATATTTTTATTATTTATTAGGTATAAGAAACTGCCAAATTTCATTAATGATTTTTCGTACTCTCGTTCACTTAAAAGAACGACAGGACAATCTTTCATAAAAGGCTTTATAGCATTATCTTTTTCCATGTAACTATTTATACTTTCTACATCACTTTTCAAGTACTTTTTATCATAAATTTAATATGGTAAACCCAAGGGATCAGTTGGATCAGTTGATACTGATGTAGGGGCTTTCGCTGGTATAGGAGTCTTAGAAGCTGATAATGCTTTTTGAATATCATCAATTGTATCATCAGATGATTTTACAGTAGCGTTAGTCATAGTTGTGAATATTGGACGTTCTTTAATTGTTAAAGTCTCATATACAATATCTAATGTGGTATGACCAAAATTAACACCAAATCGGTTCTTCTGAATACCTAAATGGATTAATCCTGCTTGTTTATCACCCTCTTCACTCCAAATAGAAAATTGTGCATCAGCCGTAAAAGGTAAACCAATAGATTCAGAAGTCTTTTCCATACCCGGTTCTGAAACACCTGCCGCACTTCTACCTAACTGTGAAGCTGTTATACAAGGACATTTAAACTTGTATGTAGTTCCTCTAAGTTGTTCGGCAATATCTTTTACTTCATCATAAAGGCCGACATTTTTCTTATTACTCTTGAAAAGATTTACATAATCTACAACCAATACATCAGGTTTGATACCACGCTTGATTAATTTGCTGATATAACTGTTAAGATGATTAACTGTAACACCTTTGGTAGGAAATTCCTTAATGATTAATTTAGCATTATGATTATCTTTGAACGTCATAATGTGGGTCTTTAATTCGTCCACATGTTCATGAATAATCGAATAAGGTATTTGTGAAATTGAACTACTAATACGTTTTGAATACATCTGTTCAGACATTTCAAGACTTATAAGTAAAACTACCTTATTTTGTTTGACGATATTCATAGCAATATTACCAAGAAAGATTGATTTACCTACATTAGTAAATCCCGTAAAGACATATAATGCCTTACCTTCTGCCTGAATACCACCACCAATACGTTCATCAATAAAACTCCATCCAATAGGAATTACATTATTTGGTTTATTCAAATCATTAAGATGATCATCAACACGTTCAAAGTAATCAAACCCAAGATCATCGACTAAAGAAATCGTACAAGCTTGATTGAAAGTCTCTAAGATTGCACTTGTATCAATAATATTGGAGTTTGATAAATTCTCAGTGGTACGTAACAATGCCATATAAACTGCACGTTCACGAAGAAATTGTTCGGTATTTTCGATCAATTCATCTCCGTTATAATCTTTAGCATCATCAATGGTCTTCAAAATAGCTAAAAGACTTCTAATGTGTTCCTTTTGTGTATCATCAGTCAAAAGGACTTTGATTTCAGTCATGTTGGGTATTTTGTTGTGTTTACCAAAGAAATCAACAATAATCGATAAGATGCATCGAACATCTTCATTATCGAAATAAAGTGGATTGTAATGATCTACGATGGAACTCAAATACTCTGCGTCGAACATGGCATTTTTACAAATCACATATTCGAACAACTTTTTGTCTAGTTTAATCATGTAACCTTTCAAATTTCATATCTTTATACAATACTACAGATTGGAGAGAAAAGCAAGGGTTATCCTTGCTTCTCCACTTCTTCCTGTATCTTTGTAAGATTTTCATTTGAATAAGTAAGTTCTTTTTTGATTAAAACATCCAATTTTTGAAGTGGGCCGTTTTCCCAAAATTCTGCGCTGTCTTGGAAGTTCTTGGCGAATCCAATCTTAACTCCATCCATAACGTATTGATGTCCATCTTTAGTAAATAGCTCTAATTTCTTAGCCATTTCAAGTAATCCGATATACTTACTTAAACCTGTCTTATAATTAAGCATCATAGTAGTTTCCACAAAAGGTGGGGCAAAACGATTCTTAGTAGTCAAAGCTCTCAAGTGTACACCAGAAATATTTTCTGATAATTTGGAAGCTTTATTATCTTCTGCCATATCTTCAACCTTTTCAGTTGTAGTAGATAATTGTAATACAATAGATGGCAAGTAGGTACACTTCAAACCACCGGGTTGTAATTTGACAATATTAGGGAACTTTTCAGCAGGATTCATAATTAAATGATTAGAAAAAATTACAGGAACTTCTGCTTTTGCTGCCTTATGTGTAACTTGTCTAATAAGACTACCTAACATCTTAGCCTTTGAACCCATATCACTAGCACCACTATTTTCAAGAGAATCGTCAACTTCTTTTCTTGTTACAAGATTGCCTAAAGAATCAATAAATACGATAACTTTACGCTTCATATTAGCTTCAATAAGTTTACTTAAAAGTGTAACAATTTGATTCTTACAATCTTCAATGAACTCAATTGGACAGTGTTTAATCTTAGTAATATCACAACCAAGACGTTCTGCTGTAAGATGGTCTAATGCACTCTCTGAATCAAAATAAACAGGCTTGTAACCCTTTCTGATAGCGTTAGCCATAATCTTATTCATGATAAGAGTTTTACCAGTACCAGAAAGACCCACGATACCAGTTACACGACCTACAGGAATACCACCAAATAATGATCCAGATATGATACCATTTAATGAATAACATCCAGTATCAATCCAATCATTAACATTCGATAAAGAATCCTCACTTAGTTCAGTTGCATCAGGATTAAGTTTATCGATTGATCCCATAGCATCAGCTAATATTTTAGCGGATTCTTTATCACTCATTGTTACTTCTTCTTCTACTTGTTTTTTCTTAGCCATATTTTTCCTTTAGTCACAAAACCCGCATTTACCTTCGGGTATATTTCTTTGTTCTTTTATCTGTTTAACAATATCTTTGATGTTCTTTGTATTAACGGTCTTTGGTTTCTCTTTCGGTTTACCTTTACCACAAGTCTTACAAGCCATAATACACCTTACTTCTTATCAAATAAATTGATAATCGGTTGAGTCTTAGGTACTACACTCTGATTTGCAGGTGGAGGGGCGAGTTGAGGAACATTGATCATATCTTTAACAGGAGCAAACATATTCTCATACTGTCCAATAATTCTTGCATCCAAAATAGGAGCATCGGCAATACTGATTGATGATCTTGCATAATTAAACATAGTCGCTTCATCCTTATCGGCAAGGAACTCACGGAAAACAATAGGAATAACTGTAATAGTCAATCCACCCTCTTGTTTATGTGTCGCATGAATAATAGCAGGATTCTTGATCTTCACAATATCAGAACCTTCTTCACCTTCGGTTACGGGTAACTTACCAAGCAATAATCTACCCAACGTGTCTACAAACATTACATGATTTTCTTTTGTCATACTTAATTTATCCTTTACAATATCTTATCATCAGTTTGGTGTTTTTCAAGCCCCAAACAAGTCTAATAAATCAATTTTTTCTTCATTAGTTGGATTTTTAATTTCCCAACCAATTACATCAAAAACAGCCTTAATGGGATTTAATAATGTATTAATATACATCTTCTGTGTATCAATATTAAAGTCTTTCTTGAACTCTTCTGGAAATTTGTAAGGAAATGATATTGCACTTAATCCCCATTTATTAGATCGTACATAAAAGAATTTAAGTTTATCCCCACTTTTAAGAGATTCGTACTTATTTTCTAATTTATAACGTTTCAATAACAAATTATATGCAATTGCAGCTTTATTTTGTGCAGGTGTACCCTTACCCATAACAAGATCACAAGACTTTTCTAAATATTTGTCGTAGTTATTCAATGATTTAGCAGAAGACATCTCTTCAATTGAAAACGTCTGATAAGTTTCCCATGTATCTTTAATGATTTTATTTACAGCCTTCTTATCACCACTTTTAATAATGGATTGAATAGCTTTCTTGATAAGTGGTTTAACTTTCTTTGGGGTAGCAACTTTAACAACAGCTACACCAGTATATTTGAATTTGTCAACGATTTTATACTTATCGTCTTGAATAATATTCAAAATGTACATTTTCTTACCCAAGAAGATACCTGAACTGGAAATGTTTTCACGTTTAAAGTGGTAGGTACAATGGGTTGAATGTAATTCATCTTTAGCCCATGCTCTAACAACAGTATCGATTTCTTTTCCAAGTCCATCAGCAAGTTCAAAGACGTATGGATTAATCTTATCACCAATAAAGAATGGTTCTTTCTTAGCATCTAGGATGGGTTGAATACCAAACACTACGCTATCTGTATCACCCATGATTACACTATCATATTCCAAACCACCTTTGGCTACTAGATAATCATTACCGAATTTTGCTGCAATTTTAATACCTGCTTGACCAGTTAAAGTAACTGAGGAAGCTAGATCAATGTCATATAAAGCTGCATGTTCCTGTGCGAAATAACCATAAATACGATTAAGCAAAATCTTAATAGTATATTGTGCAGTATCCAACTGTTCCATCTGGTAGTTATTCTTAATAACATCATCAGGATGGGTTGCGTTTAGATCGCTAATACGCTTCATTTCGGTTTTGATTTTTACACGTTCTGCATAAATCTCTTCAATAATTTCAGAGAAAATACCTCTAGTCTTCTGTGTAAACATAATATTGGACTTAGAAATACAAATTTCCTCTCGTCTAATATATTCATCAAACTGCATTTTATTGAACGTATGCTTTCTGCCAGATGTAGTCATGAACTCGTATTCATCTTTTTCAACATCCATTCGAAGCACTTTACCCAATTTAGTTTCAGGTGAAATATTTAACGTTACAATCGTATTAGGATACAAAGAATCTGCATCGTAATAAAGAATAGATTTATGTAATCCTTCTTGTGTAGGACGCACGAAACCACCACCAAAATCCTCTTTACCACCATTCTTGAAGGTTGGTAGTATCTTACCATCAAGTAAAGCTTGTTGTGTCGCTAGACCGTCTACAATGGCAATAGTGCTTACACTAGCAGGTAAACCTGCCAATCCTTTATATGAAAGTGATCTACAAGTCTTCAAATACTTCAATTTAGCCTCTAATTCTACTAGAAGTTTTACATCTTGAATATTGTAATCTACGAATTTATGCCAATCTTTTGTAGCAAGTTCACTTAAAGATACAGCATCATACTGTAATTTACCTGAACCTAATTCTTCTTCACCAATAGCATTTAATGAATAAGATTCACGTTTTTCTCTGGTGAATACTTTATAAACGTATTGATAGTCGAGAATACTGATGCCTTCGATTGTCCAAAGTTGATCATAATCCTGCAAACGCTTTTTAACATTATCTTGTTTCCAAGCTCTACCAGTTGGTGATAAACGATTACAAGCATCATCTTCGCCATAAATTCTATTGATACGATTACAGATGTATGGAATATCGAATCCATCAATATACCAACCTGTTACGACATCTGGAAAGTCTTTACGCCAGAATTTGATAAACGCCTTTAACATTTCTTCTTCTGTCTCATAACACTTATAGATAACCTTATCATCAGATGTATGATAATCATTACCTAATGCGAAGGTGTAAATACCATCATCAATTGAATTATGTATACTAATAAGAGTGATTGGATCATTTGCTAATTTAGGATCGGGGAATCCATTGACAGAATATGTTTCAATATCGATTGAATAAATTTTCAATGGATAAAGATCGAAATCGTCTTTTTTATTTTGACCGTTGTACTTATCAATGAGGAATTGTTGGGCAGGTGGAAGCTTACCATAAACTTTTGCAGTTGATAAACAAAACTTATCACGAAGTCTTTTATCAGCAAATTCCATTTTGCGGAGTGTTGCTCCATATAAAGACACACCATCTTTACCATTGGGATCATCTACATAAAGATAAGGTTTAAAGGGGTATTTTTCCATAACCCTATTACCTTCTGAATCCCAAGTCCAAAGTGTGATATCTTTGTTATAATTACTGTATACTATATTTCTGTACATACGAACATCATATCATATTATAGGGTTGTGTCAATGTCTTTTCGTCAAAGCATTAATATGTTCAAGTACACATTTACCAAACATCTTTTCTAGGTCTATTGTAGAATCCATGACTAACATATCCTGAACTGTTCCTATAGATAGTTCCGTACATAATGTAACATTATTTATAGTGACTAATATTTTTATTGCTGTCGTACCATCAAAGGCTGTAACAGGTGTATCATCTTTTGGTGATGGTCTTGTGTCAGATGTTTCTGGTAAATTTTTAATATCGTTTAACAATGCATCAGCAACTTTCCACATATTTGCACTTGTATCATAGAAAATTCTACTCATATTAATTTACTTTCTGTTCTGGATTCATGATGGATCGTTTAATTTACGCAACCCTTCTAATCTACGAATTTCATCTTCTAATTGTAAAATCGTCAATTTATTTATTAAACGTTCCATTTTATTTAGATCAGTATCTTTTTCGTCTTGTGTATATATTGTTGTCATAATTTATTTTCTCTTTCTTCATATAAGATTATCATACTTAACTTGAATTGCAAGGCATTTTACTAAATAATTAAAAGAGCAGTAATCAAGGGACTTGCAATCACCTTGAAACAAGCGGAGTAAACTACTTGCTGTCCTGCTCAAATATTTATAAGGAGTATGTCAAAATGGAAGAGAAGATTCAAGAAGTTACTAAAGTTTGTTCTAAATGTAAAATTTCTAAACCGATTAGTGAATTTAATAAAAATAAATCCAAATGGGATGGTTTAAGTACTGAGTGTAAAAAATGTTGTAAACTTGCTAATATACAATATCGTAAAAATAATCCAGAGAAAATACAAAAGAATTTAAATCGATGGCACGAATTAAATCCTGATTATAAAGATAATTATAATAGAAAATATTATTCAGAAAATGCTGATTTATGTAAAGCTCGTAGTAAAAGCTGGATAATAAATAATCCAATAAATAGAAAACAGAATAATAAAAATTGGGATAAACGTAATCCTAATTATCACAAAGATTATCAAAAAATTAGAAAACAAAATGATGTATCATTCAAACTTTCTGTAACGCTTAGAGATAGAATAAATAAAGGATTAAAAAATAATATCAAATCTGGTCATAGTTTACAACTACTTGGTATTTCTATAAACAACTATAAACATTATTTAGAATTACAATTTAATGATAATATGTCATGGGAAAATTATGGTAAAGTGTGGCATATCGACCACATAATTCCGATAACATTTTTCAATTTACTTGATACTACTGAACAGTTTCAATGTTTTAATTATCAAAATACTAGACCAATGTTAGCAACTACAAATATACAGAAAAGTAATAAGATACTTGATATAAATTTTAATAACCAAACACCATTTATTTAATCAACTGTTCAGGATTAAGTTTAATGATAGCCTTGCGATCTTGGTGTCCAAATGGTAGTGTGTACATTTCTACGTGTTCCTGGAGATGGTCGTCCAACCATAAATTATCACCAAACGCTCTATGACGTTTAACATCAGCCATGTAAGTATCTACATCAATTACCACACTTTTCATCTGATCAATCATTTCGCTACCTGTATTGAATTGATGAAAAGCATCTTTATAAGGTTCAAGTTTTTGTCCGAAAAACGGGATACCTAAATGACAGGATTCCGTTAATTTAATATTACTTTTTGCTCTATTAAAGTGATTGGATTCTAATGCAGCCATAGTCATTTGTGGCGACATTTTACTAATTGTATTTGGGAAATCTAACAACTGCGCCCAAGGTACAAATTGAATGTCTCCATTATCAATGTAAGGACGTAATAACAATGGGTGTCCACCAAGAAAAATCCATTGAAAATCTTTACGTGATTTAATAATACTTTGTAAGACATGAGAATAATCATCCTTTTGTCCAGTTGCATTTACACAATCAAAGTGTGTCCCGGATGCAGTGATTAAAATCTTAGGACGAGCTTTATTAGCCTGATAATCTTTTAAAATCTTTTCTTCATTGTAGAAACGATCAAACCAGAATTTAGGAGCATAATTAGGAATAGTTGTAACATTCTTGATATTTAACTTACTCTTGTAATATTCCTTCATATAGTCGGAAACAACCATCATTTCACCACACATATGAATAATATCTTCAATACTCTGTCTAATTTCAGGATCAACGAAAGCACTTCTGCAACGATTATAAAGAGGAATATCTTCACCAAAGACGATATCATCGACTTCATAAATAACTTTGAAATCGTGATTACTACCCATCATTCTCAAGAATTTAGCAAATTCCTTTTGTACAGGAGTAGCTTGTCTTTGAATCTTGATAGCTTTATAACCAGTGAGATAAAATCTTGGATCGATAACCATAGATGTAAGAGTATTCACAACCATCTTACCACCATAGTTTAATAACATTTCAGGTGCGCCGATACGCCAGTAACCACAACCAGAATAATCTGCAAGATAGTTAATAACTCGTGGTAAATCAGAACCCGGCATTGCTAAAGGTGGTGGAGCTACATTTGTTCTGGTCATTAAAGCTCTAGTAATTGGTTTAGCACCAATAGGTAAATAAGGACAATAAGGATATCCTATATCAATAACTTCGTAATTTAAATTTCCGTATTGCTTCTCAGCCATAATTAATTAATCCTTTGTAACAATTTACCACACTTTACTTAAATATCAAGTCCATTTATTGATAAACCATTTTTGACCTTTATAAAATTCTTCATCTGGTTTAGTTAATCCGTGAGATCGGTGACTACAAAATATAGGATATGTTGTTAACTTTAATCCTGCCTTATTAGCATTTAAACAGAAATCGAGATCATAATAATGGAATCGTGCAGGATTTGATTCGTCAAACTTAACGCCTGTTTCAAGACATTTCTCTACGTTGACAGCTAAAAACACACCATCAAGCATTATAACTCTTGAGGGAGTGGTGCCAAAAGGAGTCATAAAGCGTTCATTATCGTCTGTGCCAGTGAAGTGTGCCACTGCCCCTGAATATTGGCTCCTGTCGCCCATGAGATGCCATAGTGCGGGTTTCTTGATGGTGATTGGGTCTTTGATTCCAGCTAGACCAACAATATCATATGTTTGCATAGCCTGATTTAATTTCTCTTTCAAGAATAAATCTTCGATAATACAATCATCATGACAGAACACGATAATTTTATCACGATTTTCTTCACATATAAATCGGTTATATACCTTTGCTAAAGCGTCAGTGTTGTAGTATTCAATGTATACTGAACATTGTTTCTTATTTTGATATTTCTCCATAAGACAATTACCACCACCTACGGCTTCATGCTTTGTAGCGGATATGACTTCAATTTCTTTCATATTAACCTTTCGGTAACAATATTTTAACTGTTTCGAAAATTTGTTCTGCATTCTGATATGTCGTATCAATACTCACATGAGTAATATTACGTCTATTCAAAAATTCTGGTAACTTAGTACGATACAAATTGATTAATTCTTTCATGGTATCAGTATTTTGAGTCCAAGTACAGACACCATGTGTCGAATTCTTTTCACGTTCTACTCTAACACGTTCAATCAACACATCATCATTACCATCTAATAAGATGCATAAGTCGATCTTTTCATCAGGTGCAATAGTATATTCAAGAAATTCAGTACTGAATCCTTCAAGACAACATTGATAGACGAATGTTGATGTATGCCAACGATCAGCAACGATTAACTCTTTGGAAGGTTTAACTAAATTTATGTATTCATCTAGTCGTGCTGCGGAAAATAATAAGAATTGAACTTGTTTATCAATTTTAGTCCAAGGGTCTGTACCTCTACAAGCAGGACGAAGCATACTTGCCAAGGGAGTTCCATTAGGACTTGATAAGGTTTTGATACCTGCTTTAGCAAGATTCTTGATTAAAGTGGTCTTACCTGCACCATTTGGACCTTCTACTACTACAAAACTCATAATTTAATCCTTTCAACAAAACACGGTGTTGATTCACCTATATACGCACCAATCTGATTATAATCCCAATATTCGATAGCTTCTTCATAAGTCATACCATCATCCATAAGTTTAAGAATTACTTTATCAAAGTCATAAGCAAGAATTGGTGGTTGCCCATATCTATGACAAATTCCTAAAACGCAATCATCAAATCCGTCCATTTTAATCATTTCTTCATTTAATTCTGTAGCCTCTTCTATTGTTGTCATACCTTATCCTTTATTTTTGTTATACCACCACTTTTAACAAGGTATATTATAGCATCAATGTTAGGGTTTTTCAAGTTTTCTGTTTTATGAGTTATGATATATGAACTTTCATTGTACTCTGTATAACGTTCCTTCAAGATTTCAAATACTTTTGCAGAACATTCTACAGAGATAGCAGAGTCCAATAATTCGTCATAAAACCCTAAGTTGAAGCTAACATCACCTTGTAATCTTCGTAGGTCACTAAAGGCAAATAGGATGGCAAGATCAATACGTTTACGCTCACCACCTGAGAATCTTTCGTAATCACATTCAATTCCACGGTCATTAATGATCTTATCTTCAAAATGTTCATCAAACATTAACGTACAATTTGCATCCATTTTAACCAAATAATGATTAATACGTTCATTCAATACACCCAAAAGTTTTTTGATGATGAATGACTTAATACCTTCGTCAGAAACAATATGTTTAATTACATCATAGATTGCAATCTTTTCCTTGAATCCTGCAATAAGAACTGCTAATTCGATCTTCTTTGCTTCTGCGGTTTTAATCAAATCATCAAACGGATTCTTTACAGCTTCTATTTTTATGATAGAATTTTCCCAATGTATAATCTCTTTCTCGTAGTTTTTGATAGTTTCTAATCCGTAGTTATAGGATTGAATTGCCATTTTGATACTAGTTTTCTGTTCTTGAAGTGCTTTGATAGCAGTATTAGTATCAGTCAATGTCGCCTCAAGGTCTTTTAATTCTGTCTGATTATCTTTAATAGCCTTAATCTGTTGTTGATTAATCTGTTCCAACTCTTTCAACTGTTGTTGATATCCAAATAAATTAATAGTTAATTCGTAACCTTTAATAAGTTTCTCAGAATTAGTAATAGTCTTAATACTCTCCTGCATTAAGGTTTTATTTGCTAAGAGTTGATCATTATTCTTTTTAATAGTGATCTGATTCTGCTGAACATCTTGATCAGGATAAGGTCTTTTACACGTAACACATTTATCACCAAGATTTAACAACATTCGATTTTCTTTTTCTAAATCTCTTGTATCGTCTAATAAATTAAGCTTAAAATTTTCAGCAGTTTCTATTTTATCTTCCTCAGTATGTATAGCAGTATGATAATCACTTTCTAAAGAAAATTCCAATTTATTTATATCAAATCCATGTACAGCGACTTGTAATTTAGTAATTTGTGAATCATTAACGATCTTTTTACCGTTTAACATTCCATTATTAGTTAAGAGACTATTATACTTAACTTTAATATTTGCAAGTATAGACGCATTCTCTTGTTCCTTCTGTGTAATCTCAGTTAAGTTACTGGCATCTGTAGGAACCAAAGTCTTTTTAATTGATTCGATAATGTCACGTTTATCTACAATTTTATTGTTGATATCTTTGATAATAATGTCATTACTCTTGTCATGGTCAGCTTTACGGATTTCATAAAGCTTAATATTAGCCTCATTTTCTTGTGCTAATCTTAAATTGAGTTCATATTCCTTGAAAATTGCATCATACTTCTCTTTAGCAACCTTAGTCATAGCTTTAAAGATTTCCAAACGTAAGATTCCCTCAATAAATTCACGTTTTTCATTCTTTTTCTGTGACATGAAAGGTTTGGAATTATTCAAACTGGTAGTAATTGTATTCTTAAATACTGCTTTAGTAGAGTTAATAAGGTTCAATATATAGAGATTGGTTTCAGGAATTGTGGAACGAGTTTTATCATCATCTAGGATATCATCGACATAGATTCGACAGAATGAAGGAGCTAATCCACGTTCAATACGATACTTGGTAGTTGTACCATTCTTATCAATTTCAAAATAAAGATTTACTTCACAATTCTTCTTGGCAATTTCATTGACGATGCGTTCTTTTGTTATATTTCGAAGTGTTTCTCCAAATAATGCGAAGTAAAATGCGTCACAAATGGTGCTTTTGCCTACACCATTGCCATCATCTTTATCAAGATTTTTACCTGTGATAACCGTAATACCCTCAGTAAGAGGGATTATTACAGGTTTACCGATAGACAAGAAATTTTGAATGACTAATTCTTTAAATGTTACTCTTTTCACGTTTCTCTTTCAAAATGTACTTTAAATTGCTTATCTCTAGTTAGATCATTAAAATCATCGAAGAACTCTTCAGATACTTCGATATGTGCCAATTTGATAAGTTTCTCAAAAATCTTGCCATCTACATCTGTATACGAATCTATTGTTATTACTGCTGTTGCTTTCATATTAATGACCCATGTTCTCTAGCATAATCCATGTACTTCTTCACTTTGATTTTCTTTGCAGAAATCTTAGCTTGATCTGGATTACGTAATAATACACCTTCATCCTTCAAAAGAACCATAACACCAATTAAATCATCAATTTCATCTGAAATATCCTGTACATTAGATGAGGTGGCATTAGGGAACTGCGGATTGGGAAATCTATCGTTCTCTCCAAAACGCAATATCTTTGTTGCACATTTCTGAATTTCTGAGCATTCTTCAATCAAACACGTTAATAAATGTTCTCGCACGTTCATAGTTATCCTTTAATAAATTTGTTATATTGATCTTCAAATACTTTAGGTGCATTACTATACAAGATTTCTAAAATTTTGCAACACATTTCTCTGATTTCCCATTGTGCATGACGATCACAACGAAGTTCAAAAATACTTCTCCATTCTCTAAAATTAGTAGTCATACCAATTTGAGTAGTACATGCGTTAGGTAAAACAAATCTAGCATCTTCGTTTTTAATACCTTTAGATTTCCAGTATTCATACATACCCTGAATTATTGACATTTGTTTTTTAAAATCGTAAATAGAGTCATCTCCTAAGTTTTTAATTTGTGGTGGAATAACATACTCAAATTGCGACTCTTTAACATATCGTTGACTTTTTTGTGAATAACTTGCAAGTCTATGACGCACAAGTTGATGTGAACAAGCTCTCGACATACCATCAATAGTGAAACTAGCACACGCATGTTCTAATTGACTAGTGTGACCCATTCTAATTAACTTTGAAATTAAGTCTCCGTCCTCGTCATTTTCACCTTTAACACTCTGCCAACAAATTCTGCCCTTTTTCTCAATACCTGCTTCTGAGTTAGGTGTAATCCAATCTAATGTAATTTCCATATTAATCCTGCTTCCATATCGTATTTAAAATCTCGTAAATTTTCTTTGTCTGACCTTCGGTAAACTTCCAGCGAATATTAACATTCTTTTCAGCCCAAGTCAAGGGATTTGTTCCCTTCTCTTCTGCCATTGCCATCCAATCAGCACACATCTCTGCCAAACTTACATCAGGCATTTTTGATGCATCTACCATTTCCTCTGGTGGAGCATCCCTATTATCAGGATTAATTGTGTTGACCTGATCTGTCCAATATTCAGGATGATGTTTATTAGATTTAACATGATGTTCTGTAGCCTTAGTCATATCATCTTTGATACTAGAAGGTGGATCATATGTTTGACCTTCGGCTTGTAATTTATATTTCCAAGCAATATGCAAGTAAGGAGAATATTCGGGTTCCTCAAACTTACTAGCATCATGGACTAAACTCTGTTCATGTAATCCTGCTAACGATTTCGGATATTTTGATTCAATCTTTTCAGTATATTTACGTACTAAATTAATATGTCGTTTAGTACGATTAACAAAATGATCTTCCATTTTATCCCACTGTTTAAATGTTGGTGTCATTACTTGTATACCTTTCTCTGTACGAGTTTACCACGTACACGAACAAGTTTAAAATCTTTATCTGCCTCTGGATTCTTACTAATTTCACCAAAATTAGCATCGAATGTTGCTTTCTTAACTGCTCTTGGTCTTGATCCTTTTCCTGCCATAATATTACGCATTCCCTTTCGGTTTCAACATATCTAACTTATCGTGTTCCAAACAAAAACACATTACACTTGCTTCAATTTCACCATTTTTCTGTGTAATTCCAACCTTGAATACAACCATAACTTCAGTTTTACTCATAGGTGGCCCTACAATAAACATAATAGAACCCGCACTACGTTTATCATCACCTGTAGGTAAGAATACTAATGGTTTGTCTGTGGTGGACATCATATCTGGAAACATTTCAAGAAATTCCACCATGAGTGGATATACACTTTCCTTAATTACTTCTGGCAATGTATCAATCTTGTTCTTAGTATCTTTATAATTGTCGTAGTAATGTTGAATGGATTCTGGATTTAATATGTATTCCATTATCGTGTACTCCATTCTACACCATTAAACGCACTCAAATCTCTTCCACCTGCATAACTGATACCTGATCGGATGCCATCTTCGACATCTTCAAGATAATATTCCATCTTACCCTTATAATCAACCAAAATACATTTACCTTCGACATTTCCTCTGTGAAGTTTATTATTATATGAGGCTGAACCAAAGTACTGTTTGTACTTCTTTTTCTCGATTTCGATGATTTCACCTGCGGATTCGTCAAAACCAGCAAATAAACTACCTGCCATAACCATTATAGCACCCCCTACAAAGGCTTTATTGAAGTCACCTATCTCCTTACAGCCACCGTCAGATATAATTGGCACCTTGGCTACGCTAACACAATCTAAGACGGTGCTAAACTGTGGTCTACCAAATCCTGTGGCATTATAAGTGGTACAAACGTTACCATTACTTATTCCCGCCTTGATTGCATCAGCACCCCAACTCTGTAATTCTATAACAGCTTCGGCAGTACAACAGTTTCCTACGATTAAAAATGCATCAAAGTAATCTTTAATGTATTTAACCATAGCTTCACCTTTGGTGCTATATCCATTGGCAATATCTAGTGTGATATAATCTGGACATAAACATTCCTTTTCAATTTTTCTAAGGGTTTCATAACTATCATCATTAACACCGACACTGATTGATTTAATTAACCCCTTATTCTCCATACGTTCCAAGAATGGTAGGGTATCTACACCGAAACGATGATTTACATAGAACCAACCCTTTTGTGCTAAGTATTCGCAAGTATCATCACTTACGACACTTTTCATATTAGCAGGAATAATAGGAGTAGTAAATGTATGATTACCGAATTTAATCGATGGATCGCACTCTTTGCGTGAAGATACAATAGTCTTTTTAGGTTTTAGAAATATTTCTGAAAATTGATATTCTTTATTCATACATATCAGTATATCAGAAAGAATAGAAAGATCAAGAATTATTTCATTAAATCAATTACAATTGATTCTATATCATCTATATTATTCATTGTTATTTTATGATGATTTAGTGTATTTTTCATTATAGAGGGTTCTTCGGTCAAAATTTTAAAATTATTTACTAGACCAATAACTTTTAATGATTCATATTCCCAAATTGTTTTGTGTTCGTGATTAAATATAATGGATTTTATTGCGTCTTTAATAGTAGCATTACCCCAATGATTATCTCTAATAAAATTTAAATAGTTTTGATCATAATTATTGTATATTTTACTGACAGATGGAACAGAAATTCGTAATATTCCATCAATACGTAATATTCTATAACAATCTTCAATAAAATTCCAAGCATCATGTATTGTCACATGTTCTAAAGTATGTTCAATTAATATAGCATCAACACTATTATCACTAAATGGTAATGGTTTTGTTATATCAACATCCATGTCGTAATTTTCCCACCCTTGTAATCTGTTACCACCACAACCAAATTGTATTTTCTTATTCATAATTAATTAAATTCTCCGATTTTAATGCTTGTAATTCTATATCTGTTATTTGTTGTATATACCAACAGTGATCCTTAATATTAAATGGTCTATCTCTATCGTAACCAAACGAAAATTTTGTACCCTTTGAAGCCCCCGCAAATTTCGTTTCTGGTAAAACATCGGCATCATTTGCAGTTGATAATTCAGCGATCATACTTGGTATGTAATCTCGTTTTACTAAAAATAGAGATTGTGCCACGCCCATAACCTTATTGTTTCCATATATAATACCATTATCTTTTATTTCGTTATACATAGTTTCAATACAATCACCAAACCACAAACAATCCTGTTCTTTATAAATAAAATCAACTCCGTTTACATAAGCATGTATCATCCCATATACAACACCAGAAGTCCATCCACACAACCTACCTGTGCGTTTAGCAGTTATATAATCTCCAACATGACCTAAATTATCATAAACCGCAAGACTATGTACATTCAATTTATCATTTAAATCTGGAGAATGTGGTCCAACAAGATAAATATTTTCTTTGGTATATTTCATTGTATTTTGATACCAAATATCAAAAAAACTAATTGCGGAAATATTTCCGTGTTTTGGTGAAATAATATTATCTACATATCCTGTATAAATGTTATATTTCATGTGTAGTTCTCTTTTACTCCATTATTTATAAATATAGCATACCCGTTTCGTAAATTTTGATTACTCTTAATTAATGACCATGAATCGTTTCGAATGAGTTCGTGAAATATCTGATTACATTTATATGCACTAAATACATCATCCAACATAAAACAAGTAGTTTTATCTTTCAATAACATAAATTCACTATATCCCGTAAACTCACTACCGTCAATCAATACTGCATCATATTTTGGTAACACATATTCAGATGTTAAAAATCCTATATCTGGTAAATGTTGTACATCATGATCAAACCAAGATTTTACTAATGCTCTTGAATAGGTTAGTGATATTTTGTTGTATGGGGATAACCAAACATCATCAAACGATTTTGGTAGAAATGTATACTTATCAACACTACTCATAAGATGTCGGTCTACATATTCTTCTTTTACTGTATCTACTAAAATTTTAAATCTATCGTGATTAATTTCTACACATTGTAATACTTTAGGTTTATCTAATTTATTCATTCCTGCTATAAAACATTGTGTCGAGCCACTACCATCCCAAGAACCTATTTCTAGATTAGTGCAATATTTATGCTCTATTATAGTGTCTCTGATAGCTTGTCCAAATTCGTCATTTAAGGTTATTTCGGCCATATACATTCTCTCTTTATGTGGACTATACCACGATCATCATCTAATTTAGTATTGTTAGTGTCAACAATTTTATACATAGGAAAGTTCTTAATAAAATCATAAACTGCTTTATTAACCTCTTTAATGCCAACAAAATCATCAACAAATATATTAGTGACACCCAATTTATCACAATTAATTAAGTCGCTATAAGCCGTATTGTAATCGTGTCCACCATCTACCCAAGCAAAAGTAATAGCCTTATCTGTTTTGGTTTGTGGTAAAATTACTTTACTATCACCGTGTAAATAGGTGATGTAGTTTCCATATAATTTATTCAAAAAATCAGTAGCTTGTTTGGATTTATTTTGTATACCCAGTGTAACAATAGTACAATCAGGTAAAATTAATTTACAGAAGCAACAAAAATGTCCAAGTTCTGTACCGACTTCTAGGATATATTCAGGTTTTATTTCCAACAACTTACGTTTCAAATAATTTAATTGTTCTTCTCGTCCTGCGAGTTTGTTAGGATTAAACCCTAACGCACCTTCACCTAATCCAAATTGATTTAATTGTAATACGACTAACTCAAAATCTTTAAACATATTATTCTCCTTCAATAATTTATCCTGATTTAACGAAATTACAAGAGATTCGTCGTGTACCCATGAAAAATAATCACGTAATTTTACAGGAAATTGTGTAACTCCCTGTAATCGTTTCCAGTGTTCTACTGCATTGGTGTATCCGTAATACTTTTCTTTTAACTTCAATTGTTCTTCTAATGCATACGCATAATGATTAAATATCCATTTATTTTGTGAAGTAAAATTCTTGGTTAAATATTTTTCTGAACCAGCAACTACGGGTGGTTCGTGTGTAACGAATCTTGTACTATTTTTAATGATCCAAAGTCTAACCCACTCATACGAGTTATCACCATAACAATTCTCGCCTTGTGTTATAAGATGTTTTCCGACAAAGAAATTACATTTGAAAAACATAGCATTAAAATCGTTTGGATTATTCTCACAAAAGGTGAATAGTGATGTTAGAGTTGGTATATCCCAAAATTCATCCATATCAATCTGCATTAAAATAGCATTCTCAACTTCATGCATAAAGGTGTTACACATTTCAGTTTTACCATTCCAAAAACCGCTTTGACTACGGATAACTACGATTTTATCGGATTTGATAGAATCTAGGTATTCAGTCGTACCATCAATCGATAAACCGTTTTTATGAAATTCGTCTGGTAACTTCTTGCACCATCCCGTATCGCCAACAGGATTAGCCACACCCTCTATAATGTACCACTTATCGAACATTTTGGGTATGATATTCACCTGCTCTTTAATAAACGGCATACCATTTAAAATCAACGTAAATGCTACCTTCTTCATATTATCTCCCAATTTCCACGCAATCTAGGCATACCTTTGTGTGTGCCATCTTGTAATTTTGCGTCATAATATCCTGTTTTTGTTATGAGTACTTTATCTGTTTTTATTTGTAATTGATCGACTAAATTACTGAAACAACTTTCAATTAATACAAGTTTCTTCGCTCGTTCTAAAATCGTTAGCCAATCAAATATATCATCCGTATATTCATTTAATTCGATGATATCATATGGTTTTCCGTTTAAATTTAACACCACATCTGATTGACAATCTGATGATTTTTTCTGGTAAACTACGTAATCAGGGTTTTTAATTAATTTATTGTATAAATCTAATTCTCTATCATAATCTCTCTTGATATCTAATTTCCATTTTAAATCGAATGGTACATTGGATAATTTATACTTAAATTCATCAAAACTCCATAAATCCTGTTGTGTGTATTGTTGGGTTAATTGTTGTGTCTGTGGATAATGAAATATCAATTCTAATTTTTGATGTTCTTTAACAGCTACTCTAGAATCATGCACACACATATGCCAACTTGGTTCAATAGGTAAAAAATCAACATAATCAACATGTCGTTTAAACATATTAATATAAGGCTTTAGAATAGGCCAGATTATATCGTAACCTTGCTCTTTATAATATTTTGCGATAGGTAAACATATGATAATGTCACCTATACGCATTGGCTGTATTATACCTAATGTACTCATGTTTTGAAAAAATCTTTCTCTAGAAGTTTCTCATGATCCTCTGGAATCAATACGAATCCGTTTTGACGACTGTTCTTTAAATATTGTGCAAAATAATCATCCCATACTTTACTTAGATGTTTGTATTTTGAATTTTCATACTGTTTCGCATTGAATTTAGATTCCACATCATCAAAAGACCAATTCTTATTGTGCATCTCATGTAATATTGACGGTGGAAATGTGTTCTGTAAAGGATCGTTAGTCAACTTTTTCATGATTCCTGCATAATGATGATCAAACCATACAGAACCCATTAAGAAGTCTTCAAAATGATGTTTATTAGCTTTATACCAGTTATTATTGAATACAAACGTATCAAATCCACCGATCTCCCATCTGTAAGGTATTATCTCACTTGTTAACGATTTCAAGGGATAAATATCTAATCTATTACATGGTGTAGCTTTAATTTGTTCTGATAATATTTTAGTGATTAGTGGTTCAGTTATCAAAATATCGCTATTAGTGAATACAAAATAATCAGCATCAGTTTCGCTAAGTACGTTGAAAATATCATTAACGAATGGTAGCTTTTTCTTACCATCTGTCACATCTCTACTTGATCTGGTTAATACAGGTAAAGTTTTGAAATCATCAATAAGACCAGAAAAATCATCCATGAATTGTACATCATAAAGAGATATTTCAGAATGTCTACGTTTTAATTCCCGTAAACATTCTTGTGCTCGTGTCTGACGATCATATGTATTAAAATAATTGGTTCCTATAGTTATTTTCATGTCAATTCTCTGGAATAATTAGTCTTGATATGTCTTAATGTTTCCTGAACTTCTTCTGGTGAAGCGTCTTTTATCTGTGCAGGATAATGTCCATGTAAATGTTGGTACAACTCGGCACCGTTATGGATATTACGTTTCCATTTAGCATCATCCTTAGTAATACTAGAATTTTCGATAGCTCCTTCAATTTCTTGAAGATATTCCGTACTGTCATAGATATCAGCAAAATTCCAGAATGGGGGATGTAATCCAGCTTTGATAATCCTGTAAGTATGTTCAACGTGTTCCCATGCGTTTTGGAATCGTTCATCAAAATAACCACAGTTTGTGATAACTCCCTTTAAGAAATATGAGAACATAGCTACTGTATGCTTGTATAAAGCAATTTGAACTCCATCACCATAATCGATAATACATCTTGGATTAATTGGGGAATGTTTATCCCACTTATCTCTACCAGCTAGATCGAGTTTAAGAATTTCAGGGTCTTGGACACGATTTAAAGGACTTCCCGGACCATAGTTCATATGCCAAATACCTGATTTACTTGCAGCTTTGATATATGTTTCAAAGACATCAGGACGCTTGATAAGCATATCATCTTCGATTAGGAATAGATGTTCGCAACCGTCTTGTTTTAAGTAGCGTAGGGCTTCGTTTTTTGAAACACCTACGCATTTATTTGTTGTATGTTGAATAACTTCTTTGATTTTTGATGGATATGCATCACTTGAATATGGTGTACCGTCATTAATAACGACTAGTGTACCAACTCCATCAGGGATAGTATTAATACATTGTTTGAAAAAATCCACTCTATTGTAGGTCACTACACCAATTCCGATTTTATTATTCATTAGTTGCTCTCAATCTTTACTTTAGTTAAAGCTGTGTTATAAATCTCATCCATTTCAGCAATTATCTTATCACGTAAATCTGGTTTATCAAGTAAATCTACATATTCTGGTATAAGAACAGGTATATCCATATCAACTGCTTCATAAACTTCTGGTGTCTCAATAGTGCTTCGTTCACTAAAATCACTACCTAAATCCATTGGTTTCAACGCATTAAGACTAGTTTGTAATTTTTCAAACATCTCATAATCTAATTTCTTATCGACAATAATTTTAATGAAATTACCCGGTATTCTGCACTTGATTTCTGGACGTTTTTCTTTATCCATTAAATCTGATAACTTAATCTTGTAATATTTTGGACTAACATTGTTCGGAAAGAAGTCAATATCATCAGTCTTGATGTCCATGATATAATAGCCTTTAGTATCGTCTACATCACTCCATCGTTGTGCATATGGACAACCTAAATATAGAATCTTACCGTTGGGGTATTTTCTTGCTTGTGGAGTGTGATAATGACCACTATAAACATTTGGTGCCTTTGATAGTAATAGATCAGAATCAACACCATGTTCACAAATCTTATTGTTATTGACTTTAAATGTATTAATTTCGAAGTGTCCAAATATTCCAGATAAATCGTTAGGTAGTGTGTTAATATCAACACCCCACGGTACAAAAGCGTATTTCTTACCTGACCATTCAGCTATCTCCAATTTGTCTACAACTGTGATATTTTTCCAACCTTTTAAGATACTAATACTATTCACATCTGCTTTATCATGAAAGAAACTGTCGTGATTACCAGTTATTAATACTACATTAAAATTGTACAATCCATCAGTAAAAGTCTTAAAGAAAGATTCGGCTACATGAAGGGTTTGCACACCTATATCTGAACGATCATTAAAAATATCACCTAATACAAAGATATCTTTAATACCTTTGGTAATAAGTTCATCACGTAACCATACAGCATAATCCAACATAATCTTATGCCATACCTCACTGTTAGTATGAATTCCAAGATGGATGTCAGAAATTAAAGCAATTTTTGGGTTGTAGATATTTATCATGTCCCTATAATATCAAAAGATTCGATAAAGTCAATCTTAGTCGCAAGTATCTACATGATCGTTAACTGTGATTCTTCTTCCACTAGTTAAAATATCATATTCACGCTCTTGATGTTCCTTTAAAAGTGTGTGTTCTTTTTGTTCACTTTTAATTCGACCAATAAATGCATTCCATACGATTGTAGTAAAATAATTGAATGCTTTACCACGTTTAACATCAAACTTCTTAGATTTAATAGTCTGAATTTCTTTAAGTAATCCATCCCCAATCATTTCATCTTTATAACTATAATTGATGAAATTTGGCATAAATGCTACACGATTCGCAATATTATACAGAATCATAGCCAATTCATCAGAGAATTTATCAGTATCATAGAAGTCCTGAATTAGTGTTTCAAATGTATCATTATCCACATAATACTTTTTCTTTTCTTCTTTAATTTTAATCTTTTTAATTTTTGAAATAACAGCAGCAGGAATTTCTTCAATTTCATCTGAATGGACTATTTCAGATTCTTCTAAATGTTCTGGATCATAAAGATGATAGTCTACATCTACAGAATTATCTACACAGACTTCTTTATCAAAATCCATAACTTTATTATGTCTCTTGGTTCCTGCTGATAATTTAAGCGTCTTTACTTTAAGTACTTTCTTTAATTTTGGTGATTTGGTAACTGATTTGGTCATTGTCATATACTTTAGTCCTTTGATCTAAATGTCTCATAGAGTAGAAAAGGTTATCGCATAAATCGAAAATAACTACCTTAATCTTACCCTCTAACTTACGGACTCCACGCCCGATACTCTGAATGTTTTTTACTTTGGCTTTTCCTGCCGAAGTGAACACAATATAATGCAAGTTTTTGATGTTTACACCTGTGCTGAATATTCTCGACATAGCAATACAAACAACGTTGTCTTGCTTCTCCATTAAAGCGGTTATCTTTGAACGTTCCTCATCTTCAACTTCTCCTTTAATATAATAAACCTCTTTATTAGGTAAATTTGATTTCAAAAATTCATATAGATAATCACCATGTTCAAGACGATCTATCAAAATTAATGTGTTCTTTGCAGTTTTATCGGCAATCTTTTTAATTACATTGTTTCTGAATACGTTATGATGAATATACTCCAATTCACGTTCATAATATTCCGTTGAAGTTTCATCTTCCTCACGCTCACTTATATGTGGTGGCTTGAAGTTTGGTGGACTCTTATGCTCTAATAATATAATACGTACATCTGTATCAGAAATGTGTTTATCAGCTACAAGTTGTTCACGTTTAGATTCATGGACAATAGGGCCAAAATGTCCAATAATACTCCATTGATCGATCTTCATTTCTGGTAACGTGCCAGTAAACCCGAAGCGATTACGTGTGTTTATGTACTTCAAAACGTTGGTGATTTCTCCGTCCTTTTTCCATGAATGGATTTCATCTGCAATAAGTAAATCAATCTCACCAAGGAAATTATGGATAACTTTATTCTCTGTAAGTTTCACTTCAAGTGACTCAAGTTTATCCTTCGCTTCACGCATTTGTAGTTGTAACTTCGATTTAGCGGCAGGTGATAGACTTTGATCTGTATCATAGGTTTTTTTCATAGTAAGAAAAATAATCTTCACCTTTTTCATCTCAAGTTCTACATTATCTATTTTACTGTAAAGAATATTTGGTCCACATATTACAATACTTTTACTACGATCTAATTCGTGTCCACCAGACCATCTTGAAATATTAATTGGATCAATACCGTATGATACCAATTCGTTGTAAATTTGGTCAATTAAATGTGTGAGTGTGATTAATAATACTCTGCTTTCTGGTTTGTGAGCCATTACAGTAGCAATAATAGTTCCTTGCATTAAAGTCTTACCTGCACCAGTAGGTTCAATAAGTAATCCATTTCCATTCTTCAATGCTTTAACTACACCTATACGCTGGAAATCATATAATTCCAAACTCAATTTTGTTAATGGTTCTTCTGCAAAGGGATATGCTGATAGATAACGAGCTTTAAATTGTTCAGAAAATATAATTCTGAATGGGGCATTTAAACTCTTTATGTAATTGATTATATCAACCAATAAACCTAATTCAAAACGTCCTGCTTCTGTAATAGCATACTTTCGTGATGGTATAAAACGTGCCTTTGATTTGTAAAGATTCTTCATCAAACTGGCCTTTGGGTCAGCCTCAGAAAAGAATTCACGTATCATATCGAGTGAATCACTCTTTATAATGCCTTTATCCCTTACTGAATCTAAATCTATTACTATGTGCATTTCTATATATTAACATACAAAAATAAGAAGTCAAGAATTATTTACTACATTGTCTCTTGTTTATTTAATTCAGTGAGATTTTTAATATCAAAAGTAATCTGTGACATGAGTTTTTCTACCTTTTCAAGATATTCGATAATATTACGCTGATCACGCATTTCTTTATCGACTTTAGTGATTAATTCATGTCTTTCAGCTTCTTTACTGGCAAGTAAATCGTTGATGGTTACTGGTGATTCGGATTTAATTTTCTTAATAAGATGTGAAATTGCTGTCTCTCGTGCTTCAATTAATTCTAATACATCTGCTTTATGATTCATTAAACGTGCAACCCATTTATGTTTAATTCCGGGTACCTTTAAAACCATATCCGACACATTTACTCTATCTAAATGTATGTCTTCATTTATCTCTGCTGTGTATTTTGCTAACGTTTCTTTAAGTGTACTCATATGTCATTCCTTACTACTTCAATTCTATCGACTTTACGAAAGTCTTCCACAAAATCTGCACCTACAATCAAAAGGATTTTACCATCATCAAGTTTATCCATGTGAAATAATACTTTGTTAAGTGGTTTGAGAATCTGTGTATATTTACCAATCTCGATCTCTTTTGGATCAGTACCATCATTAAAAACGATTTTTAAAGCCCTCATGGGAGTCTTTTTAGTGTTCATGTCTATAATTCCCATTCGATAAACGTTCTAATACAGAAAACATAGGTAAATAAATTTCATCATCTACACCAGCTTCTAACGTTATTCCGTACTCTTTAAGTGCTTCTTCAATGACTTCCATAGCTTTTAAAGAAATCGTAGTAACGTCTTCCATCCAAAAATCAGCATTTGTTTTACTCATTTGTTTATTCTCCTACTAAATAGTTTCATAGTATCACGAAAAGAGGATAAGTCAATGAAATTTTTAGACATTTTTAAAGCACATTTAAATGAAGTAGTAGACCTATTAGGCACTAAAACCTCAGATTTCGATCCTAAAATGATTAAAAAAGGTTCTAAAATAGAAAAAGAGCACACCGATGATCAGAAAAAAGCCGAAAAAATTGCAAAACAGCATACAGCCGAATTTCCGAAGAAGAAAGACTCTAAAATCGGTTCCGATTATTACAAAGAATTGGACAAAATGGAAGGCAAACTTAAAAGGGGTGTTAAGCAGAGTTTTAAAGATATGGTTGCTGAAATGGATGCAAAAGATTTAAAAGAAAACACAATGGCAGGTGGTGCTGGTAGTATGTTTGGCCCTAATGTTGTAACTACAGCTACACCATTTAGTGGTGATAATTACGCACCCGGTGATGCTCGTATGCCTAAGATTTTAGGATTTGGTTCGAAGGGTAAGGGTAAAAAGAAGAAACAGAAAACTCCTATGATTCGCAGAACGCTTGTGCGTGAGTCAAAAGAGTATAACAAATTTTTAACATCAACTCCTGAAAGTTATGGTAGTCAATATTTTACGCTTGATATTCCTGTTGGGGTAAATCCACCAAAAGTTGGTGAACGATTAATTTTAGATAATAAAAATGTTGTTGTATTTGCAGTAAGTTCACCAGATGATATTGCCAAAGGTAGAGGTGGTCCTGTTGCAAGAAGTATGGAAAAATATGGTATTGGTTATAAAGTAAAATGTCTACCAGAAGGTCATGAATATTTAAAACGTTTAAATGAAGCTCTCGTATCCAAAACTCCATTTTTAATCAGAAAAGATGGTATATCACTCAGAGATGGTTCATCTGATAGAGACTATCGTGGTTATGCTGTTTCTTGGGCATTTAATCCTTTACAAGCTATTGCAATTTATCGTAAGAAAATGTTAGCACAAGGTAAATCAAATTGGGGTAACTTTGATGCAGTAGAATTAACACCAGAAATTAAAGATAAAATTGATTCAAGATTTTCACACAGAACTAATCCTGCTCCATCGGTTGGTGGCCCTAAACCCGTTATTGATGGCACACCCGCAGGTACTGGTGGACAATTGACTTTAGGTATTTAATTCTAAATAATTGTCATGAAGATATGTGGTATATACAAAATAACAAATACAATCAATAATAAGTGTTATATTGGTCAGAGTATCGATTGTAGAAAACGTATTAATGCTCATAAACATTCGTTATATTATAATAAACATACTAATTCTTTTTTACAAAATGCATATAATTTAAATAAAGGTAAAATTAGATCATTAGAGGTATGCCATAAAAGATCAGAATTGCAACTAGGAAAGAAACGTGGACCATATGCCAAAAAAAATAAATAAAAAAATATCAATTTCAAAACTAAAAAAACACGCATGGAAATTATGGTCGTTAATAGGAAGACATAAAGGTTATTGCGAACTTTGTGGAATAAAATATAAAGAAATTAATATAAGGGGTAAACCTACCATATTAAATTCTCACCATGTTATAGGACGAGAAAATTATGCATTATCTTGGGATATTTTAAATTCTGTAAGTTTATGTTGTTATTGTCATAAATTTAGTGCCACTGGCGCACATAAGGGTGGTATTATTTTCTCAGATTGGTTCATGAAGAAATATCCTGAACGTTATGCTTACTTATTGCAAGTTTATAACACACCTGTCGAACTTACGATAGAATCTATGCAAATTTTGATCGAAAATCTAACAAAAACTCTAAATACTTTAAACGAAGCGAAGGAAATAATCGATGAAAAGTAACGAAAAATGTCTTTTATGTGGCAAAAGTGATGCAAGTAATCCAACACTCAATCTCAATGAGGCGTTTTTAACTGCATATGTTATGAAAAAATTGGCTGAACCATTTAAAAATACTGATGCATTCAAACTTGGCGTTATTGATGCAAATGGTAATTTAATTCACAAACCCGTAACACTTGAAGAAAAATTATCCTACACTTCAATCGATTCTTATATCACCAAAGTTAAGAAAATGCTTGGTTCTAAAACAGAACTTTTAAACCATAATATTTACCTTGAAAAGGCTACAGATGTTTCAAAACTTCCTATCGAATTATACGAAAAGGAATTAGCCTTCAAACATGAATTATCCATTATTGCTAAACATTTTAAACAGTGTTTACAAGAAGCTAATTCCCAACATCTTCCAACAGAACTCATCGAGAAAATAGTACTTGAATCTTTCATGTAAACTGCTATACTGTTAGCATGTTAAGTCAGAGTATTAAATTAATAGATTTTGATCATTTTTATCGTGAAAAAATCCATAACACAATTATGGATTCTATTTACGCATATAATCTATTCGAAAATGGTAAAATTAATTTACGCAATCGTGAAGCAAAACAACTTTTTACGAATTTTGTGATTTATTATTTAATTCAACATAAACCTGCTGATCCAACCATCAAAGAAGTATTTGTCGCATTTCCCGACATTTTGCGTGAGGATAACATATTCAATAATCCGAATATGTGCATATATGAATATGTGGATATCTCATGCCTTAGAAAATGTTTGAGGGGTGTACTCAAGTCCTTGTCTAGGTCGCACCCCGATCTAATATTCTTGGGCAAACGAGACACCTTCATGACGAATCCTGATCTTGTCGCACAAGTCTTTCATTCGATCCACCAGTTCAGACTATGAAATAAAGCCCTTAAAGCTTTATAAATACATAATAGCTTTAAGAATTAAAGCACAAAGCTTTATAAAGCTGTATAAATTTTTGTAAAGCTGTATAAAGCTTTATAAAGCTGTTATAAAGCTTTCCCAAAGAAGTAAGAAAGAAAGAGAATAAGAAAGTATAAAGAAAAAGAGAAAGAAAGAATGAAGAAAAGGTTTTCAATTTTCAAAGCTGAATAAACGCTGCGCTTTGCTCAGAGAATACCAAAGATATACTTTTGGAGTTGTAATTTAGCAGAACATTTGATAAATACTTTAAACACAGGAGAAATTTATGAGAAAATTTGACAGAGCTATTGAACAAAAAATGAAGATTTATGAAGCTGTAGGACAAGTATCAGCACCTAACGCACCTAAAACAGCAACGCAAATTGATCCCAAGACAGGTCAACCTGTAGTGGCACAATCAACACCGAATACCACCACTAGTGCTACAACTGGTGCTGGACAAGCTGCGGTATCACCAATTGCAGGATCACCAGCAACCACAGAAACTCAACCAAATTCCCCTACGACACCACAAATTGATCCAAAAACAGGTAGAGCAATAACACCAACTGTGCCAGTAACAGCACCTACAGCAGCATCTTCACCGGGTACATCTGGTGTTCCAAAACAAAATGTTGTTCCAACTGATGCAAAAACTGGTCAACCCGTTGTTGCAGATGGTATAACAGCCGAAAATCTTCCAAGTGTTATGGATAAAATTATGGGTGATACGACTATGCAGAAGACTTTTTCTGATTATCTTACAAAATTAAAAGCAAAAGCACCTGCCACACCTGCACCAACTGGCACAGTCGCACCAGCACCCACAACAGGAGTCTAAATGAGTAAATTTGACACATTAATCGAACAATTTAAGATGTTATTGGAAGCTGATTTACCTACAGTGAATCCAGCACCCGATATGGGAACTGCACCAGCAGCAACAGAAGCTCCTGCCGAAAATCCTGCACCAGAAGCTCCTGCACCTGAACCAGTTGAAAAAGAACCAACATCTCAAGCACGAGCAGCTTTAATTCAAACAGCCGTTTCTGCTTACATCGAACCTGAACCAAATTTGAGTAAAATGTTGATCACTAATGCAGATCAAATAAACATTCATAATGCAGATAAAGTTTTACAAGATATTCAGAAGCGTTTACCACCTACTGCCAACAGACATTTTAATAAAAACTTTGGTAAAGGTGGAAAAGGTGGTGTTGAAGTTGGTGAAAAGCTTGAATTGATTAAATTAGCTTGGAAAGCTATGTTTGATAAATCATCTGTCGAAGTAAATCCTGAAATTGCTTCAAAATATAAAGAAGTAACTGTTGACAATGCAGAAGATGCTTATAAAGATTTATCACTAGCATTAAGTTTAACATCTGAGGATTATACTTGATTAATCCACAAAGTATGATAAATTCTTGTAAAGGAAACAAATTATGAGAATAGGATTTTGTGGAGTAAAACAATCAGATCAGGCAGAATTTATTGATGCATTCAAGAAAGTTTGGCCTAGTTATAAAATCGATTTCGGTAGTTCTGTATTAACTTTCGGTGATCCTGACGATGTAGTAAAAGATCAACTAAAAGTTTTAAATGCCAGAATTGATAAAGCAATGGAGTATAATAAAACAAAGAATGTAGTGCATTTAAATACATCTTTGGATAGTTTGGTGGATATTTTCTGGAAAGCTTCGAAAGATGAAGCAGGATTTGATGATATTACGATCCAAAGAGCTATTATGTTGACAAAGCAGTGTATGTCATTTTATGATGTATTATTATATTTTCCACTCATGGCAAAAGGTGAGAATGATGCTAAAGTTGAACAAAAGGATGTAGAATGTGATAATTTCTACAGTGTTATCTTAGAATCGTATACAAAGGGACGAAGTTGGATATTTCCGTTCAATGAAGTCGGTGGTTCTTGTCCTATGATTGAGATTTTTGGTAGTATTCCAGAGAAGATAGAGCAAATTAAATTATATTTAACTCCTGATGGTGAAGCTTATTCTGAGAAAGATTCGCTTATTAGTGAAGCAATTCAATAAATAATTAAAATGGAGAATAACACATGAAATTTGATCAATTGTATAAAATTATGGTAAATGAGGCTTTAACAGCAGAACCAACCCCTGTTGAAGGTGGAGATATTGCAGATGAAGCAGAAGGTGCAGATGTAGATGTTGCTACAATCTTGTCAAGAAAGTACAGACCTAAAGACATGTTTGACGCACACGAAGTACTTGCATTGCAATCAGTGGATTTATCACATGATGAACGCAAGAATTATTCTAAGCTTTTGATTGGTATGGGACTTGTTGGACAGGTTAAGAACGGTCAAATTTCACCATCAGCAGCTTTTGATGAAGTTGAGAAGTTTTATGATCAGCATCAGTACGAGAAGAATCTTGCAAAAGAAGAGACTCCATCTGGAATGAAGGGTCATAGAGATGAAGAGGGTGGTGCTGGTGAAGGTAGACAACTTGGAAGTATGTCATCAGAAGAAGCCAAAGCCCTTGGTGTAAATCCTGAAATTGAAGAAGACCCATTTGCTGATCCTGAAAACTATGATTATGGTGATTAATGGATAAGTTCAACCAAAGCATCGAAAAGACCAAGAAATGCATAGAGCCATCAGTTTTATTAGAAGCTGATGGTACTCCTGCTGTATCTAATCCTCTTGATCTTTTGGGTAGTCTTGAAGCTTATTGGAGTAAAAAGGGTAGAGGTAATGATTGGATAGGATTTAAAAAGGCGGAAAAGTATAACGCTAGTAGTGTATTTTATTTGGTAGGTGGAAGTGAAAGTTTAGATGCATTAGGTAAGGGATATAAACTTAAAAATCGTGAAAATGCATTTAATAATGAGACAGGTTATTTACAGAAAAAGATTGAGTATGTACAAGATCACCTAGAACGTGCTATCATTAATCTAAATACAGCAAATTCTAAACGTCATAGAGCTAACATAGCGACTTATACTAAACGTAAGACTATACTCACACGTTTATTAGAATTATTAGAAAGTCAATTAGCAGCAATAAGTGAACCATTTGACGAAGATGGCACAATAAAAGGTAATCCAGCTATAACTGATACAACAACCTTTAATGCAGGATATACAACGTTACCATTATTAATATATAAAACTTTTGCTGGTGTTATACATCAACAAAATCAAAATTATGCAAAAATAAGTGACTTTGTTGATATGGAAATTAGATCAAGAGCAAAATATAGTATTAAAACTAAGTTAGGTGAACCTATTATTAATATGAGAACTGCCCAATTATCAATGATGGATTATATTAAACGACAAGAACAAGCAAATTCGAAATTACCTAAAATCATTTATATTACTAGAGCAAAAGCTTTAGAATATGATAAACAAGAAGAAAAAGGTGATACGCTTAGTAGAATGTGGAATAAAACTAAACAAGCTATTGGTGGTGATATTAAGACCTATACAAAAGGTCCGAATATGACATTGTAAGGTGTAAAATGAATACAGAAGATAAAATACAAAATAAATCAAATCCTGTTGAAATTCCACCAATTGGACCAGCAGATTTTGCTAAGGATGGAAAAGAGTTTGTAGATATATTTAATGAGATAGAAGGTGAATCAACTCATGATAAAGGAGTTGGATCGGACGAAGAGACACCTGATTTAAATGTACCTGCACCTGCACCAGTTGTTTCTACACCTGCATCGAAACCTGCACCAGCAGTAGAACAAACACCTAAAGTTGTAGCTCCACCTGTTGGAAAATCTTCATTAAGATTAGCTCAGACGCAACCACCACCAAAACCTGATAGAAGTGCGGAAATAGAACAAATTACTAGTTCACCAAGAGTTCAAAAAATAAGACGATCTAAATTGCAACCAAGAAAAAGTGGACAATTTATTAAGAAGAGTGATAGTCCAATAAATGCATCATTATATTTACCTTTCGATGATTATTACCGATATCTTAACGGTTAATAGATTCATTCAATCGTAATGTCGCATTTAAATCTGTATACGAATTATCAATAAAGAATTCAGGTTTAATTGAGTTGAGATTTACCTTGCAACATAATTCATTAATATCTTTGAAGGCTTTATAAGTTTTCGGCCAGATAAAAACACGTTCTTTTTGTTTAATAAGATTCTGGTACTTTTCAACTACATCTTCATTATCAAGTTGATTATCCAATATCCAAATCCTCTGAAAAGTTATATACTTACTTAATAAAGACTTCTGATGATCGGTAATAGTTAATCCTGCCATAGATACACCATTCTTACCAATAAACATACTATCAATCGGACCTTCTGTGATTAATAAGTACTCAAATTCTGGATCGATTTTATTCAACCCGAAAATAGTCTTGTCTGCATTAGCTTTGGAAAGATATTTTGCACGATTTGCGTCATTTTGAAAGATTGCTCGTGTTTGATAAAATCGTATTTTATTATCACTATCTTTAAAGGGTATACATATACGATTTTTATGAACATAATCCTTCAAACTGATGTACAATTCAGCAGTATTTGCACAAGTATCTAGTTTACGTTCATGAATGATTTTTAATGCTTCTTGAACTACATAACTATCACTGTAATACTTAACTTGAACTGGATCAGATAAATTAATTGAGTCTAGTGGTAATGTAGACATTTTTTTAGCGGGTGTGAACACTTCTTCGGCATCCTCTGAATAAAAGTGATCAAAGCCATTTGCTTCTTCAAGGATTTCTTTGTAATTCAATCCTGAGACTTGTTTAATCCAGTTTAGAGGATTCCATGACATGTTACAATTGAAGCAGTAAATTAAATCCTTATCAGGTAAGAACCAAAGTCTTTGTTTTTTACCCCAAGATTTACCTTCTCTGCAATGCCAACAACCACCATTTAAATCACCCTTTGCGAGTTTCTTAGGTTGTCCTGCGTAAATATTAAAATATTTCTCTACTAAATTGAAAGGCAATTGTTTCATCCCTAGTAGGATAACATATTTTATATTGAAGTCAATCGTTATACTTTAGTAGGAGCAGTTTTTGTAGCTTCTTTAGCTCTATCAGATTCTTGTTTAATAATAGCGTCATTTGCGCCACCACCAATAACCTGTGCTAATTTGCTCAAGTCTGCACGAATACCTGTAAGGATATTTGAACCTACTTTGATACCAAGTTGAGCTAATGAACCAGTAGTAATATCATTATGGATGGCAACAACACGTTCCAAGATGGAATTCAATTCTTGTGCATAACCATCAGCAATACCACGGAGTTCTTCAACGTTTGAGTTGACATTATCAGCACCAACAGCCACATTAGACACTTCTTGTCCTAATTTTGCTCTATCAGCAGGGTTTTCAATGGAAGCATCAAGCGCAGCCGCATCATTCATAGGTGCGGGAACAGCTTCGTTAATCAATGTTTTGCTAAAGTATTTTTCAAATTTTGTTGCCATAAGTGTACTCCTGTGTAAATCTTTATAAGTATTTATCATTTAGACTTGCAATTCAAGCAAAATATGTTAAATTATTAAACATGAAGAGAAATGATTACATTAGTTGGGACGAATTGTTTATGGGCATAGCGGAGTTGGCATCAAAACGTTCCAAAGACCCCTCTACAAGGCATGGTAGCTGTATTGTAAGGGATAATAAAGTACTTTCCATCGGATACAATGGATTACCAAAAGGATTTGATGATGATGGATTTCATGTTATTTATAATACAGATAAAATGCTTCCAAGTTTAATGCCTAAAGAAGGATTAGTATTCGATTATTGGTCTAAAGAAAATAAATACCCATATGCCGTACATAGTGAAGAAAATGCTATTGTAAATGCCAAACAAGATTTAACAGGTTCAACTTTATACCTATTTTCAGAAAAGGGTTATTACCCATGCTCCACATGCGCTAGAATGATTGCACAAAGTGATATCTTTGAAGTAGTGATGAAAACCGCTATTAAAGAGTCAACAAAAGAATACAATTGGGATCATACCTTACACATTTTTGATCGAGCAGGGGTAATTATACGTATTTTGGAGCAAACATGATTATACCAAATAGTCCTAAGTTGTTAGATAACGACTTTTTCAATAAGAAGTTCGCTAATAAATATCACTCTGATAGACATACTTTACGAATTGGTAATATAGTATCATTTATTTCACCTGTTAAAATGATTATAAATGAAAAGGTTTGTGAAAGTACCCAATCATTAAACTTCTGTTTAGAGATACCCGAATCAACTAATTACGCTGGTGTGGCAATTCAACAACTATTTATCACCAATGTAGGTAACATACTTTCCAAGAAGGTGTATACAGATTCACCAATGGAAATTATGAACACGGATATCATTGTGAAAAAGGAACATTCACATGGTGGCATCAATCAATTAGATGGTGTCGTATCAATGAATTATATCAAGAATCTTAACGGAACCATCCTAATTTATCTTGGATTATATAATGATGCAGGAGAATCTGCAATTCCAAGAGCTTTTTCCTTGCATTTAGAACAGGAATTATGCTATAAGTTTATGGATGAGGTAAATGGGATGTTTTACAACCTAGTGAATAACCTCTTTATAAATACAACAAAGATGTAATATGACTATTTTCAACATACTTGATGATATCTTCCGAAATAAAACCGGAGAACTTATAAATAATAATGAGTTCAATGACGCTTTACAAAGTCCTTATATGTTACAACGTTGGGTTAGCATGAATTCAACTCAAAATGCTTTACTTGTATCCGAAACCACTAATAAACTTTGTAAAGGACTTTCGGATGATAAGGAAATGTGGTACAAACTCTACTTAACATTGGTTGATAAGAGTAAATCATATAAGAAGATTCGTTATTTGAAACGAGATAAGAAAGTTGTTAATGAGGATAGAGATAAGATGATTGCAGAGTTAGCAAGACGATACGAAATATCTAAGAAAGAAGCTGAAAATAGAATGAAACAAATTGAGTCGATGAATCAGGGAGAAACATAACATGCCTAGTTGGGATAAATGGGTTAATAGCGACGATAAGAAGTCGTTTAAGAAAAAGATCAATAAAAATGTCTTTTGTAAGAAAAACCGACAATCAAATGGGCAGTATGGTAAACATATCTACGAACAAGGCTCCAAAACATGTAAATTATGTAATCATTATCGAAAGAGTGTTGACAATGCATTTAATAATGATAGTATAGACACAAAGGAATAACAATATGAGCAATAAAATAGATAAGAATACCATAAAGAATGGAAGATTGATTAAAGTTTGGAATACAGAGAAACCAAAATTCACAAACGCCAACGAAACATATATAGCAATTTGGGTTGAAGATGCAAACGGTAAAAATGAACGATGTTTATTATTTACCGAATCCGCTATCAAAATTGCAGAAGCCAGAGCTTCTAAAAATCAAGAGGATTTAACCAAGAAAAATTTGATAGTTAACTTTTTAGATTAAGGAATAACAATATGAGCGAAAAAGAATACAGAGAAGCAGTTGAAGATAGAGTCGGTGGTTATGCACCACTTGATTTAGAAGCG